GTCGAGCAGTTGACAGCAAAGGCTGGACTCAACGAGACTGGATTGATGCAGTCAAAAGAAAATTCCCCAACAGCAAAATTGTTCAATCTAAAATGATTGATGGGCCTGTTCAAGTTACCCTGCCCAATGGTAAAAAATTGTATTGGGAGCCAACGGCACAACCTGTAGCGGAAGGTGGCAATCCTGAATACGATGACGAAGCAGGCATGGCAAAGAGTAACTTACGCACCATGGCTCGAGCTGTCAACGGCTTGCTAGACACCATTGGTGACAACGAAAACTTACCAGAGTGGGCACAAGAAAAAATCGCCAAAGCAGAAATGATGACCACTGGTGTTTGGGACTATTTACTAAGCCAGGAAGAACAAGGCATTGATCCCAAAGTTGATGAAGCCAGTCTGGCGGCCATGCGCGACTACTTTAGTCGACCAGATGGTAACACAGTGGCAGTTGATACAGAATACGGAGCTCCTGAGCGTAAACAGCGAGCCAATGTACCGCCAGAGATTCAAACATTAATCGATAAAATGTATCGTGTGGGTAAAATTACACCACAAGAATTTGACATACTAAAACGCTTTCAAACCAAGACTGGCATGAAAGTAGGCATAAAGGAAAAAGATATGGGCACAGGTAATCAAGGATACAACAATATGCTGGCTGTAATGAAAGCAGTTGATGCCGGCCAAGATGCAACATTTGATCTAGGTGGCGAACCCATCACCCTTGAATATACAGAAGCTCGCTTCTTGGCAGGCAAATACAAGGCTTTCTTGAAAGCTGGCCGTCAAGCAGAATTTTTGCAGTACATGAGCAGTCCTGTGGCATTTGATCGTCTAATGCTACAGTTGCGTGATCTAATTGACAAACAAAAGAACTTCAAAGGTAGTGTACCTGGTGAACGCGGTGTTGAGGAAGACGCAAGAACTTTTGCACCATTGAGTAAAGATCAATATTTGGCTCAAAAGAAGGCACTACAGGATATACAACTTGATCCGCAAACAGCAAAAGATCCCGAACTTAGAAAAGAATTAATGAGAAGGACTGGCGCATTGCGAAAGCAAGCAATGGCATCTGGACTTATTAGAGTAGAAGAAGACGCTCCTGCCATGGCTAAGATGGCAGGTGGGCTTGGCCTAGGACTTGTGGCGGCCGCTGGTGCGCCGGCCATTGTGGGCATCCTGGGTCCTTTACTTGGTATTCCATTGGCCGCATACGGTGCCTACAACGCGGCCAAAATGGGCATGGCAGGCGTTGAAAAACTATGGGACATGGCCACAGACAAACTGGGCAGTTCCGACAAAGTTGAACAATATGCCACAGCTCAGATTGCCAAGTTGCCACCAGAAAAGGCACAGGCCGCCACTGCTGTTGTTAAACAAGTGTCTGAAAGTAGAAAGACTGTGGAAAGCACCGGTCCAGCAAAAATGATTAGTCGTATTGGAAAAGACATGGACGAAAGTGCTCCACCAAACTTTCCAATTGATATAGAAAAGAAGCTGTTGGCACAATATAAAAATGATACCAGTAGGGCTTATGCCACAATGTGGAACATGCACAACAAACAAAAGCCCAAGACCGAAAGCCTGAAAGCATTGCCAGCAGTGAATGAAAATGAATACTGGTGTGGAAATAGCAGAATGGCCAAACCAATCCCAACAGGATACAAGAAGTTATCCAATGGGTACCTAACAAGGAAATAATATGGAAATCACAGTAGAAATTCTACAGGCTTGTTTACCACAGGCCAAGACAGCAAGGCTAGAAATGTTTTGCGAAGGCTTCAATGAAACTTTTGAACACTTTGACATTAGCAATCCAGAGCGTATGGCCATGTTTCTTGCACAGACTGCACATGAAAGCGGAAACTTTAATGCAGTAGAAGAAAACTTAAACTATGCCGCCAAAGCATTAATGACATTTTGGCCAAAAAGGTTTCAGGGTGTGGCAGATCAGTATGCCCGTAAGCCAGAAATGATTGCCAATCGTGCCTATTGTGACCGTATGGGCAATGGCAACGAAGCTTCTGGAGAAGGCTACCTGTATCGCGGACGCGGCATTATTCAATTGACCGGCAAAGAAAATTATACCAAATGCGGTGATGCACTAGGCTTAGACTTGGTCAATGACCCTGATCAAGTGGCGCAGAATCCAGCGGCTATTCTTTCAGCAGGTTGGTACTGGGACACTAGAAAACTAAATGCTGTCAGCGACACAGGTGATGTGGAGCGAGCAACCAAGTTGATCAACGGTGGCACAATTGGCCTCAAAGACAGAAGCGAACACTTCCATCATATATTACATGTTCTGCAATCAATCTAATAGATAAATAAACTTAACACGGCCCAAGTCACTGCGGAGTAGCTCTCCTGGCACACTTGGGTTTTTCTTTGACTATAAGTATCGCATGGACAGTATTATATTATACGGCGATAAGATTGAAAGAAACATAGATGGAAACAATCTGTTTGCACAATGGCATGGTTATCTAGAGCAGGATATTTGGAACCTAGATGATGATACAGAACACTTCACTCGGCATCCATTAATTGGTGCGGGCGTATTCAAATACTTTAATCATCCAATAGAAATTCGACCCTTGGACCAGTTTGTGCCGGGTCAACGGGGTGCAATATTCATTGGCTTGCTGGGTGGATGGAATGTCAACAAGTTAAAATACATCAAGCATTGGCTCACTCATCCAACACGCATAGCGGCCTGGAATGATCCTGCTTGTCAAATAGTAATTGATTATAGCCTAGAAGGATTTACTGAAGAAGTATTTCCAGAGCTATGGCAGTGGATAGAAGACAATGACCTACACAACAGAATTCTTTATGTCAGCAGTAGCTACAATGTAGAGCAGTTGTACTGGCAATGGTGTGATAAAGTTGGAGTCCGTACAAATATGCAAACAAGTTGGTATGGATTTTTCATCAACTGGATCAACAGAGACCGAGAATTTTCAGCTGTCAAGTCAAAACTACAACAGGCAACCTGGCAACAGGGCAATACTAGATACATGTGTCTTAATCGTCGGCCGCATGTGCATAGAATATTGTTGCTGACTCTGCTTGAACGATTTAATTTAATTGAACATGGCGGAGTAAGCATGCCACGCAACTTTGAAGATGAAGTTGATGGATTTGACAAACATGCATTTGATATTCCATACCAATGGCAGTGGCTCAAGGATGCACTCAATGGAAGCATTGATAATTTAGATGCTGATTTTGATCGCATGTATGCTCGCTTGCCATTGATTGCAGACACTGATAACTTTAAAAAGAATCATGCGTTGGACATCAATGAAGAATACTACACACAGTTTCCCATCAACATTGTGAGCGAAACATTCTTTTTCAGCGAGTCAGTGTTTGCCAGTGAAAAAGTTTGGAAGCCCATGCTGATTGGACAAATATTTCTTGCCATGGCACCTGCATTTTATCTTCAAAGTCTAAGAGCCATCGGATTCCGAACTTTTAGTCCCTGGATCAATGAAGAATACGATACAATTACAGACCATGTCGAACGGGCAATTGAACTGATGCGTGTGCTAAAGTCCTTGATCAAACTTGGCGATGCTGAATTTGCACAACTGTTGGTCCGCTGTGAACCCGCCATACAGCACAATAGACAAATTCTTATGGACACCGAACGAATCAACAAACTAATTGGATCACAGGTAATCCCAGCAATTGAATCCTACTGGGCTATGGCCTAAACTAAATATCTAAACATTAAATACTGCTTAAATGAAAAAAACCGAATTTGCCAAACGAATGATTCACATCAAAAGTGAATTGGACAAAGTAAGCCCAACCTATTGCGTGGCCAAGTGGCAACAGGTTACAATTCACTTGGCCACGGGACAAACACATTCGTGTCATCATCCACAGACTCATCGAGTTCCATTGGCTGAAGTGGCTGTTAACCCAAGCGCATTGCATAACACATGGTACAAAAAAACTCTACGCAAAGAAATGTTAGACGGCATTCGCCCAGGCGAATGTGATTACTGCTGGCGGGCCGAGGATGCACCCGGAGACCACTACAGTGATCGCATTAAAAAATCCGCTGACGAAAGCTGGGCCACTCCATTCTTAGAGTCCAGCGCACAGATGCCCTGGGACGCAGATGTACAGCCAAGTTATGTTGAAGTAAGTTTTAGCAATGCTTGTAATTTTGGTTGCGGGTACTGTAGTCCGGAAATCAGCAGTACCTTGATGGAAACTGCCAAGCGTCATGGTCCAATCATGCTGACCAAAACATCTGATCATGACATCAATTGGCTACGAGATGCCAACCGTATGCCTATTCCCAATAAAGATGTGAATCCTTATGTAGAGGCCTGGTGGAAATGGTGGCCCACACTATATCCCAATCTTCGCACATTTCGTATCACAGGCGGCGAGCCGTTGCTGAGCAAAGAAACATTTAGAACACTGGATTGGATCATTGAAAATCCCAATCCCAATTTGGATCTGGCCATCAACACTAACCTGGGTGCTGATCAAAAGGTGTTGGACAAGTTCTTTGACAAGTGTAAACTGATCAAAGATGGCAATATGGTCAAGCGTCTACAAATTTTTACCAGCTGTGACACATGGGGTGATCAAGCAGAGTACATTCGTCAAGGACTAGACTATCAAAAATGGTACTACAACCTATGGAACTTGACTCTACGATATCCAACGCTGGACATCACCATCATGTGTACCTTTAATATTTTAAGCATACCCAAATTTAAATTGTTCTTGAATGATATTTTAAGTATTCGTCGTAGTGCAACTGCCATCGACAAGCCCAATGGCATTCGAGGAGTTAATCTGGACTTTCCTTATCTCAGGCACCCTAGATATCTAAGTGCATTGATTGCAGATGATGATCTGACTGGACAGTTGATCAATACACTTGCTTGGGCAAAAAATAACATTGCCAAGTTTGATGAGTTTGAATTTCACGATGGTTTTTATCCACATGAAATAGATAACCTGCAACGACTTGTCAATATTATTGAAGCAGAGAATCCAAATCAAGCTGAAAATATTACTGCCAGGCATGACTTCTATTTGTTTGTGACGCAATTTGATGCTAGAAATAATTTAAACTTCTTAAAGACATTTCCAGAGTTTACTGCATTTTACAACAGGTGTCGAGAAGAGTATGAAGCCAGTAAGTTGGCCAAAGAACTTGCCATTGTTGACACAGATGCTGTAGTAATTCCGTAACATGATACAGTTTGCTTTTCAAAATTGGAATAATGAATATGAATGGTGGACTCCTAATACTGTTCCTGCTGACTTTATAATCAACGGGGAGAAAAAATTACCAGTGACCCATGGCACTCAATGGTTCACGACTGAAGAAGTATTTGGTGATCTCAGAGATAGACTCGAAGCCTTCAATTACCCGGCAAACAAAGATGATTTTCTATACAGCTTCAATGGTAATGTACGCTATTCACACTTGCCAACGGTGATTGGAGAAAAGTATATCTTTCCGATCATGATCAGAGACACTGATTATTTTAATAATCATAAAGACATTGGATTTGATCTCATTCACGATCAAGTGTTTGCTGATGTAAAGATGGGCAGGGCCAAGATTGTATTGATATTTCCCCTAGAAGGAACCAGTGCCAGCTTATCGTTTGAAAATGACTATAAGATTTTAAATGAATGGTGCATCAAACATAAACTTACCAAAGACCAGGTATATTACATACACGGTAATTTCAAAGGCAAAGAATTGACTGCCGGTTATAATTTCACAACAATGACTGTTAACACCTTTGTGTGCTGGGTGCCTGTGCTCCTGGATCAACCAATTGAATATCAGCCCAGTGACAAATTCTTTTTAAGTTACAATCGTAGACCAAGACCACATCGAACATTATTGATGTGTGAGTTGATTAAAAGGAATCTTGTTGATAAGGGTTTGATCAGTTACTGGGGCGACAATCTAAAAAACAGCGTGAGCAGAGTTGTCAAATACGGACGGCCAGATTTGGAAGCACAGGCATTAAAATTAGACCAGTTGATTCCGCTTGAAATTGACAAAAATTTAGGTGAGTTCAATCCTGCATGGGATTTGATTGTTGAGCATTATCAACAGACATTTTTGTCCATAGTACCCGAAACATTATTTGATGCAGGAACAATTTTCTTCAGTGAAAAAACTTGGAAAACAATTGCCGCAGGCCATCCTTTTATTATAATTTCCAGTCCAGGCATGTTGAAAGAATTGCGTCGACAGGGCTACTATACATTTGGATCATTCTGGGACGAAAGCTATGATTGTGTACAGGATCTAAATCAGCGAATCCGAATGGCTCTAAATGAAGTTGTGCGTATATCCCGTTTGTCACCAGAAGAACTGCTGTACATGCGAGAAAAAATAAAACCAATTTTACAACATAACCAACAGTTGTTTAATCAGCGGCACTTGACTTTATGTAAACCTCATCCAGACAAACAGTTATATCAGCTTGTTTTAGGAATTTGGAATTCATTTTAATAAATACAGTTATAATTTTTAAGGACTGAGATGAAAGTAGCAATGATTGGCTGTGGTAAATTAGGTTTACCATGTGCAGAAGTAATGGCAAAACACTATGATGTTGTTGGATACGATGTGGTAAAAGATCCAGAAGCCCAAATTACATTATTAGATACTATTGCAGAAGCAGTAGCAGGACGAGATTTAATCTTTGTAGCAGTACCTACTCCGCATGATCCAGCCTATGGTGGCAGTTCACCAATTACAGATTTGCCTCCAAAGAACTTTGACTACAGCATTGTACAACAAGTGTTGGGTGAGATTAATCCGCATGTGACTCGAGATCAATTGGTAGTTCTTATCAGTACAGTTTTACCAGGCACAGTACGACAGCATTTACAACCGTTGATTACCAATGCCCGTTTCATCTACAACCCTTATTTGATTGCCATGGGCTCGGTTAAGTGGGACATGGTCAATCCTGAGTGCTTGATCATTGGCACAGAAGATGGCACTCGCACAGGTGATGCTGGCTTACTAATTGACTTTTACAAACCCATCATGGAAAATACGCCGCAGATCAATGTGGGCACATGGGATGAAGCAGAAGCCATTAAGATTTTCTATAACACATTTATCAGCGCCAAGATTGGGCTAGTCAACATGATTCAAGATGTTGCAGAAGCCAATGGCAACATCAATGTTGATGTTGTCACTGATGCACTCAAGGCCGCTACACAAAGAATCACTGGTCCAAAATATTTGACTGCTGGTATGGGCGATGCTGGTGCTTGCCATCCCCGAGATAACATTGCCTTGCGCTGGCTGGCAGAAGAATACGACCTTGGATACGATTTGTTTCATGCCTTTATGGGCAGTAGAGATATGCAGGCCAAGAAGATGGCTGATAGGTTGGTTAAATTGGCAGAAGAACATGACATTCCTGTGATCATTCATGGTCGTGCATACAAGCCCTATGTTCCTTACACCATTGGAAGCTATAGTGAATTGGTTGGTTACTATGTTGAACGACACAATGTTCAGTTGTATTATGCTGATCCACTGACCGGAGATGTTATTTTTGGGTCGCCTAAGGCAGTTGTGCTGATGGCACACAATGCTGGCATTACCTATTCTGGTACTGGTGTAGAGATCACAAAAGACAGTTTCTACTTTGACATTGCGCCAGGCAGTGTCATTGTTGACCCATGGCGCACATTGCCAGACATGCCAGGCATGACTGTTATTCACTACGGTAATCCTAGAAAATTATAAATCTTTAACTAGGTTTTGTATAATTTCGTCTACTGGTAGGATGCCAGTGATATGATTCACTCCTGTGCCTGCAAATATATGACCAGACTCTGGGCTTTTTATGCCGGCCATTAATCCTTTGGTATTATTATAAGTGTCGTTTGAGGTTGACGAAAATACCAATGCATTTTGTTCGGCGCCACCACCTAACTTTGTAATACTGTCAGCGGTTGCTTGTACCATTTTTAATTTGGTCTCATGTGAAACACGACTTTCTATTGATGCGGCAAATAGTGTGCCAATGCCAACGGCCAATGCGCCACTGTCTATGAACGATTTGACTTGTGCGCTTGTGCCAATTCCGCCAGAAACAATGATTGGAAGATCAACAAATTTATTGCGAATCTTTTCAAATAATATTTCTAAGTTAGTGGTACCTCGGCCAGCACCGTCATTGCCCTTTAGTATAACGCCGTCAATGTTGTCTATTACATCTTCTAGTGTTAACACCTTGACAAATATCAATACTCCATTGCTACGAATTTCGTCAATTGCCAGAGTGAGTTGCTCGTTGCGAAATTGAGAGAATGGTGTCTCACCTGGCGAATCTGGTATTAGTTCAATTAGTCCGACTTGTTCTTCTACAATTACTTTTTGAAATCGTTTATCTATTAATTCAGTAACACTGATACTTAAAAGAACATTGCAATCGCCAATGGCTGATTTATATCTGACTAGCGCGGCCCTTAATAGATCATCATTGATGTAGTCAGCTGATGTGAAGTAGTTAAAAACAGAAAGGCTTGGAATTGCGCCAGCTTTCCTAACAGCAATGGCAAGATTAACATCACTAACTTTGTTCATTGCCATGGCAATTATTGGGTACTTTGACCCTAATAGGTTTTGGCTTGTCATGCAATTACTTAACCATTAAATATCCGTAGATGACCCCTAACTTAATTTTACCGCATCAGAGCAAAGATAAATTTGGATTCTATCAGGTAGGCGATTTCAAAACCTACAGTAAGGTAGAAGCAATTGAGCTGGCCAATAAGACCGGTAACAAAGTACATTGGAATTTTAATGATGCCGAATTTACAAATTTTGATTGGACCATTGAGCCACCTGTTTCTTTGAAACAATTGTATCAAGCCCGTGCTAGGCAAATCAGAGAACGCTACGACTACATTGTGCTTTGGTGGTCGGGTGGCGCAGATAGTTACACCATGCTTCGTGCATTTGTTGATGAAGGACTATTTGTAGATGAACTTGCCACATTCCATAATATGGGCGGAGATGGTTCATGGGACACATATCTCAACAGTGAAGTAAAACAGGTGGCCATTCCTGTGGCAGAAAGGATACTAGAGTCTAGTCCTAATACAAAGTTTCGGTTGGTTGATCAGTTGGACTATCAAGCAGACTTGTTTGACAAAGACGATAACAAATTTGATTTTATCTATAAAGCAAATGCTGTGTTTAGTCCAAACCAGCAAGCTCGTAGATACATTAGAGAAAAAGAAAAAGACTACTTAGACTTGTTTGCTCAAGGAAAGCGGGTATGCTTTGTATGGGGCATGGACAAGCCAAGGGTGACCAATATCAACGGAAAATTTGCCATTCAATTTGTCGACATTGTCGATAACTCAGTTAATCCATTGACACAAACTCTAGACCGTGCATGGGAAAACGATGAATTCTTTTTCTGGAGTCCAGATGCCAGAGAATTACTAAGCAAACAAGGACATATCATCAAGCGGTACTTGAACAACATACCAGACATTGATTTAAACAGCAGGTGGCTTAGTAAGAAAAGCAATGCGCTCGGACATGTTAAAAAGAATGGAATCACCTGGTATCTTACCAATGATGGACTACATCGATTGGTGTATCCTGATTGGAATCCCGATACCTACACCAGTGGCAAGCATGATTTTTTATTAATGTGGAGTCCCAGGGATGAATGGTTCCTTAAGGACACTAACGCAGAACATACGCAAGTGTACAAGGCCGGCTTAGAAAAGCTTGCAGAGATAGTTGGTTCTAATTGGACCAAGATTGGTGGTATCACTAGGGGACTAACCAATTGTCAAAGCTTACCCTTATTTTTGGAATAACATGGAAAATATATTTGCACTTAAAACAAATTATGCACAAGATGCACAACAGATTATGGATTGGTTTCCAGTCGTAGTCAATGATTTAAAATCATCAAAATTAGGAGTGGCTAGAAATCAATCTGTATTAAGACACATTAGGCAAACTCCAGGATTGATTGATACTATAGATTTTATGAATGACATATATGACAAACTTGAATTGTCAGTGGCCTATGTTGCATTATGTTGTATTAAACCATCAATAGTAACTGTTCCGATTCACGCCCGAGCCCGAGGAGAAAATTATGATCCAACTAAAGATAAGCAGTTTGATGAATCAGTACCTAGCAGAAAGTGTAGATTACATATACCAGTGACCGCACATAATAATTTACAAGTGCAGTGGATAGATCCAACAGAAAATATCACAGATGAAAACTTTTTTAAGGGACCGTTTAAAACCATTGGCAGTGAAGTTGTTCCTGACTCTACTTATCTAATCGCACCCGGTCCTTACAGATATATCAATACAGAAAACACAGAGCATATATACTATGTTGAGGTTGGATTTGAAAACAATCCAGACTTTGAAACAATAAAAGGAAAATTTAATTCTTTATGAAAATAGTATTGGTAACAGGTGGATTTGATCCTATTCACAGCGGACACATTGCTTATTTTAAAGAAGCAAGAACCCTGGGCGATATGTTGATTGTTGGTCTCAACAGTGATGAATGGCTTGAACGCAAAAAGGGCCAAGCATTCATGCCCTGGAATGAACGATTATGTATTATCAACAATTTGAGCATGGTGGATGAAGTTTATACATTTAATGACCGTGATGATTCTGCTAGACACTTTATCCAACAAGCAAGAGCACATTATCCCAATGCTGAACTGATATTTGCCAACGGTGGCGATAGGACCAAAGATAATATTCCAGAAATGGATGTACAAGATAGCAATATTAAATTTGTATTTGGTATAGGTGGCAATAATAAAAAGAACAGCAGTAGTTGGATACTAGAAGAATGGAAAAGTCCAAAAACACAACGGCCTTGGGGCTACTATCGTGTATTATATGAAGATGATGCCATGTTTCATACCAAGGTCAAAGAGCTGACTGTGATGCCAAACCAAAGTCTAAGTATGCAACGCCATAGGTTTAGAAAAGAGTTTTGGCATGTGGTACAAGGCATGTGTGACGTGACTGCCCGTATGGCATCTGGTTATCAAATGCCTTCTAGGACGCTGAGAGTACACGACCGAATAGACATACTAGACAATGAATGGCATCAACTTAGCAATCCATATTCAATGCCATGTAAAGTTATAGAGATACAGTATGGATCAAGTTGTGTTGAAGATGATATTGAACGACAATAAACTTGACTTGTAGGCACAAATATTGTATACTCGTACTGTAGATTACAACTCACAGGAGAAATAAATGAGCTTTACCCCAGAACAAATTGCCAAACTTACCAAAGTGATCCAAGAAGGTGTCCAAGTCAAACGAGAAATTGATGACCTCAGTGTTGGATTAAAAGAAACTGTTGCGGCCATTGCAGAAGAAATGGAAATTAAACCAGCTGTCCTGACCAAAGCAATTACCAAAGCTTTCAAGGGAGACTTTGATAAAGACCAATCAGACCTTGAAGCAGTAGAAGAAATTCTAATTGTAACTAAAAACAAACAGTAATGAAGAAATTGCTTGCTAGTGTAGGTGACTACATTAGGGAGGACTGGCGGGAAAATCCCTTACGATGTGTGCTGGAAATTTTTGCTTGGTTTTTGAGTATTGGTTGTGCTTTTACAATGATGCTTACAGTACCCACTCCTCCGTTTTTAATTCTGTATCCCTTGTTCATTTTACAATGTGCCATCTTTGCATGGGCTAGTAAAACTAGAGGAAGCACTGGCATGCTGGCCAACTATGTTTTGTTGGTCACTATTGATACTATAGCACTAATTAGAATGTGGATGTGATGCAAGTACGAAAAATTGACAAGCGATACTCGGGCTATCCATATTTCAAGTACTTTGTCGAGTTGAGTCAAAGCAATGAAATTAACTTTCATAATGTTCGAGCATGGTGCTGGAGCACATGGGGTGCAAGTAAGGGCTTTAAAGATTGGGAGTGGCATCACTTGCACCCTCATATTCAATATGATGTATGTCAAAATTCCAACTGGTGCTGGGTTGACGATCAGTTTCGTAATCGTATCTTGTTCAAAGAAAAAGAAGATGTGGCTCTTTTTAAATTGTATCACGGTTCATAATGAAACAACAAATATCAGTTCATCACTGGCGGTTTGATGATGGCTGGCATGACATTCCCAGCGTGTTATTAAAGCCTGGAATGGATCCTCGCGAGTTTCGAGAGGAAATCATCGGATGGCATTGTTGGGTGTACTGCAACGACCACCGCGAGTTCACTGAGTGGATGGAGACACATTGTCCTACTGCTGATTGTACACCTCGATTTAATTCAGGTGATCCAATGGTCACTGTAAACATCACCAGCAAAGATGAGGCGGCATACTTTATGTTAAACTTCAATGTATTTTAACAGCCTGTACATTGGCGATGTTGACCTTGATGCATTGCTAAATTGGTTATGTGAAAACATCAGCGGATTGGTAATGACCACCCGCAATGACAATTCTTACTACAATATGTATCATGGCGATGACGACAAATGGATTATGGAAACCAGTGATGTAAGTGATGTAAGAGGTAGCTCTTGGGACGAAATGACACAATTGAGATTTAAAAATAAAGAAGATTTATTTTTGTGTAAGTTAACTTGGGGCGGCGCGGTTGCTGAACAGATATAAATCTGTTACAATGTTAACTGTTTACTGGAGAAAAAATGAACTACTGGGGTTACCACCTAATTTTAGATTGCGGTCGATGCAATCTGGATCAAATGAAAGACTTTGACAATGTTGATACATGGATTCGACAGCTGGTCAAAGACATTGACATGGAGCCAATTGGTGAGCCTAGGATCGAATACACCGCTGGCAAATTTCCAGACAAGGCTGGATTTACTGTGGTTCAAGTCATTGTCACCAGTAGTATTGTTGCCCACTTTGTAGATAATCTACAACATATCTACCTTGATGTTTTTAGTTGCAAAGAGTTTGATCCAGCCATTGTCGAAGCCAGCATAAAGAAACACTTTGGTGTTGGTTCAATAAGAAAATACTTTTTAACAAGACAAGCAGATTAATGGAAGACAGCTGGGCCGTTGATATACGAAGCCAACGGAGATTGGGCGAGTTAATAATATATGAGTGCTTTCCTTACAATCAGCCCAGGGATTCCTACCCACCATTTCCAGGATTTGAATGCCTTAAAATTTGGCTCAATCTGCATTGTCCAAGTGCCGCATACGAAGTAACATATAAAAATGGCCGTTCGGCCCTGGAAGTAACATTCAATGATCCGGAGGAAGCAATGCTTTTTAGATTGCGGTGTACATGATAGTTAAAACTGCGATCCAACAACAATGGAATATTGTGTTTCCTAATTCTGGTCCAGGTTATACTGTTTTGTCGCCGGTTGACAGACTAGACAAAAAGTGGTATACTGTACATGTGAACAAGGATATTGCCGCTTGGACCAGAACACAATCTCAGGACCAATGGTATGAACATCCTTATGAACAACCTACTCGCTACAATTTTCATGAGCCGTCATCTGCAAAATTTGATATACATTGTGAATTGTTAGCAATTTTAAAACTGACATGGGGCTGATATGAACATTGTGGTACATTCTAAGAGTGCGGGCAAACAGGCCTTGGTTAACGCAACTGCACATCTTTATAAACAAGAACTTAAAATCTCCAACAGCAAGTATACAGTAGAGATCCAGTTTAAGAAAGGATTGGCTTCTAATAAAAGCATGAAAGGTAGCGTATGTGAAATTGCTCCAAAGCACTTACTAATGCTACTAGATTCCAATTTAAAAGGTGATCTACTGTTTGAGACTCTGGCACATGAAATGGTTCATGTAAAGCAATTTGCCAAAGGCCAGTATAAGGCAGTCCGTACAAAACGATTCTGGATGGGAAGTCATGTTAAGGCCAAGTATTATGACCAGCCTTGGGAGCGAGAGGCAATGGCAAAAGAAAAGTTGCTGGCCAGTAAAATTTATGCTATAATTGCAAAATGAGTTACCAAGAATTTAGCTGGCGCAATGCCAAACATGATTCAATGATTATTGAAATCATGCACCACGGACATGTAGTAATGCATTTCTTCCTAGGAGAAGGCATGGAAGGTGCAGGGCGCCAACGAGTAATGGCGCATGTAAGAGAATGCGACAGCAGTACTTGGCTCAAAGAATGGCGTGAACATGCACAAGACGAAATGTTACAAAAGTTAGGAGATTAAATGGCAACTAAAAAAGTTTTAAGAAGGCCTCCAATTAAACGGCCTATACCACCATGGTTGCGTAGCAGGACGCCCACTGATTATGATCCAGTGACTTGTCTACCAATTGGTACGCCTCCTCCGCGACCGCCAAAGAAACCAAAAGTAGAAAAAGTAATTACTGAGCCAACAGAACTACACAAAGATATTGTGGGCAGGGCGTTGCAAGTTGGGCAGTATGTTTTAGCAGTAGACAACAATCGTATCATGGTATGTAGAGTTCACCATCTAACACCCAGGCGTGTGGCTGTTGTTCCTGCGTTAGAACACAAGAGAAGCTTTGCATCTCCAAAGAAGAAAATTTATAATAAGGAATGTTTTAATGTGTGTCTGATTCCTGAAGAGGAATGGTTCATGTTCAAGCTGGGCGGAGAAACTTAATGGGTAGCCTGGCAGAATATTTTGCTGAGCATAGGCCAAAACCCAAGTATCAATTTGGTGACCGGGTCGAAGGTGTATACAAGGGCATACCTTTTGTGGGTACTGCATATGGAGACAACATGCGTAGTGAACTGGATGGTCCCATGGTCAGTATACATTTAGACTTGCCCATGAAGTTAGACAATGAGTATGTCAATTATATCCGCGTCAAGTACAAAGAAATTAAAGGATTACGCAAATGACTGATGAAATTAAAAAACAAGAGGTAATGGATGCGCTACATGAATCTGGCAAATCGTTTGCCAAAGCGGCCAAAGAATACCAAGACATGTGTCAAACTTACTATTCAGGTCTAGAACCTGAGGAACAGTTGATGGCATTTTGTGCCATCATTGAAAAACTATGTCAAGGTGAATTAGATGAGCGTCGAAGTTACCGAGGTGTCTTGTACGGCACCTTTGGTTGGGGACCAGAAGCCTATGCCGCCGCGCAAGGTGCCGGCTACTTGGGATTGCACAACGCCATCTACCGATTTGAAGACTTAGAGCATGTGATGACCAGTACTCTCAAAGAGCTTGAGATCACTGTTGATCCAGAAAAGCTAACTGAAGCACTGGCCAAACACTTCTATTAAAGTAAAATACATACTACATGTTCATTGACGCATATCACGATAAGAAAAAAGAAATCATCCATGTTGTAGAACGAGTGGATGGCAAGAGGGTGCTCAAAGAGTATCCAGCAAAATATGTATTGTACTATCCTGACAACAAAGGCAAGTTCATCGACATTGCTGGCAACAGAGTCAGCCGGGTATTGTTGAGCAACGCCACAGCCTTTGATAAAGAACGGCGCATCCATAGCAACAAAAAGTTATGCGAGAGCGACTACCGGCCATTGAATCGATGCCTCGAAGAAATTTATGGTGGGCAAGAAGCACCCAAACTTCATGTTGCATTTTTTGACATTGAGGTTGCATACGATAAGGTCAAGGGCTTTGCTGATCCTAGTGATCCTTTCAATAACATTACAGCAATTACAGTACACCTAGGATGGTTGAACAGGACTGTCACATTGGTTCTTAAACCAGATACAATGCCACAGCCGCAGGCCGAGGACATTGTTAAACGATTTGATGATACAATCTTGTGTTCCAATGAAAAAGAAATGTTAGAAATGTTTCTTGACTTGATTGATGATGCAGATGTAATGTCAGGTTGGAACAGTGAAGGATTTGATATTCCTTACACTACAAATCGTATCAGTCGTGTGCTGAGCAAAGAACAAACACGCAAGTTTTGTTTGTGGGACCAGTTCCCTAAGAAGCGTGAGTTTGAAAAGTATGGCCGTACATTAGAAACTTACGATCCAATTGGTCGTGTTCACCTGGACTATCTCGAACTGTATCGCAAGTACAACTATCACGAGATGCATACCTATCGCCTGGATGCCATTGGTGAGTATGAGATTGGTGAAAAGAAAATTCCATATGAAGGTTCGTTGGATCAGTTATACAACAATGATTTTGAAAAGTTCATTGCGTACAACAGACAAGACGTCATCTTGCTTAAAAAATTGGATGCCAAGTTACAATTTATTGAACTTACAAATCTTATTAGTCATGCAAATACTGTTGGACTTCGTGCAACATTGGGTGCAGTGGCAGTTACCGACCAAGCAGTTATCAACGAGGCACATGGTCTAGGTATGGTGGTTCCAGATCGCCCAAGACGCAGTGAAGATGCCAAGGACAATGCCGCGGCAGGTGCGTATGTTGCTGTGCCTAAAGCAGGTATGCATGAGTGGATTGGAAGCATGGACATCAACAGTCTATATCCAAGTCTGATTCGTGCTCTTAACATGAGCCCAGAAACCATTGTTGGCCAAGTTAGACAGACCCGCACACTTGCCGGCATTGATGACAGCATTGCTTCTGGTAAGGGCATTGCAGACTTTTGGGATGGCAAATTTGCTTGCCATGAGTATGAAAGTGTGATGGCAAGAGACATTGGACAAACTGAAACAGTTGATTGGGCCGATGGTACCAGTACACAAATGAGTTCTGCACAAGTGTACGATCATGTATTCCTTAGTGGACAACCTTTAATTATCAGCGGCAATGGTACAATCTTTAACTATACCAACAAAGGTATCATACCCGGACTACTAGAGCGTTGGTATGCCGAGCGTAAAGAATTACAAAAGAAACTCAAAGAAGCAACAACTCCAGAAGAGGTTGAGTTTTGGGACAAGCGGCAGTTGGTTAAGAAAATTAACTTGAACTCTGCATATGGTGCGTTGTTGAATGCAGGTAGTAGGTTCTTTGATCAACGACTAGGACAAAGCACTACCTTATGTGGTAGGCTTGTTGCCAGACACATGGCAGGCAGTGTCAACGACAGTTTGACTGGCGAACATGATCACACAGGTAAAGCAATTATCTATGGTGATACTGACTCTGTTTACTTCAGTGCATATCCCATCTTCAAAGAACAAATTGAGAATGGTCAATTTGAATGGACCAAAGAAAAGATCATTGAACTGTATGATGCAATAAGCGAACAGGTAAATGATACCTTCCCGGCATTTATGAATACTGCATTTAATTGTCCGCAGGCACAGGGTGAGATTATCAAAGCAGGTCGAGAACTGGTTGCCAGCAAAGGCATCTATATGACTAAGAAGCGTTATGCTGTTCTTATCTTTGACAAGGAAGGCAAGCGCAAAGATACAAATGGATCACTAGGCGAGCTCAAGGCCATGGGTCTGGACATGAAGCGAGCAGACACTCCAGAGTTTATGCAACGGTTCTTGGAAGAAGCATTGACTATGACCCTGGAAGGTAAAACTGAGTATGAGGTCATGGCCCGTGTCAAACAGTTCCGCGAGGAGTTTAAGAGCCGACCAGGTTGGGAAAAGGGCACACCCAAGCGGGTGAACAATCTAACTAAACATACTGCTGTTTACGAAAAGACTGGCAAGTGTGGAGTTGGACATGCCATGGCCGCCATCAACTGGAATAGATTCAAGCAGGCGCACAGTGACAACCGAAGTATGGAAATAACGGATGGTCAAAAAGCCATCGTTTGTAAGTTGAGATCCAACAACTACAACATAACATCTATTGCTTATCCAATTGACGAATTGAATCTTCCAGATTGGTTTAAGCTATTACCATTTGATCATACTGCAATGGAAGAAACCATCATTGACAGTAAGATTGAAAACTTGCTAGGTGTATTACATTGGGACTTGAACCAAAGTAAGGACCGAGGCTTCATCGATGACTTGTTTTCTTAAAACGGTGAACAAGCATTTGACTTTAGATCTAAATCTAACTACAATAGTAACATTAACGGAGAAACATGACAATGCTAAAAGACATTACGCTTGATGTAGCAAAAAACATCGCAGGGCTAGGAATCTTTGAAGAGATCCTAGTTGAACAAGAACCGAACAGTACAAAATTTACTGCGTATCCGGAAGATTCATTGCTGACTGTGCTTGCCAACAGCAAGGACAAGGTCACAGAGTTTCCTGAGGCATGTGGTATGCTTAACTTGGGCTTCTTTGTTGGCTTGACAAACTTATACAAAGATCCAGATGTTACAAAAAAGTGTAATGTCACAGTTGGATCAAACAACAAAGGTGATGTTGATCGTTTGGCATTCAACAATGCAGATGGCAACAATGACGAATATCGTTTGACGCCGACCAACCTGATGAAGACCAAAAGTCGCAGTTTTAAAGGCACAACTTGGGAAGTAGTTGTTAGTCCTCAAGCAAATAAAATCAGTGAGCTGAGCCAGCGTGGTACATTGTATGCCACCATTGACCCAAATTTAACTGCAAGCACAGAGAATGGCAAGTTGGTTTTTAGCTTTGGTGGAAGTGCTGGCGGTGGTCATGCAGGTAAGTTTGTATTTGCTGACACTACGCAAACCTTGAAGCGTCCAGTATCCTTGTCAATTCAGGCTTTGTTGACTGCATTTAAAATGTGTAGCCAAGGCACACCCGTGTTGAGCATCAGTGAGCGAGCTACCAAGGTTGAATTTAACAGTGGCTTAATTGCTTACGAATACATTACTCCAACACAGAAGTAAGAATATGCCAAGTAAAAAATCTAAAGTTGACTTGTGGGCCAAGAATGAAGACTATGCAGTTTTCTTGCCCAGTATCTCATCTTTTTACAATACCATTATTAGCAAAGAACGAAACGAGCCAGGCGTTAGTGTAAAAGCTGACCGTGTTCCAAAAGAATTTGAAAATGGTATTGAAGGTATGAACTTCCTTAACAAGGAACAAGCATACTTTTACTATCCTTATGCACTATATTCTGCGGGTCATGCACAGCTGGATCTCAAGAAGACTGACAAAGAAGAAGCAATGGTTCAGCAGAGAGATCGCAAGAATACTTTTATTCTAGGCGACTCTGGTGGATTCCAAATTGCAAAAGGTGTCATCAAGTTTGACTGGGAAAACTTTATGGAGAAGCCAGGTGATGTTGGCTATAAAGGTTCTGCAGATAAAACTCGTGGCGCAATTTTAAATTGGTTAGAACACACAGCCGATTATTCAATGGTGTTGGATATTCCAACCTGGGCGGCACGACCACCACTGAACGAACGCACTGGTTTAAAGTCATTCCAACAATGTTTGGATGGCACACTTTACAACAATGCATGGTTCTTGGCCAATCGACAAAACAAAACAAAATTTCTAAATGTGTTACAAGGTAGTAACAATGAAGAAGCAGACATTTGGTATGACAATGTCAAACACTTCCCATTTGAAGGTTGGGCAATGGGTGGTAACAACATGCAAGACGCACACTTGGTTCTGCGTAGGCTGATTCAAATGCGTGATGAGGGCATGTTGGCACCGGGCAAGGATGTCATTCACTTCTTGGGCACAAGTCGGTTAGAATGGACAATTTTCTTAACTGCAATTCAACGAGCATTGCGAGAACATGTCAATCCAAACATGTTAGTAACATATGATTGTGCAAGTCCATTTGTTTCTGTGGCATACGGACTAAGCTATACACAGCATGTGCATAGCAATGATCGCTTTACCTATGTGATGGAAAAGGCTGTGGATAACCGAGACCTAAGTGGATCTAAAATTCCATGGCCTTGGAGCAGTCCAATTGGTGAACGCCTGACCATGGGCGATGTGTGCTATTACAAGCCAGGACAAGAAAATAAAAATGGCAAGGTATCTAGAACAAGTTGGGACACATTCAGTTATAGTCTTATCATGGGCCATAATGTTTATCAACACATTGAAAGCGTACAACGAGCCAACACACTTGCTGACATTGCACACAAGTTGAATCGTCCAGATCCAGCGGAATGGCGCAAAGGTCGGCAAAGAAGTCAGGAAGGACAGGTTGACTTATGGGTACCTCGTAATGTATTATACATAATGGAACTAGTAGATCAAGTGTTTAGAGTTGAGAACCCATATGAATTGTTGGAACAAAGTTCTGCATTGCTAAGTGAGTTTTCTGGACGCAAGACTCGTAAGAGTGGTGCAGAAGCTGTGCATGATATTTTCACCACTGGTGATGGTACCAGTGCAAATGAAATGGCAGAAGGTGGAGAGTTCGATGATATGAACGATCCTAAATTAACTGAACTTGAACAATCATTGAAGGATGAATGATGGCTATTGATCGTATTGCCCAAGACTTCTTTACTGGCATTGAGGTAGAACATAGTCCTGCCCTTGGAATGAATACGCTATTTGTAGTTGGTATCCATCCTGGTGAGGAAATTGTAAAACTTGCCAAAGAGAAAAAGATTGGTCACATTTACATTGGTGCTAATATGAGTCTGCACCATGTGGAAAATGACAATTATGATGTTTGGCGATCAATTGACGACATGATTAATAAGGTGCTTGAGGACCAGAGCATTAACTATATCACAGTTGATATACAGCTGAGTCAAGTTGAGGGATTTTTAGAAAGCATGGCCAGTGATGAACATCGTGTCATTCCAATGATTTCGGCCAAACTGCCATACACTAGATTGCTTAACTACAATACAACCGTTAAAATCGACGATAAAGGTTTTAACAAAACGAATCCTGGAGTGTGGTGTGTTCCTTTAAGTGACTTAACTAATAGGAAATATTTTACTCCGTGGATAGCCTACCAAGGCGATAGCCCTGTCAATTAAATTTAAGGAAAATAAAATGAACGACGAAGTCAAGGTTGGTAATTTTACCAAACCAATTAAGCGACCAGTTCCAAAGACTGCTGGTGCGCCTGTTAGAGAAGAAGCGCCTGAAACATCTGTAAGCGGAGATACTGGGATTGCTGATCTTAACAAAAAAATGGACAAGCTTTTAGAATTTGCTCAGGCAATTGACTGGAAGTTGTGGGTCTACTTAAAAGCAAATAATTACATTGAGTAAAGGAATAACATGTCACAAGACATGATTTGGGTTACCTTTCGCAAGGAAGGCATTCATAGGTATCCGGCGTGCCTTACGGATCCTAAGTTGGCAACAGGTGACGAGTATGATGTTTCTTTTTTAGGACATCCTCATCGACACATGTTCCACTTTAAAGTGTATCTCGAAGTCTTTCACGATGATAGAGATGTTGAGTTTATTCAGTTCAAGCGTTGGTTGGAGAATTTATATAACCAAGGAACACTTGAGTTGAATCACAAGTCCTGCGAAATGATGGCAGATGACCTATATGGTCAAATCTCATCAAAGTACACAGATCGTAAAATTTGGATTGAAATTTCGGAGGATGGCGAAAATGGATGCCTCAAACAATACTCTTGACAATCGCGTTCGTTTTGAACGCAAAGATCGCGGAAACTATAATCCGCAGTACCAAGCTCGCCGAGCTGGACTTAACATCAACCACATCAAGTTTGACTTGCTAAAAATTAGCGAGTTATATGACGGTGTGTTGACCGCAGAGCTAGGGCACTTGCCGCTGGCGTTCTACAATCAGTATCTTACTGATTTGTGCCATGCTGGTATGATCTATGGTTATGCCATAGACTTGCCAGAAATGCGTAGGCATGAGCCAACAGGTGATCGCAGTTTCACCTACACTATCAATGTGCAAAGTGCCGCTGATCGTGCAAACAAGGCACTTAAAATCCATGTGGGATTTTATAAAAGTGCATGGGTAGTTGAAACTGTGCATACCGAAGATGGTATGTGCTGTATGCCTAATCGTTTAGATCGCGATGAGGCAGTAAATGCGTAAGCTCTTTTATATGGGCTTGGAGCCCTATGAAGGAAGATACACCCTTCAACTCCAGCAATGGAATGAAGCGGTGTTCAAACGCCGTGGCATTGACTATGTGTTGGTGCCCGGCAGTACCATTGACAATACCAAAGCAATCAGTGTAGGCCAAGTGTTAGACGCACATGGTCGCAGTTACTTTGGCATGAGCCAGATGATGAATCTGGTGCAACTGATGCGCCGAGGAGATGTCACAAGTGAAGATGTCATCTACTTTGAAGACATGTTTCAACCTGGCATTGAAAGCTTGCCTTACATTCTAGATCAAGTGCCTGCCAACTTGCGGCCACGCATCTATGTTCGTTGTCTAGCACAGGCCATCGACCCTGATGACTTTGTGCATGTATGGGGCATGAGCAAGTGGATGAGCACATATGAACAAATGGTCAATTGTTTTGTCACAGGTGTACTTGCCACCAACGAAGAGATGGTAGCCCATATGCGTATTGCCAACTGGACTGCTCCTATCTACAACATCTCAGGATTGGCATTTGGCAAAGAAGAAGTTCTTGGTCGTGTCAATAACAAACTAAAATCTTGGCCAGAGCGAGCAATGCGTGTAGTATTTGCCGCAAGGTTTGACCAAGAGAAGCAACCAGACTTCTTTATGGATCTTATCGAGAAGTGGCATGTTGAACAGCCTGACAATCCTGTTGAGTTTGCAGTATTAAGTGGTGGACCATTGCGTAGCAATAATTCTAAGTATATTGATAGAGCCAATGCGTTGGAAGCCAAGGGCATGCTAAAGATTTACAAGGATCTTGGTAAAAATGATTATTACAATATTGTTAACGATAGTCGTGTGCTGTTTAATTGTGCTTTACAAGACTGGGTATCTAACACAGTCTCAGAAGCTGACACTCTTGGCTGTAATGTTTTGTATCCTGCTTATCGTAGCTTTCCAGAAACTTTCGCCAATGATCATACCAGACTATATGTTCCTTGGTCGTTAGATGATGCCATGCAAAAACTTCGTATACAATTATCCGGAGCTCATATTCGTCAAGGCAAGATTAGTGATTGGAACAATGGCACTATTGACCGTGTGCTAGATATCATGCAAGGCACGGGCGAACAATGGAATCGAGCCGGTAACAGATATCGTGACCATATTGCAGAGGCAAAATACTAATGGAAAAATGGGTAGCTATAACAGGGTGTAATGGTTACATTGGTGGCCAAACTGTTTTAAAATTCAAAGACGCTGGCTATAATGTCATTGGTGCAGATCGTAACAATACTGCGCCTTGGATTACTGAAAAAGTTGATCGTTATGTCAACGGCGACTTTAACAATCCAATGTTCATTGGTCTGATTACAGAAAATAATCCTGTTGCACTGATACACATTGCTGGAACCAGTCTAGTGGGGCCAAGCATACAAGATCCAGCACCCTACTATTTAAACAATGTCGGTGGTACTGCCAACTTGTTAGGAACACTGGCTCGCAATGGTTGGAACAAGACTGTGGTCTTCTCAGGCAGTGCCGCTGTGTATGGAAACCCTGGTACCAGTTCTATATCAGAAGAAACGCCACCACTTCCAATCAGTCCATACGGACACAGTAAACTTATGGCAGAGCAAGTGTTAAGAGACTGTGCCGCGGGCTATGGATTCAAAACTATATCGTTACGATACTTCAATGCTTGCGGCGCAGACAACAAGGTTAGACATGGCCAATTGAAAAAGGCAACGCATTTAATTGCCAGGATCATGGAAAGTATTGTCAACCAAGATGTGTTTACTTTAAACGGCACTAACTACGCTACGCCCGATGGTACTTGTGTTCGAGATTATTTGCATGTTGAAGATATTGCCAATGCTCATTACCTGTCAACCTTGTTTGCCGAATCCATGACAGTGCCCAGCGTTGAGTTTAATCTAGGAACTGGTAAAGGCGTTAGCATTAGAGAAATTATTTCTAGTGTTGAACGCATTACTGGAAAAACTGTTTTGGTACATACTGGCGGTGCAAGAGCCGGCGATCCTGAAGTACTAGTTGCAAGTGCTAGGAAAATTAAAAAGCAAATGGGTTGGACGCCAGAGCATAGCAAGATTGATAATATTGTGCGTAGTGCATGGGATTGGTATAACTCTGTAGAGTTTAAGAGTCGCGCATGAAAGTAGGTTTTACTTGCAGTACATTTGATTTGCTACATGCTGGCCATGTGTCCATGTTACAAGAAGCAAAGACCAAGTGCGATTATTTAATTTGTGGATTACAAAACGATCCAACGCTGGATCGTGCCACAAAGAATAAACCTGTGCAGACCATTGTAGAACGACAGATGCAACTCAAAGGCAGTCGCTATGTTGACGAAGTATGGGTTTACAATACAGAAAAAGATCTAGAAGACCTGTTGCTGACCTTGCCAATCAATGTTCGCATCTTGGGTGTTGAGTATGAAGGCAAAGAGTTTACTGGTCGCGAAATCTGCCACAAGCGAAATATTGATTTATACTTCAACGGCAGAGACCATAGCTTCTCATCCAGCAGCCTTCGTAAACGAGTATACGAAGCACAAATACAAAAGGAACAACAATGAAAATCAACGAATTAGAAAATGGCATCAATGATGCGTGGTTCAAGCAAGGTAGCTTTGATACATTTAAAAAGCCTGCACAAGAAAAATATGAAGTTGCACAACAAGCAGGAACTGTACAGACTCTTGAAGGTCCTGTACAGTATGAAGCAGGACATTATATCATGACTGGTCCAAAAGGCGAACAGTATCCCATCACTGCTGAAAAGTTTAACACCCTCAAAGATGACCAAGGTAATGGTATTGCTACTCCCAAGAAGATTCCCAAGATTGCTAAACTTGCTGACCATGATGGTGTTATCCATACGTCATGGGGCGATCTAAATTATACCACAGGCAATGACTATATAGTTCGACATGGTACTGGTGACTATGGTGCAGTAAAGAAAGATATCTTTGCTCAAACATACGACACTAGTCGTGTGGTATGAAAAAGACAATCAAACAATACATTGTTGATCGTCAGAGAAAAATGGCCACTTTAGGTAACTTCAACTACATGCGACTGCTAAGAGAAGACTACCCAAATATGCCCATCATAGAGTCTACAAAAGCAATCATTCAAAAAATTAAAAAAGAATCTAATTAAATGGAAATTACAATCTACAGCAAACAGCCTTGCCCCTATTGCGACATGGCAAAAAATTGGTTTAAGAGTAAGAATCTTACATACACTGAACACAAAGTTGGCGCCAATGGATTCACTCGTGAAATGCTACTGGAAGCAGTACCCTTTGCCAGAACAGTTCCGCAAATCATCATTGATGGCAAGTTAATCGGTGGCTGGGATGACTTGCGTAACAGTGAGTTCTATGCCAACGCAAACCAAGGATAAAGTTTATTCGGCCAAGACTGCCAGCCATGTGTTTATACTAAAAAACATTAGGCGGTGGTTAATTGATAATTGCAAGAACAGATGGTCTGCTACAGATTACAAAGGTGATCCATTTAATTGGCGCAAGTTGGCAAAAATTGAGTCAGCCAAGTATTCAAATGAAATGTTTGATATTACAATCATGGTACATTTTAAGAAGCCCGAAGATCTAATGCTTTATCTTTTAACTTGGCCAAGCGAGGTCTTGCTCATTGACTAACTATCTGTTATAATACAACACAACCTAAAGAAAATTAAATATGACCGAACCTGTAACATTTGATAACATAGACGATAAAGGCTACCAAGAAGCCAATCTGGCAGATGTAATCCGATTCAAGATGAAGCGAGAAGGCAAACGCTTTTGGGCTGGCGATAACATTAGCGAATATGTAACTGACGAACATAAAGAAATATTAATCAACGAAGCCGCGGAAGCATTTGAAACGGTTCTAGATCGATTGCTTATTGATCGTGAAACGGATCCTAATAGTAAAGGCACAGCCAAGCGATTGGCAAAAATGTATTTTAACGAAGTGATGTCAGGACGATATGAAACAGCACCGGACGCAACAGCATTTCCAAATGATTCGGCAGACCGTTACGAAGGCATGCTTGTGGTTCGAAGTGAGTTACGGTCCATGTGCTCTCATCATCACCAGCCTGTATCTGGGGTTGCCTACATCGGTATCATTGCCGCTAATAAACTCATTGGTCTTTCTAAATATACTCGTATCGCACAATGGTGTGCTCGTCGAGGAACACTACAAGAAGAACTCTGTAACGACATTGCCAGAGAAATACAAAAAGCCACAGATGCCAAAGACATAGGTGTTTACATTCAAGCCACACACGGATGCTGTGAGAATCGTGGTATTATGGCACACTCCAGTCTAACACAAACCACAGTACTCAAAGGCGCATTTAACACAGATCAAAGTACAAAAAAAGAATTCTTTGACAATATTAAAATGCAACAAGAATTTGCTCCACGGTGAACTATGGACAATGACTCAAAAAACAAATTGAAAGATGTGCTGTCTACTATAGATCCTGTTGAGTTCAAATGGGACGAGACTAATACCACTGCACAGGATGTTTCTACCATTACTCTTTCTGGAGACCTGTATGATATTGGTATGGACACCATGGGCAGTATTGACCTAACCAATATTGGACTCAGCAACGGCATTACAATTACTGGTAGTGGAAGTGCTGGAAATATTATGAACGGAACATATACTATAGGATCACTGACCAGTGCTTCACTTTCAGCAGGCGATACCGTATATGGTAAGACTACAATCAAAACAGCCAAGAACGAAATTGATATCGACGAGCTGGCCAATATGATGGAAGTATTGAAGAAGCGGTTGCTGATCATAGCACCTAACTTTGAAATGCATGAAAAATATCCCATGCTCAAGGAAATGTACAACGAGTACAAAGCAATGGAAAAACTATTAGGCGGCCCGGATTCGTCGGAAGAAAAATAATGTTAAAAAAATGTTCATTGTCCTGGGGCGATATAGAGTATCTGGCCCATACTATTGTTCGTGATATCAATGTAAGTGGTTGGCGACCAGATCTTATCATTGGCATTGATCGTGGTGGATTAATTCTCAGTAACATGCTCAGTCAGTACCTGGAGATTCCACATGCCACAGTTAAAGTATCGCTTAGAGATTTTAAAGATACCGAGTCGTTGCTATGGGCACCAGAAGAAGTGTTGGCTGGGAAGAAAATATTACTGGTAGATGATATAAATGATTCAGGTGCAACTCAAGCATGGCTGATGGAAGATTGGGCCAGTTCTGTAGTTGGCGTTGAGCCAGATTTCATTGACAAGCATTGGCATAAATCAGTTCGTTTGGCCGTTTTGGTTGACAATGAGGCTAGCGACCAGTATACTGACTATTGTGGTATGAGTGTTAACAAAGTTGAAAAAGATGTATGGATCGACTTCCCGTGGGAGTCTTGGTGGACAAGGAGCACATATGAAAGTGGGATTTAGCCTGGGCCGTTGTATTCGTGACATTGTTACAGATGTTGTTGATATCAACGATGTTGTAGTTATTGTATCTGGCACACGATTTGAAACACAGGAACAACTAGTTCCAATTGTAAATGAATATATGTATCGCACTGGATACTTAGAAGGATTAGACGAGACAGCGTGTCAGGGTGTGGCCAGTGTGCTGTTCCGAGAAGGGAAGATACACCAACCTCGTAACTTTGGCACATATAGAAATATGATGCCAGAAAATGCTGTATGGGCTGATTTGTTTCCTACCGGCGGACATGAAGATCCAATGGTACAGGAAGCTTGGCAGGCATATAGAGGTATGTTGGGGTTAACTGGTAACAGACCCAACAACAAAGAACGCATAGAACAGAATTGGAAGATATAAAATGACTTATGTCGTGACTGAAAGTTGTGTTAAATGCAAGTATACTGATTGTGTTGAAGTATGCCCTGTTGATTGTTTTAAAGAAGGGCCAAACTTTCTTGTTATAGATCCTGACGAATGCATTGACTGCGGAGTTTGTATCCCCGAATGCCCGGTGGATGCTATTGTTGCAGATCGAGACATGACAGAAGAACAAAAACCCTGGCTACCAATCAACATTGAACTTAGCAAAATTTGGCCTGTTATTACTAAAAGTAAGGCACCGCTTGATACTGCTGAAGAATTTAAAAATGTCAAGAATAAAAAAGATTTGTTAGAGCGATGAAATTAGAAACACTTGCTTCTTTGATCAGACTGTATGATTGTCCGCGACTCAATGAAAAATACAAAAGTATTATTTCATTGCCATTGGCATTGCCAAAACTAGAGTTAGACAATGCTGATGAATTTTGGAAGATTTGGGATTCACAGAACGAAGCAGTACGTCGGCAACATATTGACCGTGGAGCAGATGGCGTCGACGGTGCGTCAATGGATTACCAACAATGGAATGGCATTGCAATGTATGAGATGCCATCAGTGTTGAAAGATGCGGCATGGCTGACAACAGTATCTAAAGAATTGGCAGATTCTCAACCAACTTACCTTAAATCAATTTTAGGAATATTACCGTTTACAAAAGTTAGATCCATTCGATTATGGAGCAACCATAAAGTTATTCCAGCACACTATGATGGAAATCTCCCATCGAGCATAGATGGTAAAATGCGATTTCCAACTGAGATCCGTTTGATGTTGCATGATGAAAATCCAATCGAAACATTTTACTTGACACCAGCAAATAAATATCCACCTCACTCAGACATTCCACTGCATGATCGATACTATGTAAAACTACCAAGTGATACCAATACATTTGCATGGAACAATGAAGATTACTTACATGGCGCAGACTTTAATCCCAAGTATAAAAAAATACTTGTTGTGATTAAAGGATGGGTTCACTTGGGACGATTAGAAGAGTTGCTAGATGCCAGCTTAGAAAAATATCCAGATTTTATATTAAGAGAAAAAAATGACTAAAGTTATCATACAAGGCCAAGGTACAGTTGGCCAATCAACCGAAATGTTTTTGAGAGCATTTGTTCCTGAGATTGAGATCGAATTCAATGATCCAGGCAAGGATCTTGTTGCTGATCCTGGTAGTTGGGCAGTGGCCGACTATGTCATTGTCTGTGTCAATACAGATTTAAATGATTCGGAAATATTACCCGAGAATGATACGTCATGCGTTGATGCGGCAATCAACGAAGCATTGCAAAATGAATTCAAAGGAAAGATTATTGTAAGAAGTACCATTGGTGTTGAGTCTGCTGTGAAATTAGAAAAACAGTTGGGGCAAAATTTAATTATTTGGCCGGAGTACATTCGTGAGGCCACTTGGAAAGAAGATAGTGTTAATCCAAGAGTGGTTGTCATTGGTGGTGAGGCCACAGAAGAATTTGCAAATGTGATTGGCCTGTATAAAGGAACGCTGTTGATAACTGATGCAGTTGAAGCAATGATTGCCAAGTTAAGCACAAATACATTCTTGGCAATGAAAGTGATCTTTGCCAATCAAGTAAGACAACTGTGCGAGAAAAATGCGGCTTCATATGAGATAGTGCAACGGTTACTGCAATCAGAGGGTCGACTAGGATCAAGTCATTGGCAAAGTCCTGGTCCTGATGGACAAGCCGGATATGGCGGCAAATGCTTCCCCAAAGATGTCAGGACCTTTGAAGCGGCCTTGGTCAAGTCTGGAATCCATATTGACTTGATCCGTGCCATTAGTGATATCAATAGAGAAATGCGACCCAATGGCACATAAGGACTGGGAATCAATTAAAAAAGCATTGCGGTCCATGGCCGATATTGAAAAACATTCGCTTGACACGCAATGGTTAATATGCTACAATGATGGTATTAGGAAACTTGTATTAGATCACAATCACGACAACTTAGAAGAAATTTTACAAGCATTTTCGGATTTCTGTAAAGGTGCTGGATTTATCTTTGATGGTTTTGCTATTGTGGACGAAGATGGTATTCCAATTAACGGATTAAACTCTATTGCAAAGCTTGAGGACGACAATGAAGATAAAGCTGGTTAGTGATTTACACTTAGAATTTTCAGATGTTCATATTAACAACAATGACAACTGTGATGTTTTAATTTTGGGCGGTGATATTTGTATTGCCCAGGATCTGCACGACCACCCCGAACCCAGCAATACCAGCGAGCAAGCGGCCATTGCCAATGGCACTGGACTGGGTCGCAGACAGCAGGCCGCACAGCGTTTTAGAGATTTTTTTAAGCGTTGTAGTTTTCAGTTCCCACATGTGATTTACATTATGGGCAATCACGAATTTTACAACGGTAAGTTCTTTGCGGGCATTGACTACATGCGTGAGGAACTGGCCCGGTACCCTAACATTTACATGTTGGAACAAGACATGAAGATCATCAATGATGTTGTGTTTGTTGGTGGTACCTTGTGGACTGATATGAACCGGCGTGATCCGCTGACCATGCATGCCATTGAAGGTATGATGAACGACTTCCGTATCATTCGGAATGATCGACGAAACTATGCCACCATGAGTGCGTTGGATGTTGCTATTCGTCACGATAAGACGCTGGGCTATATCAAGCATATTGTGCAAGAACACAAGGACAAAAAGGTTGTGGTAGTTGGTCATCATAGCCCAAGCTTTCAAAGCTGTCATCAACTGTATGCGAACGATCGTGCAATGAACGGTGGCTACCACAGTGAGTTGAGTGAGTTCATTCTGGATCATCCGCAGATTGCGTTGTGGACACATGGTCACACCCATCATCCGTTTGATTACATGATTGGTGATACTCGTATTGTATGTAACCCTCGTGGGTATGAAAACGATGGTTACAGCGAACGCACAGGTTGGAATCCTAACATTGTATTGGAGGTATAATGAAAAATAGATTACAGATTATAACCGGCATGTGCTATACATTTAGGCATGATTACGGACTTCGCAAAGGAGGATCTGAACCTCATGGTGGAATGTTTGAAGCTGGCATCACTGATGAAGAAGCCAAGTCTCTGTGGAATCAGATGGCCCAAATTTTTGACAATGATATTGCACCACACATGGATTTTAAAAATGGACAATAAACTATACGAAGTAATGAACATTCTAAGTGAAGAATGTGCTGAGGTGATTCAGGCCGTTAGCAAATGCAATCGTTTTGGCTTGGACAATATGAAGCCGGGCAAGCCGCTAACTAATGCACAGCACTTAGAAGGTGAAATTGGTGATTTACTTGCCATGGTAGACCTGTTACAATCGTTAGGTGTAGTGACAGTTGAAGGCATGGAAGCCGCAAAGCAAGCCAAGTTTGAGAAACTAAAGAAATGGTCTAGTATATATGAATGAATTTAAAGTAAGCGAAATATTTTACAGCGCACAAGGCGAAGGTCGCTTTGTTGGCGTACCCAGTGTGTTCTTTAGAACATTTGGTTGTAACTTTAAGTGTGCAGGCTTTGGTCTGCCCACAGGTGAAAAGACCACAGAGCCAGATGACATTGGCAAGGTGGTACACCTGTATCCAACCTTCAATGACTTGCCACTGGCCAATACCGGTTGTGACAGTTACGCCAGTTGGCATCCTGCATTCAAACATCTAAGTCCTAACTATAGTGTTGAGCAGGCAATTGATGCCATGTTAGACTTGACACCCAACAATCACTGGGAACAAAACAATGGCAATGATGTACATTTGGTCATTACTGGTGGTGAGCCATTGCTGGGTTGGCAACAATTGTATCCTGCATTGTTAGGCAATAGTCGTATGAGTGATCTGGCCAATTTGACATTTGAAACAAATGGTACTCAAAAGTTACATGATGATTTCCATACCTATCTGTTTGAAGAATGGACAAGGTTTGGCCGAGACCGAGACTACCTTACATTTAGTGTTAGCCCCAAGCTGACTTCCAGTGGTGAGCAGTGGGCGGATGCAATTAAACCTGATGTAGTTGTTGAATATCAAACACTTGGCTACACTTATTTAAAATTTGTAATTGAAAACATCAAAGACTTTGATGAGGTTGATCAAGCTGTTAGTGAATACCGTGCGGCAGGCTTTGGTGGACAAGTTTATGTGATGCCGGTAGGCGGCACAGACAAAGCATACTTTTCTAACACAAGACACATTGCTGATGAAGCACTGGCCAGAGGCTATCGTTACAGTCCCAGGTTGCATGTTGACATTTGGTCCAATGGTTGGGGCAAGTGATTGCCGTTTTATTACAGTCGTACGCAGATGTCTTCCTTTCACGATAAAGCATTTTGGAAATCAAGATTTCTTTGGAAGCCACGCAGATGTGAACTAACAGGAAAGTTGCTGTGGTTGAGATATGCAGTGGAAGGTGTAGTTATATGGGCTGGCACAAAAGAAGCAGTTGTTGAATTTCGTTATCATGACAAAAAGGAACATTTGATATGGCTACTAACACATTAAAAGCGCAAATACCAGCAGAAGGTATATTGAAGAGAAGCGATTGGGGCGACGCCATGACCTATCAAGTGGTATGTGAATGTGGAGATGATAATCACGATCATAATGTGTGGATTGAAGCTGATGATACCGGCGTTACTGTAACAACATACACACAACAAAAAAGCAAGTGGTGGGCATTGAATCGTTGGCAAAAGATATGGACTTTACTGACTCGAGGATACATTGAATATGAAGCCAGTATTATCATGCGAGAACAACAGGCTCTTAATTATGCAGAGACTTTGAAGATTGCAATCAAAGATGTAAAGAATTTTAAGAATAGTAAATGAGTAATTTAATTGACATTTTAAGGATATATAACATTATGGCAACTTGGAAACATCTTTGTTTTTCTAACAATGTTATTAGCACCCTCCAATTGGAAGATGTGTGTAAACTCTGTGGTGTATCTAATGCTTTACAAAGTGTTAGATACGCCGGTTATGCTCCAAGGTCCTTGATTCAGCCTAAGAATGTTGATTCTAAGTTGCACCAGTTAGCCGCATTATTTAAACCAAAGAAGAAGATTTCAATTGATGAGCACCAACATGACTACCTCGACAGGGCCGGATGAGCATGCAAACAACACCAACCCATGCGTAGGCATTTGTGCAACAGATGGTGAAGGAATGTGCATTGGCTGTTTTAGAACCGACGAAGAACGAATTAGTTGGTATAGCGAAACAGTTGAATGGAGAGAACAAGTTTTGATTAAATTAAAAGAACGAGAAGAAAAATATGTTTAACTGGTTAAAAAGTAAATTTAAAAGTAAAGACACAGCAAAGTCAATGCGTGATAGTACCGAGCCGTGGGTGAATGTTATCAAAGCACATGTGGATCCAAATAATCCAAAATCAGGTTACTTTGAATTGGAATGGAATCCTGCCTTTGTTATATTCCTTAGAAAAAGTGGGTATACTGGTATGGCTCCCGAAGAAATTGTAGATGCATGGTTCACGGACCTATGTCGTAATGTGGGTCAAGACGGACAAGCCACTACTGATTTTATAGCAGACGGTGGCCGTGTTGCCACAAACGAAAAAACAAAAAATCAATCTTGACTTTGAGGGTAGCATCTGCTACAATAACTACATGAGCTATTTAATTGTTGATGCCGCTAATCTCTTCTTCCGTGCCCGTCATGTGATCCGTTCTGGTGATCCTGAAGAACGAGTTGCCATGAGTTATCATATTATTCTGGCCGCTGTGCTTAAACAGTGGCGAGAGCGCAAGGGACAGCATGTGGTGTTCTGCTTCGAAGGAAGAAGCTGGCGTAAGGATGTTTATAAACCTTACAAGGCACAACGGTCTGATGCCCGAGCCAAGCACACAGTCAAGGAAGCCGAAGAAGAAAAACTCTTCTGGGAAAGCTTTGATAAGTTTTACGAATACATCAGTACTCGCACCAATGTGACAGTATTGCGTAATCCTGTATGCGAAGCTGATGATTTTATTGCCCGTTGGATACAACTGCATCCCAGTGACAACCATATTATTGTTTCAAGTGATGGCGACTTTGAACAGTTGGTGGCTCCCAATGTTCAGTTATATAATGGCATTGCCGGAGTGCTGACCACGCACGAAGGTTACTTTGATGACAAGGGCAAGACCATTGTTGATAAAAAGACCAAAGAAGTAAAGCCTGCTCCTGATCCAGAATGGTTGCTGTTTGAAAAGTGCATGCGTGGTGATACCAGTGACAACATCTTCTCAGCGTTTCCTGGAGTGCGTACAAAAGGTTCAAAGAATAAAGTTGGTCTAATAGAAGCTTTTGCAGATCGTCATAACAAAGGCTTCATGTGGAACAATCTCATGCTTCAGCGTTGGACCGACCATGAAGAAGTCGAACACTTGGTTAGAGATGATTACGAACGAAACCGAGCCATCATTGACCTAACAGCACAACCTGATAACATCAAGGCTGTACTGGATCAAGGTATTGCCGAAGCTGTGCAAAAAGAAAAGTATCCCAGTGTAGGGCCGCATTTTATGAAGTTCTGTGGTAAATATGGTTTACAGAAGGCTTCGGATAATGCTCAACAACACACAGACTGGCTGGCGGCCAGTTATAACTAAGTTTGCAGTAATTGCACTGGTACTATACCTAGCATTAAAGTGCTTGCCAGTGTTGGCCGCAGCCTTTCAAACCAATGTTCCATGGACTTGTTCTACCAGCGAAGAAGTCATAGGTGCATTGGCCAGTGTTGGCGAAGAGCTCATTGTTACCGGTGAAGTTGACACACTAAATTTATTAATGACCATATGGGCCAGTAAGTCTACAGGCAATTGGACTATAGTTGCATCTGGAATGACAGCAGATGCAAGTAAAACCAGTATAAGTTGTATGGTATTAACTGGTAAAAATCTAAAATCTTTCAGAGCCAAAGAATTCATTTAAGCGGTAGTTTATCCAGTCATTAAATATGCTGTTTTGATAAATAACTGCATGTCCAGACCCAAGCCAACCATCCTCCTAACCAATACAAACCCTCGCACATACAAGAGTGAGGAAGTGCTTGCGGCTGATGCTATCTATGCTGTATTCTACAAAGATAAGCCCATCAATCTTCGCACTCTAAATAGCCTGGTAAGTTATCCAGGGCCTAAATACAAAAAAGTCAGCTTCTCTAATCCAGGTCATGCTTTTAACCTTGCCGATCGTTTGAATAAAATGTTCAAAGTTGAAGATTTTTCAGTTGTTGAATTAAAACAAGGGCGCCGTATCAATGAGCAAGGAAATTCCTTTAAAGATCACTGAGTACCTGGCTCAGTACCCTGTTCCGCACATTTGGGCAAGCACTAAGATAACGCCTTACACGGTGTTTAAAAATTATCAACCAGGCCGTCAAAAAGGACTTCGGTTAACCAGTTTCGGTTGGGAACTGATGCGGCCTCATTTTAGGTATTGGTCTTATCAATGTCCTGTTGGTTGGAGTCCCAAGCCTGGTCACCTAATAGGTCTAGAGCGACATCTCGATTGGCCATACTATCATGGTGCCGGCTACTTTCGCATCTTTGGAGAACAAGACGCAATGGAAATTCGATTGGTCAATGAAGATATCATATTATGGTTAGATGGGCTGAGTCGAAAAGCACAAGGCAAAGGTTAGTGCCGGTAACTTCTCTGCATCCAATAAATATCAACATGCAAAATTGGCAACCATATGTTAGAGCCGGGTGGGAAATTGTTGTAGAAGCCCAGGGTGCTAGTCAGACTTTTTTAGAGCCTGATATAGAGGCATTTTTAGTTCACACCATTGCTCGCACAATGGAACGCACTGATATTTGGAACGAACCAATTGCCATTAAAATTCTAAGCGCACAGGCCTTGCCAGGCATCAAGCGAAAACCAATAATGCGAGAGATTGGAGAAGAATGCTTGTTCATTGATGGATGGGGCATCAAGCAACCAAGATGGCCAAATCCAAAATACTTTGCTGACATGGGAGAAATTGCATTTGGCATGGCCAGTACATCATCTAATCCAGCTGACGAGCTGTTAGAGTTAGTGAGCACTAACTTTGTGCGTATGAGTTCCATACTAAAGCAAGCAAAAACGCTATTTCTGCTTAAAAATTAAGCAATAGATGTTGTAAAAATACAACAAAAATAGTTAAAAAACAGGTTGACTCTTGGCTCTAGTTGCCATATAATAGTAACACTATGAAACGGACGATCCTTACTTTAAAGTTTAAAGCGCCAAAGCGTAGAGCTATTGAGCTGTACCATGCTGACAGTCCTTTTAGGGCCAAAGTTGTGGACAGCAAAAAAGTCTACAAAAGAACCGCTAAGAACCAAAAACAGGTTGACAAGGATCTGGGTCTGTAGTATAGTATACATATTGCGGAACGGTTCTGCAATGTTTTTAAACACACACAGGAGTATTTTTATGTCTAAAGTTCTTTCGCAGACCCCTACTGCAATCCGCAAGCGTGAAGCTCGTGCCCGTGCCAAAGTTATGGCATCTGCTGTTGTTGCACCAGTTGCGCCTGCTGTTGTCACTGCCGCAATTGAAGCAGTTACCAATGGCGAGACTTTTACCCATGTTGGGTATGCTGTCAGCAAAAATGGTAAAGGTGCAGTTCGTTACACCAACGACAAGCGCCGTACTCGTACCCTGGTCCGTGCAGGTTGCACAGATGTCAAGTTTGTCGAGTTGCCCTTTGCAATGACAAAAGAAGCTATTGATGCTTCTGAGTTTGTTGCACAAGTTGCCCCTGCTACAGAATCTGTGGCAAGTGCCTAATTATAGCAAACTAGGGGTTGACAACAATCTCTAGTTTTGTTATACTACATGTATCATAAACAACCCTAGTAGGAGCCACCAAATGGGAAATCAAGTAGAAACCCGCACCGTTAAGATTAGCGAGTGCAAACCTATCCTGCGCCGAGCAGTACAAAAGCGTCGCCCAGTCTTTGTCTGGGGTCCTCCCGGAGTCGGCAAAAGCGACATGGTCAACCAAGTTGCCGCAGAATGGCCCAACTCCGCAGTCGTGGACTTGCGTATGGCTCTGATGGATCCTACAGATATTAAGGGTGTCCCTTATTATAGTGCAGGTGACAATACTATGAAGTGGGCTACCCCTTCAGAATTGCCTACCGAGGAATTTGCAAAAGAATACGACATTGTATTCTTGTTCTTAGACGAGCTTAACTCTGCTCCTCCTGCTGTACAGGCCGCGGCCTACCAGCTTATCCTTAACCGCAAGGTTGGACAATACAAATTACCAGACAATGTTGTACTGATTGCCGCGGGCAACCGTATGGGCGATAAGGGTGTTACCTATCGTATGCCTAGCCCACTGGCCAACCGCTTCATGCACTTGGAAATCCGTGTGGACTTTGAAGACTGGGAACAATGGGCCATCATGCACCAAGTCCATCCGCATGTGGTTGGCTTCTTGAAGCAGTTCAAAGGCGACCTGTACAACTTTGATCCTACACAACACGACCGTGCCTTTGCTACTCCTCGTACATGGAGTTTTGTAAGCGACATGATTGATGACGACATGCCAGACAGCGCCAACACAGACATGGTGTCAGGCTTGGTTGGTGAGGGTATGGCAATTAAGTTTATGAGCCATCGTAAACATGCCGCAGACTTGCCTGCGCCAGAAGATGTGCTGTCAGGTAAAGTTACCACTTTTAAGAGCAAAGAAGTAAGTGCCGCTTATGCAATGGTCACCAGCTTGAGCTATGAACTTCGTACCAGATATGAATCTGGCAAGCGAGCCGGCAAGTTGGACGAGTTCAACAAGAGTGCAGACAACTGGCTGGGTTTTATGATGGCGAACTTTGAACCTGAGATGGTTATCATGGGTGCTCATACTGTATTGAAGTCTTACAAGGTGGTGTTCGATCGTAAAAAGATGACGAACTTTCCTCAGTTCTTCACACGCTATGCCAACTTACTCACCGACGAGTAAGAGACAAAGGAACTGGGCCGTACTTGAAATAATGTACGGCTCAGAAGCCCAACAAGTTTGGATGGACCAGCCCCCTACCCCATCTGATGTTAGCGAGTGGCTCCGCGAACAAAGGAAGAGCTGGTCCGTCCGATCTTACCCAACCAATGCCACAATTAATGAAGTTACCAGATGGGCCAGAGAACAAGGATTAAAGCGGTTGGATTGGGACTTTATTCCCAAACAAAATGTCTGGTTTAGAGATCCACAAATAGCAATGATTTGGGACTTGTCAGGACCACAAAATAAAGTAGAAAAAACGGTTGACCGCGATTGAGATACATAGTATAATACATACATATACAAACAAGTTGGAGCCACCAAAATGTCAAAGATGATTGCCAGAGACAAACTAATTAAAAGCCGTGTTGCTATGCTGTTAAAGTATCCCTTCTGGGGTCCACTTGCGGCACGCCTTAAACTTGAAGAAGTTGAATGGTGCAATACCATTGCGACAGATGGTCGTAAATTTTACTACAATAAAGCATTCGTTGACAAGCTCAGTGATGGTGAAATGATTTTTGGCTTTGGTCATGAACTTGGACACATTATATTTGAGCACATGACACGCCGTGGAGATCGTCAGCCACAAATTTGGAACATGGCAGGTGACTATGTTATCAACAACATGTTAATCCGCGAAAGTGTTGGCACTCCAATTACCACAGTACCAATCTTGGCAGACCGCAAGTATGAAGGCAAGACTGCTGACGAAGTCTATGACGACTTGTTTGAAAATGCAGTGAAAATTCAAGTTACCTTGGATGATCACCTGGACATGGAAGGTGACGGCGAAGACGGAGAAGATGGCGACGGCGAAGGCAAGTCCGGCAACAAAGATGGCAAAGGCAAGCCCAAGTTCAAGAAGCTGTCAGAAGAAGAGAAGAAAGCCTTGCGAGATGAGTGGCGTGAGGCTGTAATACAGGCCGCCAAGCAGGCTGGCGCAGGCAATACTCCTGCCGCAATACAGCGTTTGGTTAGAGATGTCACTGCTCCTGTGATGGATCTTAAAGATCTGTTGCGTATTCAATTCAGTGGATCAGTAAAAAGCGATTACACATGGATGCGTCCAAACCGCAAGGGCTGGCATACTGGTGCAGTACTTCCTGGACAATTGCCTGGTGAAGAGCTTGACATTGTAGTGGCATTAGATGCATCCGGTTCCATTGATGAAGGTATGTTGATGGACTTTCTAGGTATGGTACAGGGCTCGTTGGATCAGTTTACTTCGTATAAAGTTCGTGTCATTACATTTGACACTGACGTCTATAACGAAGATACATTTACCGGTGACGATGGCCGAAACATGGGCGAGTATCAAGTTGCCGGTGGTGGCGGTACAGACTTTGCTTGTGTATGGCAATGGATGAAAGACAACGAAGTTCTGCCGCACCAGTTGGTATTCTTTACAGACGGCTATCCGTTTGGTACTTGGGGCGATCCAGACTACTGCGACACGCTGTTTGTGGTACACGGAAGCAATGAAATAACTGCACCGTTTGGCATTACTGCCAACTATGTTCCACCATCAAGAAAACGGAATTAATTTTACACACTTCTTAAAACGCACTACGGTGCGTTTTTTTTTGGTCTAACATCCGGTTCTTTAATGCTATAAGTATCTAAGGACAAATTCCGTTCTAACCTAGGAGATTTTAAATGGAACAAGATACAGTAGTAAATGAAGCGCCAGTAACTGAAGCACCGGCAACTGAGGCACCAGCCGCAGTGGTAGGGTTAACATTACAAGATTTAAGAGTGCTTGCTGGTTCAATTGAACTAGGCGCACAGCGTGGAGCATATCGCGCACCAGAGATGGAAGTCATTGGTGCAACCTATAATAAATTGGCCAAGTTTTTAGAAGCCAATGCACCAAAAGAAGAAGCACCAGCTTCAACCGAAGGCGCACCCACTGGCGTAGAAGTTACCGAAACTGCTACTTCAGCTGAATAATTAAGGACATTACCAATGGCACAATTTATCAAACACGTCGGTGTTAACATTAACGGCAAAAAAGTAGTTGTTGTTTTTAGAGAGGTACCAGGCGAGCCTGAGTCGGCATTGGTAATCCTAACAGAATCATTGCCAACAAATCATCATGATGATTTAATAAAAGCAATTGAAAGTAATCCTTGCCAAAGTTCAATGGACCCAAGTGAATTTTTGTTTCGACAATCATTTCATGATGGTACTAACATGTTGAATACCGTACATCAAAAAGGCTGGATGATCAAAGTTCCTACAAAAAGTATTTTGATGATTCCTTCACCTGGCGTTGAAATTAACTTGGTTGAATTAAACAAACAACTAAAGGGCATTGCAAACAATAGCGCCGCGGCAGGCACCAGATCATCAGACATTGCCAACACATCAACTGCATCACCACCCGGTGTGCTCGACGATGCGGCACTTGCATCAAAGTTTCGTTCGCAAGCTATGACATTCCAAGCTGAAGCTCGCAAGCTCTTAGAGGAGGCAGAGAAACTTGACCCAAAAGGACAAGTGGCCGTAGAAGAGGTAAAGCGAAGCCGAGGGCGGCCAGCAAAAGTACAAGTGGTTTAAATACACGAATGATTGATCGTATTAAATCTTTTTGGAGTAGATAATGAGTATTCGAAAGAAGGACAGAAGTTTTGAGAACATGCTTAAAGATATTCGCGTTGAAGAAGTTCCTGTTGAATACATAGATTGGATTAAAGTTTATCTCAATGATGGTACAGAAATTGTTTTTAAGAAAGAAGATTTAACCGATATCAAAACCAGCAAAGAAGTTTTAGCAATAAAACAACTTGAACAGTACCTAGATCGTATTGTTGATTTTGAAGTGATGATGAACAGTGAGTTAATCAAATCTAGGGTAACTCGTTTTGTTGGTGCATTGCTAGCAACACATTTTGAGAGATAATTATGGATCTACTTTTAGTAAACCCTCCTGATACCGCAATGAATTACATTTTTGCTCTCTTAGAGAAAGATGTTGATTTGGTAGTAGTAGTCACACATGATCGCTTTAATGCTGAAATGTTAGATCGTAATTTAATTAAAGTCATTGACTTAGAAACATCTGTATGGGATAAGACTTTACAAATTACATCTGCTATTTCGTGGAATCGACCTGGACAGGATTTTCTAGATTCAATTGCTGGCCAAGTTACATTGTCCAATTCAAAAGAACTACTGCTCAATCGACAGCGTCTGCATGTAGATCCAAAAATTCAAGTTGGTACATACATGCTTGATCTGTTATCATACAAAGGTCGTCATGTACTTTGTAGTGTTATGATTAAAAGAGAACAGATTTTTAGATTTCAAGAAGATCAAGACTCTGCGGAGTTTAAAAATAATGTTGAAACAGCCTTTCAAACCGTAGACGACGCTGGTATTATCAACGGACCAAGTAGAGTTTTTATAACCAATGACCTAGTTACACTAAAGCCATCATTGCCAGACCGTGCATTTTTAGAAATAAAAGTTGCCAAACGATTCCTTGATATTTGGCCAGATGTGATAAAATTAGAAAAAGAAAATCCAAAGAAAGCGCACTTTAAATTCTACGATTGGGTTGAGAAGCACGGCAATGCAAAGCAATACAGTTTAAATATTGCCAATTAAACTTGTTTATGCGACTTGAACAGCAAGTCCCAAATTGGTAAAAACAATCCGTAGTTGGAACTGGTATCTCGATGATGAATCAGATGCCATTTTCCACTGGTTAAAAATGGGTGCCAATCAAAATCTTTATTGTGCTCAATGACTTCTTGTATCAGCGCGGCCCACAAGTAATAAAACACACTTAGCCACCAGTAACCAGTTACCCAAGAAAAGATCAAGGTTGGTATTACCTCAGTTATCCACAAATCCAGTGTGCTCATCCATGTATCATTGAACAAGAATAAATTGTTCCAATGCCATGTTGTTTGTTTGTTTGTATTGATGTAACGATGGTGATCTGCATGTGCTGTAAATGCAAGTGGTGCAAATTTCAATCCTATTGAATGTATAGTACGATGTATTACATACAGGTATAGGGTCCAAGCCAAGAAAGAAAAAATGTATTCCATACTTTACTTATTAGAAAAACTGATATGGCCATGCGCCAATAAGTACTCTAATGGAATATTATAAAGAGATCAATCTTCCAAGTTGGGAGAAAATTCAGAAATTTTGCCTGGAACGGTGGACCGGTAAATTCACGCTAAGTCAAACTTTTCAAGGCGAGCAATTGCTGTACATTGGATTGCTGTTGAAGAAAGATATCAAGGAAGTATTGGGCATTGATGTCAAAGTTAAAACAGCAATCATGTTTATCAATGAGCCTAGATTTGTACAAGATATGCACATTGACGGATTTCAAATTGATCGTGCAAATGCCAGCAATACCGCACTTAACTTGCCAATACTAAATTGTGAAACTGGGCTAATGAAATGGTACAGTGGAGAGTTTTATCTCACCGAAAGCCCACATAACTCTATCAAGTATCTAAAAATTAACTGGACCACTGAACCTAAGGTTGCAGTTGAAAAAATTATCAGTCGGCCGTCCATTGTTAAAATAAACATTCCACACCACATTGAAAATCAATGTGACCTACCAAGATTGATGTTGAGCGTTCGCTTTACTGAAGACATCCTCATTGGGTAATCCACAGCGGATTATTGGCATACATAAATTATATTAGGAGATAGCTATGCGTTGGGTTGCACTTGCATGTACCGCCGAGAATGACATTCTTGCTTGGTCCAATGACTTATCAATTTTAGAAAGTGGATGCTCGGGAGAATTCCGAGCAATTTGCAGAATCTACGGAGTTGATGATCAGTTTGTTAATCAGTTTGCCAATGGCAATTTAAATTTCAAATTAAAATTTGATGGTCCTAGAAACACCACCTGTGAATCATTTAATAGAGACAATGAAGTGATAGCATTGAGTGCTGTACTGCAAGCCAGGGTAGGATTAACTGCTGAACTTTATCAAAGATTGGCACATGGGTTTAAAAGGTTTAGCCCTGTGGTTGAATGGCAACAAGATGCATACGAAGAAAAGTATCGACAAGCTGTAGAAGTTGTCAATGGTAAAACTGAAAACATTGGCATGATAGAAGACTACGCCGAAGAATCTGGTCTTGCTACAACTGTTGTCGCTGGCTTGGTTGTGAACAAGTATCAGAACAGAAAATTTCTAATACGGAAACTTGAGCGGCTACGCATGCGACATCAAATTTCAATACGTCAGGCCTCAACTAAATTTGATCTAGCACGAGTTAGAGCCAATATGGAAGAAGATTCCTTTTTATCAATGATGATGTAACATGAAAAAATTACTATACTATATTCCACACAGAATTTATCGTGCCAATTCAATGCACGATGTAAACCCAGTTACAAAAGAATTTATTAAAATGTTCAACCCTTGGATTAGTCTGAGCGACAGAACAAATACTATTCAAATCCCCGGCGTAGAAATTTTTAACAATAGTCCTATTCCAAGTTTACCATCAGTAGTTCCATCGTTCTCATCTGCCAGCTACAGCAGAATTGACGAATGTATTGCAATTGCAAATGAGCGTAATGCAGAGAAGATTGTTGTTTTTTACTCTGGTGGCATTGACTCTACATTAATTGTATCTTTGTTGATCAGTCATCCAGACTGGAATTCTCTTAAGGAGAAAGTTTGGTTAGCAATCAATGAAGATAGCCAACTTGAAAATCCAAAATTCTTTGATGAGATTATATTGCCAAAATTTGGTACAAAGCTACTGCCCAGTAACAATTACTATGGAATTATCACCAATCCAACAAATGTTTGCATCACCGGTGAATGTGCCGATAACTTGTTTGGTAGTCTGGCACTAAAAAGTTACATGGATAACACATTAAACTACAATGCAATCCACGAACCATGGGATGGTGAAAAGGGCAGTTTAAATTGGTTGCTGAATAAAGTTAATCTATACAGAGATCAACGAGAACAAATGCTATATGACTTGGTCAATGCTTCACCAACTGATATTCGTAGTAACCATGATTTTCTGTGGTGGTTAAACTATACAATGAAGTGGCAAGCTGTCAAGTATCGCATGGCAATGCATGCACCAACTGCAAGCGATGCAGAATATATTGCTGGCAATATCATTAACTTTTTTGACAGTCAATCTTATCAGCAATGGGCACTATACACAAGTGAACAGAAGGTGGGTGGCAAGTGGAATTCTTATAAGCTTCCGGCCAAGGCTTTGATCAATGATATCTGGGCTAATGCTGAATATCAAACATACAAAACCAAGTGGCCAAGCTTGCCAAGTATCACTCGTTATAACAATGCTTGGGGATTTTTGTGGCAGAATGAAGATGGTTCATTCACTGCCACAAAGGAATTAGACGACTAAGTCGGAGGCCATTGGGAAGATTTTAGCAATTACTTCAGCACAGGCCCGTGCCACTTCCTGATGCTCCTTCTGTGTGCCATTTGCAGAGCGCAGTTCAATAAAGTGAATCCATGAACGCAATGTTCCGTTCATATACAAACGACTAACAGTCAAGCCCTCAGGTAAAACTGCTCGGGCTTGTTCTTTGGCAATGCCATTGGCAATGGCCCATTCGTATTCTCGCTTGGCGGCGTAAATAACTCGTTGTTGAGCTCTATACCATTCATTTTGTAACAATGTATCATCAACTTCGACGCTGTTCTGTCTGTTCTTGGGGTCTTGCAGTCTAGCTTCTCTTGTAACAAACGACAGGTCTTTAGTAGGGTCAGCATATCGCTGACTAAACTCTTGGAATGAGAAACTTCTGTGTCGCAAGATTTGTCTTGCAATGTCTCGGGTTGTGGTAATTTCAATGCAGGCACTGACCATTTCAAGTGGGCTCCAGTGGCTGTGTTTGATAAGGTATCTGATAAGCTTTTCTGATGTCTCAGTGTTAAGCTGATTGGCAGGATTGGACACACGGGCGCAATACGCAATGAGTTCCTGTGCATCCGTGATGCCAAGATCTGCAAATTCTTTAGTTGGATTTGAGTAGCTGAGTAATCGTACATCCATTGTAATTCCTTTAATTATGGTTTATTAATTATAGCATCTTTTCTAATAGACCACAATCTTTTTACTTCACTTGGTGGAGCAAACGGCAATACTAATAACATGCAAGGATCAAACTCGTGCCGGCGTCCGCTGACACTGGTACCAAAATCAAAACTACTTGCTTTCTTGTGATGGTTGTTGTGCCAACCGCTTCCCCAATGAAAGTAGCCAATCCACCATACATTGGTACTGGCATCTTTATTACTGAAATTCTGATAGCCTGCGGCAGGCACATGGCCAAATGTGTTGACCATGCCGTCGGCATGCAAACTCATCAAGCTACCTATTACAAAAAACCAAACGGTAAAAGTAAGTCCAAACAACAACCAACTTAACAATAGTGTGATATAGATAATTTTGTTATAATTTTCATGAATGAATGTAATTCGTTTATCTCTGAGCAAATCAACTGCATGTCTAAAGCTGACACTATTTTGTGTAATGCCAAATTGCCAGCCCATATAACTGTGCCACCATCCGTTTTCCACTGGAGTATGAATGTCTTTACCTGGTTGATCACTAACACGATGATGATGTCCGCGATGTAGTGCGGCCCACCATAGCGGACTGCCTTCGCCTACCATGGTGGCGGCCCATAATAAAAATGGTTCAGCCCACTTGTATGGTGTCCAACTTTTATGGCTTAAAAAACGATGCAAGGTTAGGTTGTTGCCGACGCCATCTAGCAGTATCCAGCCGCAAATGGCTGTGACAGGCAACCACCACGACCATGCGGTTGTTACAGCATATATGATTGCAATGATTGCCGCAAGATGGTAAGGAAGCCATATTGCTATAATATAAGGAATTTGGCCGGTCTTGTTATATAAAGAGGCCTGGTTATCAACCCAATTTAATACTCTTCTCATTTATGCTTTTTCTCTTCTAATTGCTTTACCGCCTTCGCTCGGTGCTTCGGTATTTGGTCTACGAAGTATATATCTTCTCAAGTGCATGTCGTGCGGATGTACTGTACTGCCCATTAGTTCGTGTATGAATGCATATTGACTTCTTGATTTAGCAGGAACCATACATTCTACAAATGTATAGTATCGTTCTCTAAAAGGAAGCATGATCTTACTATAAGCTTCGCAACGACTTGCTGGATATGTAACAAAAAATTCATTTTGGCCAGCATTTTCATGTATGGTGCAGAGCTGATCCATAATTTCTCTAAATGTTGGAATAAACCTTACTCCAACCCGTGGACTTAGTAGCCAACTCACAGACCAGCTTGGCATTACATTATGGCGCTTCACACCAATAGCGGCAATCCACTGTCCGTTTTCATCCTCTAGCGCATATACTTGTCGTATATTAGAATTCACAAAACTACTGGGGCGTAAAAATGTCATAAAGAATTTACGAAACTTGATTTCGTCATTTATGTCATTTGAAATTTTAAAGTCCGGATACTTGTCCGGATCTGTATTTTCGTAGATGTCTAGGGCAAATGTTACCAATTGCTCTAGATGCTCTGAGGTCAATGGTACTAGGCGACTTGACATATTGTTTGTATTCCGTTTATTAAATTTTGTTCTAGCTCAAGAGCAGGAACTTTATAATGTCTAGGTTCGTATGGTGGTCCATTATAAGATATATTATAAAGTACAGCATCCCACAAATGGTAATAGTTTTCCATACCGTGCCATTTTGGTCTTGGTCTAAATTGATAGCCAAGGCTAGAATAAATTTTCATCTTGCTAGATGTCCAGCCAAGCTTGCCTGGAATTTGGTCTCTGATTAACTTTGCAACTGTTTCTTCTTGCAAAAATGCCAACATGGATTCTGGGCTATAAGTATAAAAATTATTCAATGCCGGTATTCCAGTTTTGTCAACAAATCTGCGCCACACGCCGTCTTGATCTTCTTTCTTTAAGAAGCACCATTCAAATTTATGTTCGCCTGTTTCCCAATTAATCTGAGGCATTTTTTCTAATTCTACTTCGTCAATGGTTATCATTGGTGCGGCAAATTGTTCAGCTACTTTCAATAAAATTTGTTGATAGAAACTGTAACTTTGATAACGATTGGCAATGTCATAACATTCGCCACTGTCAAAAAATGCTTGAGGATCAAAATTAATTATGTTGCACGTCAGTCCCATTCTCTCAACCATTGTAAGCATGGGACCAATGTCATAGTTGTTGTTATCATCAACAAATTTAACTGTTACCAATTTTGGTTGAATACCAGCGGCTAAAAAACTGCGAAGTGCTATCTCACTGTCTAGGCCACCACTCATGAAAATTGTCAAGTCTGGAAAATCTCTATACAAGCATCTTGCGTTTCTAATTAACTCTGCTCGCAATGCCATTGGAGTACGGGTACAGCCGCCCACACTCATTGCAGTTGAATCTAGGTCAGTTGTGCGCCATTTGCTAGACTGGTCGTCGTTATACCAATACCTTAAATGATAATTTTCAGTGTTTCTAATAGAATTCATTATGCATTAAATGGTTCAGTTCTCACGCCAAACTTATCTATTAGATCGTTAGCAATTGGTTCAAGTTGGTCATAAGCAACCATTGGCTTTATCACAGCCCACTGCGGTGTGTTATGCAATCTAAGTTTGGTGTCTAGCGGAATGCAATCGCTCCACCAATCGCTCCAGATTGTGCCCAGAGCAGATCCTTTGCCTTGGGAAAATCGTACAATGATATCATAGATTGACTTGTTGTAATCATTGAATGTTAGTAACATTCCAAGCTTGCCTCTGGACTTACACCATTCTAAATTACTAGACAACAAGTATTTAGAAACAGAATTATCAGTCCTATATGGTGGCAGTACCCAACAGCGATTGCCACCAGATCCCAATTGATCATGCAGTGGACAGTCTTCGACTGCGCTTACACCAACAATACTTTCTACATCTTTGTCGTATAAAAATGTAATTTGTCCATTGTCTTTGGTCCATCTTTTTTTGTGTTTGACCAAGAATAGAAATCCACTTGATGTGGCCTCGCCCATGTTTTGTAGGGCAGGTGATTCAGTGTCTGCAATGGTTGAAAGGAATCCGTTGTACAGAGATTCGTATTGGTCAAACTCGCTGGCATTGGTATGGAAAATAGATAGATTCATATCTATATGTAGCCGTTAATCTACATCATTGTTTACCAAGCACATGACAATATGCACCCTATCTTCCAAGCTTCCGTTGATTGCAGTATGTTCTTCTTTTGTATTGACCCAATATATGCGGCCGTCGGCTGGAATATGTAAAATTTCAGGCGGCTTTGTAAAAATAAATTTGGCTTGATTATGTGTTTTGACAGCAATGTGTAATCTAGGATTATCGTCAGTGTGTATACTGTAACACACCCTGGGTGACATAATCATAATCCTGGATCTAAAAACAGGAATTGGAAGTGAACTAAAAAAGTCCTGCCACCAAGTGCCTGCAAGTTCTGGGTGTATTGAATTCCATTGCCCTTCACCTTCTCCTGGTCTTGAGCCGGTGCTAGCATTCCAATCAGCTGAACCATTTGTTTGCAATGACAGCTGTCTTTCATTTGGATGTGCTGACATCAGCAGTTGTGTTTCTGCTTTTAGTCTTTCAAAGTCAATTACGCCAGGTATTTTACTGATCCGTTGCATTATAGTTTTCCAATGGCCATATATCTATTGCACATGTACAGGTTTAATTCTCCTGCCCATAGAATAGTATTTAAGCCAGAGGATGCAACAAACTCTTCTAAACTGTTGTGACAGTTGACATGATCGGGCACGTCAAACATGTCATTGCCCTGTAGCACCACAGTGGTTCCTGCAGGCAAGGACTTTACCCAATCGCCATGATCCTCAAAATGCTCTACAATGGTGTCAATTAGCAACAGCTTTTTGTACTTTGAAAGCTGTACTTCTCTTACATCTGTTCCAGAATTTTTAAAATTATTGTGAAATCCAGAATTTAACTCTAGTGCGGCTGAATGAACTGAAGTATCAATATCAATGTTAATAACTGAATCTAAGTTTTGTCCCAGCATGTTAGATAAAAATGGTAACAATCCAACCCATCCACCAACAACCAATGTTGAAGTTTCAACATCGCCCATCTTGCGTTTCTTTGGAATTAGATTTCTTTCTATTAGCTTTTCAACCAGCCAAATTTTACTTTTAACTTGGTTTCGACTCAGTGCATCTTTCCAGTTCAATTCTCTATCATTGTTAATTGCAACAGCCAATCTTTTGATATGATCTCGTTGATTGTAATAGTATTCGTTTCCAATGCAAACGCCTAATTTTTTTATATCTGTATCTACTACACAGGAAAGCAGTGAATCCTTACCAATTATCATCTCAACCAATTGAAAAAATTTGTCAAAGTCTTCTCTTGCATCAATTATCAATTGATGCGCCAGGGCCAGCACAGGCAAGGCAGGTGTTTCAAATGCTTCAATGTTTAAGTTGTTCCACTCATTGAGTGTCCATAATTTATTGGCCATGCCAGTCAAGTCTGTTTCTATTAGATTGACCTTTAAAGGTGTTAACTTGATGATCTTATCGTCGGTCCAATCAGTTGGAACATACAGTCCGGTTTCTATTGCCACTTGTAGCGCAATTAATCCTTGCTGGTCATCGCCTTCTCTTACTGCATTCAACAAAGGCCATAAATCAAATGCATACTCTCTTCCAACTTCAACAATCAACTGTGTAAGCTCGTATTCGTCTTCAGTTTCAAGCCAACGATGAAAATGGTGTATGCTTTTGCGAAATCCAATTGCTTCATCAACAAAATAAAGCAATGCAGATCTTAGCTCTGTGTTCTTATCCATTGAACCATCCATACAAATTCAAGTTGGTTCGCCATTTAACATCATCATATGTCAGTGACTTGGCAGGGTGTAGCTGTAACATCTTTAGGAAATAGCTTTGCTCGGCGTCAAAGTCCGGCAATATAAAATCCAATCCTTCACTTATATTCTTGCCTAAACTTTTGCTTGCCTTGATTGGATCTGCATTTGCATGCAAGGCAAAAAAGTCTTTGAACCAAGCATAGTCTCTGATGTTGACACAATCAAAGTTGTCGTATTGTAACATTTTTACAGCAAGTCTTGCACCATACACACTCCACATACCATTCTCTACATCAGCACCCAATGTCATCCATGTCAATAGCCTTTGATAGTTTGCGGCATGCATCATTTCTGGCCAGGCCTCAAATGCAAGCACTTGCCCTTGTTCCATAGAGAGTTTGACACCTTCTCTAAATCCCACACGAAATGCTTGATAAGGGCTGGCATTTGTGTATACATTAGAATAACAACCTGGTAGCTCTTTGTATCTATTGAAGTCCCAACAAAAATCTATTGCGTCTCGATCTTCAGTGGCCAGCTCATGACTTTTCATGTTAGCAAGATGTTCTGTGCTCCACATTTTGAGGCCACCGTTGCCGTACATCAATCCATTCGTGTATTGTCTGCCGCCCCAGGTAAAGCTGACTTTTCCATCCATGCCCTCGGGCAACTGTTTATTGAAGAAAGCTGGATCAACTTCGTTATCTGCATCTACTGTGATGATATATTCACTGCTGGCAAATTCAGTGGCAGCGGCCTTGTGTGCCGCATCAAATCCAACCACACCATGTACTCTGGCAATTCGTTTATGTGGAGTAATTGACTTCAGCAGTTCCCAATTTTTATCTGCATTGGGTTCGTCAAAGCTTAAAAATACTATTGGAACATCTGACATCTTTTTATAGATAATTGGATTCTTAACTGCTTTAAACATTGACATTTTTAAATTCCTTTTTTAGCCACGACCAATCATTGATTAAATTTAGTTTTTCAATGTCATCGCTGTTACGCATGCCGTATTTGGATCCGTTCCTGGCCCCATCAATTATGTACTTTCCGTTCTCTGAGAACCAACCATGCGTACACCATATGAACCTTCGTTCACTGCACTTTTCAATTGCTTCCCAGTATGTAAAAATATCTGTTTCTTTAAGATATTTTTCTTTAATCAGCATGCCTTGAGCTTTTCGATAGTTTGCCTTTTTCTCATCCGGCCAGTCTTGAGTTGTGATATAAATGGATAGCTGTTCCAGCTCGTTGCGCTCTTTTCTTTTTGCAGAGTTGACTCTGCTCTTAATCATTGACAACGATGACAGCTTTGCACATTCCCGAAAGGCACCTATCCATGCAGATTCTGGCGTGACATTAAATCTAGTTTCGCAACTGATGCTGGACATGTTGACACTTGCACGACCAATTGTGGTTGATAGATCCAGTTCCCAGGGACGGCTTTCTAGGAATGGCTGGCGTGGAAATAACTTAACTCCGCCGTAGCCATACTCTAGTTCATTTGCTATATTTTTTGAATTCCATACCAATACGCATTCGTTCTCTGGAATACCCCAGTGCATTGTGTCTGCGCTGGGAATAAAATTAAAATCAAATCCATCTACAATCCATGCATCTGCATCAACTACCCAGAAGTTTTCTGTGGTGCTTTGTTTTGCACATGTTTCGTGTACCTGATAGATGCCCTTGACATTGCTAATATGCTTTGCTGTGGGCGCAAATTCTAACAGGCGTGTCCAGTTGGCTTCACTGCCTTGTTCGCCCATTGAGATAAAGAAAACATCTAACAATGCTTACTCCGCAATAAATTGTTCAACATCACTTTCCTTCACTGTTGGACCAAGTCGATGTGGATTGAAATAACTGGCTTTAAAAAACTTACTGCCTGCTTCATCTAAGTCTGCAATTTCAAGTCTTAAATCTTGTTGTAGTATACGACCAATTTTACGAGTCTCAGCCAACAGCTTTGTTCGACTCCAAGAGTATTTGCTGTTGGGACAAGTTTCTTCGTCACCAACAAACTGTGGCATAATATCTTCGGCCCAGTATTGATTGTGCCATTCAAAGTCAGCAACCAATTTGTAGTCCCAGTCTTTACGCAAGTTAGTTAGATAACAACCCAGGCGAGCACCATACATGGCCCATAATCCATTCTGCACATCCATGCCAACACTCATCCAAACCAGTAGCCTGCGATGATTCTTAAAATGGTTCTTGTCTGCAATTTGGCGCCAGTCCATTGGCTTTCCATTGTGTAATGCCAGTTTGACGCCTTCCCTAAATCCAGCACGATATGCCTGATATGGAGTTGCATTGTTAAACACATCCGAATAGATGTTGTTTAATTGATGATAGTGAATGTCCCAGCAAAAGTCCACAGCACCTGCGCCACTATCAACTGCTTCATGTGTACGCATTTGCTCAACCACTTTGACTGGCCAAAGTTTTACGCCGCCATTGCCGTATACCAATCCATTGACAATGTTCTTGCCGGACCATGATAACACATCACTGCGATCAAATTTTTCTAAATCTAGTTCAAGTTCAAAGAAATCTGGTCGAACTTTATTATCAGCATCAATTGTAATGAAGCGTTCTGTTTCTGCCAGCTTGGCCGCTGCCTTGTGGCAAGCATCGCTGCCGTACACGCCGTGACTGCGTTTGGCCCAGGGGCATTTTTCCAATAAGTCTGCATAGTTTGCATCTGCATTTGGTTCATCGTAGCTGATGAACACTACATCAAATTCGCTAATAGGGGTTTTCAATTTAGTACTCCGATATCTATATTGCTTGCTTTATATAACACTTGCGGCAAGGTCTGGTAAGGCCAATCTGCAACAATTTCAAAAGGATGATGCTGTCTTAGCATCAGTGCCGGAAGTTCTGACCAAGAATGGAAATTTTCTGGATCATCATTATTTAATATTGCCACTTTTAAATTTCCAAACACGGAATCTATACTGGATCCCTTCTCATAGTGACTTTGTGCCCATATGCTATTGCCCTTCTTAAAGAGAGAAATGTGTTTGCCACGACCCATATGACTGATAACTGTTTGTTCATCGCTGACGCCAGAAAACAAATGATAATTTTGCACTCTATTAAAGGATAGATCTTCTGCAACTGGTGGAATGTTAATTCTAATACGCTGTTCTTGATACAATATCTTGACCACTGTGTCATGACTCATGAAGCTCCAAAGACGCTGTTCCCAGTATCCGCGTTCTACAATTTCTCCAACAGATATATCAATTTTTCCAAATAGTTGATGAGGATCTTCTTCGTCGGTTAGAAACATGGGTATCTGTTCGGATGCAGTATCTTTGTCAAGGCGTTCTTTGACTTCAGTGGACCATCTGCGGCTGGCTTCTACTCTGATCATTCCATTTTCATTGAACAATAACACACGCAAAGGAGTTCGAGGATCGTATTGATTTTCGCCAGTGCTGAGCCAGCCTGGTCGAGTCTGTTTCTTTTTAAACTTGCTGGGTTTTTTAATGTCTACTAGGTCCAATGTTCCAAGTGTTTCATTGAATGCAATCTTATAATCATTTTGGTTTGCAGAACCAGACAATAGATCTTTTACTCTTGCATACGATAGGGTGATGTGTGACGGATCCGTTGATTGTCCAGGCTTGATAGAATTGATAAGTCCAGAACTAGGATCGTATTCTACTGACCAAAACTCTTCTCTTTTTCGTTTTCTAGGACGAAGTTCAAATTGAATTTCATCCACGGCGCCAGTACTCCAATGGCTTTTCACTTTCTGCTAGCCACACTGGATAAATTTGACTGTGATTTTCCAGTTTAAAATTTCCATTGGCTGGATAAAATGCAATCCAGTCATGCCACATATGATGTGCATACATGATTGGTGCTAGCTCTAAATTTCTAACACTCATGTCAACTATTTTAAACCAGTCTGGTGCTTGCCAATAGCCTGTTGAAAATACCACACCCAATATGTGTTCAAGTGTTGGAACTTCTGGCTCGTAATTTCTCCAATACACATTCTTGTCAAGATGTAATGCCAGTTCAAAACTCAATTGAGCAGATTCTGGATCTCCAACAATCAATAGGTAGGTCCAAATGTTATTGCCGTTTTTTTCTAAGGGCAACCTTTCCAGTATCTTTCCAGGGGGTATTGGCTGTCCTCGATGATCCATGCCTGTGCCCGGCATAAAATTTAACTTCTTGGCTGCGGCAATTTTAGCAATTTCAAAAGTGGTTTGACGTGGACACAATCCAGCCCTACAAATAATATCGCCAGATTCTAATTTTAAAGTTGACAATATTTTTAATTGTTCCCAGGCATCATCTGGCAAGTCTACAATGTTAATTGGCATCATTGCATCAACAAACTTTGTGTCTATCTTGGTGATGTCTGCATGATTTGTTCGTCCCGGAAGTGTTAGTATATGTACAGTCATGCCAACACTTCCATGATTCTATCGTAGTTGCGGATGATGCTTTTCTTGTTCATTAAATGCAGATCTTCGCCAACCACTTCAACCACCATATTTTTCCACTCTTCTGGTAGATTGCTTAACATGATCCAGCGGTTTGAATCAACTACTTCAACAATGTCATCTCGCTGGTCTTGGTATCTAAGATAATATGGAATTTGTCCAATGAAGCCGCCATCTGACCAACCATCACACATGTGAGCCGCAATGCTGGCTGAATAATCTGTGCGATACAATGTGCCTGGGAACTTGTATAAGAAGCGATAGTATTCCCAATTTTGTTTTACTGCTGACCAAACACTAAAAAAATGTTCTGCTTCTTCACTCTTGCGCCAGTATACCACAGTTGACCACCACATACGAATACCAGCATAGTGCAACCAGCGTTCTGTGGTGTATGGTTCTTCCATTCTTAAATTTCTAGCATCTCTGTACATGGCCACATCATTCTGACCACCAAACAGCTTGGCCAAATTATTGTTGCCACATATATAATCTGTGTCAATTAAAATAGTTTCATCAAATGGACTTAGATTATAAATGTCGTGCTTGTTGGTGTTGGTAAATTGTGCGTTGAAGCTGTGGTAAGCACCGTCATGGTGCAAACGCATGTTTCTTTCGTATTCAGGATTGGTTAATATAATGTCGTCAAACGCGGCGTTCATAATATCAATGCCATGTGTTTGTTTACAATGCTCCATGCTTTGCTGATTGGTAACCAGTACCACTGGATACTCTGGCATGAATTTTTTAACAGCATACGCGGCAACAATTGCTAACTGCGTATAATCCAACTGCTCATTGTTGTAAGCAAACATCATGAATCCCTTGGTGCTCATGATTATAGTCCTACAATTTTTGCAGTAGACCTTGCTGACTTCAGCTTTTTCTGTTCAATTTGTTTTGTTTCCATGGCTGAATCATAAGCCTGAATCAGAACATTTAGAAATTCGTTGGCATCATCAATTGTTATGACGTTGCCACTGTGGTCTTCAACAAAAACTTTCTCATTGCGGATTGTCTTGATACCAACAAACGCTATTAGCTCTTGCGTAGATTTAAAGATCGCACTTTGATGTGACACCAAAAGTGCCGCTTCAATTTGGGCATTGATGTTTTGCCGTTGAACCTGTAAAGTTAATCGATAATTGGCAAAAGCCAATGCATCTTCTAATTTTTTATCCATCAATCACTTCTTAGACTGCACTGGCAATTGCAATTATTCCAGTGATAACAGCATTGAGCTTTTCTTTAAAAGCCAGTTGATTCATCTCTTGGATAATATCCAACTGTCTTTGCATGTCGCTTAGTATTTCACACAATTCTTCTTTGCTCAGTTGTCCCATAAGTGTCTGCTGAGTTTGTTGCTTGACTTGCTCTGCCGCTTTGGCAAATACTGGGTCTCCGCAATTGGCAAGTTCTGCCAATGCTTGACTGATTTCATCTAAGTTCATCTTGGTCTATTTCCTAGTGTATGTTGAATAACTGTTGCGCTGTTTTCAATACTTTCAAACTTGATCTTGCAAAATGCCACACTCACTGGACCAGTTTGATATCGAACTGTTAATCCTTGTGCAATTTCATTCAATGATTTTGATGCCTTATAGCTATTTTCATTGCGGGGAATGTTTTCGCTGTATAACTCAAAAGTTCTAGTATTGTTTGACAACTTAACTGCGTTATCCTTGCTAACCTGTGCATTGTCACATTGTGATTTGAATTGTTGTGCTTCGGACCGAATTGTAGTAATTAAACCATATTCGGCAGAGTCAAACTTGGTCATTAAGTATGCATCAATTAGAGCACAACCACTTAGCATACTCAAAGCTAAAAGCGAAACTATTATTTTTTTCATATTTTTAACCTTTGAATTGTTGCCATTGGTTAGCAAACGCAATACTATTTATAGATGCGTTTGCGACCGATTAACCGTTTAAAGTTCTTGCCAGTCTTGAGTCAACTGACTTACAGGCGTTGGTAATTCCAAAGTTACTGAGCGTTCGCTAATAGTACTTGGATGTGTCATAGTAACAGTCATTGCAACTGAACCTCTAACCATAATGCCAAGTCCGGCATTATCTAACAACGACCTAATTTCTAAGTTTTGCCCGTTGATGGTACCAAACAGTTTCAAACGGCTCGAAGCATAGCCGCCATACCCACCATAACCGCCATAACCTCCGTATCCGCCATACCCACCATAACCGCCATAGCCTCCGTATCCGCCATAGCCTCCGTATCCGCCGCCGCCACCGTTACAGTCCTCTCCATAGCCTCCATATCCTCCATATCCGCCATATCCGCCATATCCGCCATAGCCTCCATAACCACCATAACCACCATAACCACCATAACCTCCGCCGCCACCGCCGGCAGGGCTAGTGTAGAGTAATTTTTCATTAGATGTTAATTCACTAAAGCCCAGAGTCTGGCTAATTCCTCGATTATTCAAACTTGCAGTATCTTCAACATTAATTTTAATAGTGCCCATATCAATGAATATGGTTCTCCATGTATGGTAACCACAACCATATCCACCTGTAATACTGTATGCTACACGGATATCGCCGCCGGCATTAAAAAAGTGCCGAGCACTTTCATAACCGCTAAAATCTAACTCAACGATGCTGTCTAACTGGTTGGACCAATTGATATCTTTTGAATATGTTCCCAATGAACTGATGGTAGTATATGCTGGATCAACTGCATTACGCAAGTTGCGGGCACCATTTAATAATGACTCGGCTGAATTAAAAAAGTCAGCTGTGACTTTCTCTCCACGAGCAACAACCACTAATTCAATGTCACTGCTGTTTGTTCTTAAGGTGCTGATGTTGATGCGATCAACAATTTCATTTGTCTTATCTGCGGTAATTTTTTCACCGCGTTGTACATTGTCAACATTTTGGCCGCCCCAGCCCCAACGGATTGCATCTTGTACCGATGCGTCATTGCTTGGACCTTGATTATCATGCGTATCACCAAATAACTCGTTTACAGATTCTGTAAGTGAGTTAATGTAATCCGCTGTGATTTTATCTTTGCGGCTGACTGACATTATCTTACTCCAACTGTTGCTTCAACTTTACCAATTCCTGCGCCATCAAAATTAGCCAAACTGCGACCAACTATGCTCCATGCTGGAGAGTCAACTGATGCCGCTTGTGCAACACCCGGAACATCACTAGCAGTCAATCTGTCGCCGCGATTTACTTTGCCTTTGACTTTTACTGGAATACGACCAGCCACAGCAATGGCCAATGCATTTTTAGCATTCTTCTTTCTAGTATTCATCAAGTAAGCAGGACGCGATGAAACAATACCAAACACATTGGTATCAGCAATGCTGGTGGTTTGTGTAACTTCTGCTTCGCCACCTAGGCTTACTAAAGTACCAGCTTCATAAGTTGCATCGCCAACATAAATTTCTGCAACGTCAGCAAACTCAGCTTCAACTGCAACGCCGCGAATTTTAAAGTCCTGACTTGAATTCAAGTTCAATCCGCGACCAATTGTTCCTGCATCGTTGTAGTCACCGTCGTCTACATTGGGAGAGCCAACAGTTCCGCCGCAAAATACAGCTAGTCCTTCAGTGCTGGCTGGAACAAAATCTGCATCTACACTTAAAATTGCAACTAACACATTCTTAACCATAATCTTTATACACTTGTGGGGCGGTGTATTTGGAATTGCATCTTTAATATCTACTTCAAAAATTCCGTTGCCATCGCTAAATGCTGTGATGTTCATCCAATCTTCTGGACGGTTGCGATAGTCTGGACCAACATGCAATTGTAATGTTGGTGGAAGAGTTCCTGTCAACATTGGAACTGCCAGTGTCATTGCAGGGTCCCTGTTGAAGTATAGTTGACCGTTGAGCGAATTTAACTCGCCTCTTGCTTTACCTGCAAAGTTTTCAATATGGCGGGCAAAGTTTTCAGCAATAATTTCACCGTATCCCAGGTAGTTTTTACCAAGTAATACTAGGTCAGTTGATGTAGTGTCAATTTCACCGTCTAGTAGCGTTACCAGTGGTGTCATTTCGTCACTTTTAGTTACATTGTATGCCATTTCTTTTATCCTTTTGGCTAATTTGCCATTATGCTATTTAGTTTTATCCATTAACCAGCCCTGACTCTGAGGGTGTAAACAATTTGAATTGTTTGGTCTGCATTTTTTTGCACCGGGTGAAAGATAAAATGCGAAAGCAAGGTACCTGAATTTAATCCAGTGTCCCCTTTGGTCTTTAAACCTATTTCATTGAACTCAAATTCGCCATCGTATATTGTGGTTGCATCCAAGCTTGAACTTGTTGAATCAAATGTGTTATATGTGCTATCTACTGCCAATGGTTCATCATTTGCAAGCGTAGCAGTTACAATTGTATCAGAATAATTTGATCCAACATTGTGCTGAATAACTACACCATCAGATGATTCTTCCATTCTATTGATATCACTGTCGTCAACTACCCTGAAATAAGTTGGAGTGTACAAATCTGCACCTATACCAACAATATTTGGTTTTCTATAAGTTACTGTGCCATCTGTTGCAATGATGGCGGCTCCACAACCAAAGTGCATTTCACTGATAAATGATCCGGCACTTCTTGCCAATGCAAGCGACAGCGCCACACTCATATTTTCCTGGTGGATAGCATTTGAGCCTTCTACCAGAATCTTACCGGTGTTTAAGTCTTTTATCGTAATAAAAGTTTCTATGCTGATTGGTAACTCTTGTATATTCATATCAATATTTAGTTATTTTTTTATAACCCGCTTTAATCTTCATCAACTAATACTTGTGTAATCGTTGTAATGTTTATCAATAATGGACGGAGATCCTCGGTTGATAGTTTATCGTATGTGATGACTGGCTCCGGAGTACCATTTCGTCTACGATCAATCTGTCGAATATAGCCAGGCTCAACACCAATGATGTTCTTTTCTACTATTGTTAACTCTAGGTTTTCATCTAAAGTAACTGCCACTTGTTGCAATGACTTATTGACTGTGCCGCGATCTAACATTTCACTGTGGAAAGGTTTAACTTCAGTGATGTATTTTTTAATCAGCGTATCTTTCTTGTCATAGTAAATTGGTACTTGTGCCAGGTCATTGTTGCTGGTTGAGTCAAAGGTCAGATAGGTAGTTTTAAATATCCAATCTGCCAATGGATCTTGTACCAATGCTTCTTTGACCGTTGCAAAGAACACCAGATTGAAATAACCAACAGCATCGCCAACAAAGATATTTTCTCTGAGAGCTTTTAGTATTATTGCAAAAATATCAGTGAATCCTTCGTCCCATGGATAACCATCCCACTCTTTGACATCCCATCCGCTGGTACGCCAAATTGGATAGAATTGTATAGTACCATTCTTCTTGTACAATAGAGTAAACTGATTGGTATCTAAATTGTCAACTCTATAAACAGATTGAATATTGTTATCGCTGTCAACCAAGGCAAACTTTGTTGGATTCACATAGTTTAGCAATTCTGTAAACGAACGAATTCTAATTTCTTCGTTGCCCGGAGAATAATCATCTACTTTGTAATCTACATAGTACCAGTATTGAGTTACATCCAGTGCTTTTGATCCAAGCAATGGTTGCCAAATTCTTAGATATTTGTCCCATTCAAATTTATCAACAGCATTCACTTGTGCCAATTTATCATTGACAACATCAACAAAAGTTCTACGGGCATCTTGCAAATTCTTATACCAGCTTTGTGGCAACGGACTATATTCATTGCCGTATCTTCTCAACGGATGTAAATTGATATCCGGAACTTGTCTAGACTTGACAATAACTGCATAGTATTTGTTTTCTTCCAGCACATTTTTTACCAATGCTGTTTGAAATCTTGCAAGGTTATTAACAATACTATCAAATGATGTTGCATTGCTGAAGCCTCGAGTCACTCGGAATACTCCAAACGATGCAGATCCATCATCCTGCCAGACAAATTGAACTTCTTCTCTGTTGGCATTGATTGTTGGTAGCACTGGAATATCAAGTCCACCGTATGCATTAGTGTATGTAAAATCTATGCTGGTAGGATCTATTGTTGTGATTAGTTCGCCAGGCGCATAGCTTTGTCCAACAACAAATTGTCTTACATCATGCAACATTCTGTAATTGTCATATCCAACCAAACTGTCACGCAATCTGGTCACTGGATAATCTGGAATCACACTGCCTGCCATTCCTTCTGTTAACAGTATACCAGTATTGTGTTTTTGTTCTGGTTTCTTATTCTGTTCAATTCTTAGAATTACTTTGTCTCGACCGCTAAAGAATTTACTGATGTTTGCAATCATGATACTGGCCGATGTTGCACCAGTTGCATCATATGTTACTTGTATTGGACTCATCCATGCAATGCCATTGGCATCTGGATCATTTAAAACAAATTCAATTGATGCAGAGGTGTATGGTCGATCCATGTTTGTTGGCAGTTTGGCTACGCCTCGTTGCCAGTAGTAATATGTTGCAATTTTGCCACCGTTTGGTTGTGGCTCTTCAATGATTGAATATCGTAATTGTTCTATGCCACTGCTGTCATCTAGTCGTAGGCCAGGAGTATCTATTGTTGGTTCTTCCACTGAACTAACCCATTCGTAAATTACGACTTCACTGTCGGCAAACTGCTTGCCCCAATTGGTTGCACGATAACTCAATGAGCCTTGTTCATATTCAATGTATCGAACTCTGCTGGTATCCCACCAAGTTTTTCCAATGTCTTGTTTACCCCATGACATGGTAATAAATTTATTCAACACCCCAAGTTCATCAACATTATATGATGCTGGATCAACTGGTTGGCGGTGGTTAATATATTGTGCCATCTCATTGATGCTGGCACCTTTAAACGGATCGTACACTTCTAATGTACCAAGTATATTTTCAGTTTTTTCGTCGAGTATCTGTACCTTATGTATAGCATATGGATCAGTCATACGAGCTTCACTTTCAATCACCAAGTCATCGTTTGCTGTTGCGCCATACACAATTACTGTGAACTTGTTGTTGTATGGCACAGATCCTTGACCAGTATTGTCAATGTATGCTCTCATGCCCTTTAGCCATGCTTGAGTCGTTTTACTTTGATTGTATTCAGCAATGGTCTCAAATTTAACCGGAGCCAGTTTGAATGCAACAGTATTATAAACAATTTGGTCTGAGCTACTTCTTGCTGGAATTAAGATGTTGTAATCGTCAACAACTTTTAATACCTTATGAACTTTGTCATAGTTTCCGTCATTGTTTCCAACCATTACAATATAGTCTTGTGCTCGTAATCCATGCGGATCAGCAAAAGTAACCTTGCTTTCATTTGCAGAGGTGTCTAATGCATTTGGACAAGTTTCTTCAACATACATTGGACTGAATGTTTGTAGAATGTTCCATCCATAACCAGTTGTTTTTAATTTCCAATATGATGTAACTGATGCAGTAATCTCAGCACCAGAGCCTGCTTGGCTTGTGACTGTCAGCGTTGGTATCTGATCAAATACAGCACTTGAGTTTGTAATTACAACGCTGTTGATTGCACCACCAGCTGTGGCAGTGACTGTTGCGACTGCAGGCAACAATGCAGTGGATCTAGTTGAATCGGTGATTGTAATGATTGAACTTGTAGTATAGCCACTTCCGCCATCTAAGACATTGATTTTATCAATGACTCCAATTCGGTTTACAGTTAAAGTAACTGGTGCCAAAAAGCCAACAGTTACATCTGATGAATCTGCATCAGTCCAATACGGATCAACAATTGTCACTGTTGAGTTAGCACTATAAGAACTACCACCTGTGATCACTGTTACGCTGGTCAACTTTCCATTTACAATATTTGGAGTGTATGTAAAACCAGCACCAGAACCACTATTAATAACAACTTTAATATCAGCAGCCACTAAAATGTTGCTACCTTGACCACTTGGAAGTACATTAATTGCTGTTATGACGCCATTGGTAATTACCGCTGTTGCCCTGGATGGGTTTCGTCTTGTCACAGATATTGTTGTACCTTGTGTGTATCCTTGGCCCGGTGTTGTAACTGTAAAGCCGGTGATTACACCATTTTGTGATCGTGCAAGCGATGGAAGTGTTACATCTTGTACTGCCGTAACAGTTATTGAGCCGCCAACACCAGTTCCTGTTTTATTAACAAGGTTATAACTTCTGGTTGCATATGATTGGCCGCCCAAGGCCAAAGTGGCATCGTTTGGAATTATTACTAATTTTTTAATACTGTTTGCATTTGCTAAACTGCTTATTGGCGATTTGCTGTAATTGTACAAGTCGACATTGTCTTCAATATTTTCAAATACTGCAATTATTAAATCAAAAATTGACACTAGTTCTGTTTTTAATTGTGCTTTTTGTGCGGTAGTTACTGATCCAGCAAAGGCCGCATTACTGGTTATTAATGTAACAAGATTGTCAATTTCCTTGTCTAAGTCTGTTTGACTTATTAGATCAGGAACTACCCTGGCAGTAACTTTTACATTTGCATTGGCCAGTGTGCCTCGAGTATATCGATTGGTACCAATGTCAAATGAGCTACTTGTGACATTTTTTAATTCGCCCTCAACACCAAAATCAGGCCCTGCAAGATACACATTGTTATTTCCAATGTATGAAATTATTTCACTATTGGCGCTGTCAATTATGTCAGATAAAAATGATTGTATATCTGCGTTTGTTAAAGTTGGCACTATCTGTTTCAGTGTTGTATAGAATGAAGCGGCACCAGATAAAATGCTAGCCTTTTCAACAGTTGAAATTTTAAAATTATCCTGGTCAATTCCGCTGACCCAAGCAACCAATGGTGGAGTTGACTGCGAAAATAGGCCAATATTGCCTGATGTATAATTTACAGCAAACGGTGTTGACGTCAACGCATTAATTTCAGAGACTCTGAATACTGCGTCCGTTGCAGACTGTGAGGTTGTATCTTTTTGTGCAACTAATAAATCTCCTACCGCATAACCTGTTCCAGCATTCAAATAACCAAAGGTCTTGATTACATTGTATCTTGTAAATGTACCGCTGGAAATGTTATCTTCAATGATTGGAACTATCTGTGCACCAGTGCCAGTGCCATTCACTGTTACAATGGTATTATCTAAGGTGTAGTTATTGCCAAATCCAATGATACCAGTTGGCATATTAGCTGTTCCAATTCTACCAGTGATGGTTTGTTGAATTGTATCATTCTTATATGTTGCACTTAATAGTGCTGTTCCACTGCCACCTGCCACTGCAATCACTGTGGTTTCTGGATTGTACCCACCTACCGTATCTACCACATTGACAGTTTTAATTGTGCCATTGACAACTGCGCTGACATTTCCAACAATGGTTGATCCAGATTTGATTAGGTCACCAACTTGATAATTTAAACCTTTTTGTGTAATTTTTAATTCAGCAATGCTATTGTTAACAAATGTACTGCCACTGGTGTGCGGCTTGATACAAACATTGTAAAACCCATTTATATCAATGATGTCGCCAACATTGTACAATGTTGATGCCGTCCAACTGCCTTTGTATTTGGTATTAATGTTAAAGCCATAGTCGCTGACCCAAACATTTGGCAATAGTCTGCCATCAATTGGTTGTAAGTTCCACTGAGTAGAATCAAATACACTGGTTGATGAGCCGGTTATCTTGGCCTTGGCTCTGTACAAGTTGCCTTCCTGCCAGCATAGGTCGCTGGGTTGATAATTGTTGTAGATGCTAAATCCGTTGGTTGAAAAAATATCTGATGTGGTTAATAAATTTGCTGGATCAACTGTGACATTGGCCAAGATTGAGTTATCAGTCTGATCAACATTGATAAAACTGGCCAGTGTTAAATTGCCCAACTCACGCATTTCAATGTCAGTATTGAACAATTGTGGATTACCAGCATTTGGTAACCAATTCTTAGTGTCGTCCAGTCCAGTTTGAGTACTGCGATCAATGGTGGCAAATTCATATGGACGAAGTGGTTTGGTTACCCAACGCTTGTCCTTCTCCCAGATATCAATGATGTTATCACTTAAACTGTCGTATAGGTATGTGGGGCGAGATCCATTATTTGTGCTGATAATTCCACCGTAGCCGCGTGGTTGGAAACGCACCACTTGCTTGCTTGCAGTAAAATCTTGTCGTCTTAATTCAACTTCCCAAATATTTTCGCTTTCTAAATTGCCAAAGTTGCCAGTGGTAATCAACCACTGTTCATTCAATTCAATATCTTGTTGTCTGCCTGGAATATCAATCTTGGAATTTCTTAGTAGTGCATCCACAGCCAGGTTTGTACCCATGGCAGTTTGTAGGCCTTGCTTGTAAAAATGCTGAGTGCTTTTATCTTGTATCAACTGATCAATGATTGTTGATTTAGCAGGAACAACATCCGACTTTGCAATGTCAGTTTTGATTGAGTCAAATGCATTTTGCTCTGGCTTGTGGCTGTCTACGATATCACTGACCAACGCATCAAAGCCAGGAATTAGGCCTGCTGGTGTAAGTGTAACACCGCGAGCAGTTGGACGACCAGTCCAACCATTTGTTCGGCGAGCCGATAACCCAAGCACATCAATTCTATTTCCAGTCTGCAGATCAATTACCAAATCTCCAAACTTGGTTTTACGATTAATGTACACAACATGATCATAATCTCTAGTGGAAAAGTTGACAAATACAATTTGTTGACCAGCAGTTGGTACAATCTTATCTACATTCTTTTCATACTCTCTTGTGATTTGTAATTCATTTGATAGCGCAGAACGCCCAGTTGAAAACAATACCTTACCAGTTCGACCCAAGTCTGCATCTAACCTGTCCAAGGTTCCTCGAGCATGACTAAATTTTAATCCGTCTTCTGTTGCTACGCCAACCAAACAAAAGTGATCAGTTCCCCAGTTTTCTGCGATCCATGTCAGTGCATCAAGTCCAGCTTGTTGCCAATTTGTTATAGTGCCACGACTGTTGACTTGATCTAAGATCAGTCCCTGTGACTCTTGATATTTTTGTAGGCCTTCAAAGAAAGTAAACAGAGCCTGTTTATCATTGATATAAGATCCATACTGCAACTCATGTGAGATATTATCCCAATCAGAGTAGCTGACAAAAGTTCCGTTTGGAGTCACTATCTGGCTACGAGATGTTGGATAGCTTTCTGTTAAACTTTGAGCAGATGGTTTGAAAATTGTAAAATATTTGTGACCAGGATCAAAACCATACACTCTAAATCCGTCACCATCTTTTTCAACTCGTACTGCACTATATCTTAATTTAGAAGTGCTGACTCCGGGGCTCAACGTCATTAAGAAGTCTTCGGCAGGAATGTAGAATCCATTTTTAAATTTTGCGTAATACATTTTCAGTGTGATTACGCCATCACTAAAGCCACCAACTCCAAATTGTAATCGACTGTCCAATGACATTAGTTCGTTTAACGGTGCTTGCCCAGTTAAATTAAATTCTCTATAAGCTTCAAATAACACTGAACCCATACCAATTGTTGGACGATCTTGAAAGAACTGTCCTGGTGGCAATGTATTGGTTCCTTTTTGTTTTGGACTATTGGTATCTGTGTCATTGACAAAAGGATTGATTGCTTCATCCATGAAGTTATGAACAATGTCATAATCTTCTATGGCATGTAAAACATTGTCCCATGCGCCAGCAATGCTTCGACGCCAGGCCACTTCTACAGGTGACCATGATCCAATCTCCCACGGTTGCTGGGCAACATCAGAGCTGGGTGCAGGTGTATTCCACGCCACTGGATCTATTAGATTGCCAGCTTGATCCACAGGAAATGTGTCAAAATTTCTACGATAGCTGACGGCCACAGTCACTGGCTTTCCTGGCTCGGTCACAATGCCAAATCTTAGGGCATTTTCCAATGCACTTCGTTTTGTTGCATCTGTCCAAGAGTAGTAATTGTTCCACCAAGTGGGCGCAGAATCGTAACCCAGTGATTCCCACGGAGCCGTATCCAATTGATAAGTGTCAAATGCATTTATATAGATTGCTCTCCAGCTTAGACCATTGTAGTTCCATGTCCATGCATCTTCTGCATCAAAATCTGATCGCTCCTGATAGTCAATGTTGTTTGTGGTGTACCATTCAATTTGTGCTTTGGCCTGTGCTTCTAATATTGGCAAGCTACGATACGCCCTGTATTGTCGCTGTTGATTTACTGCGCCCACCAAATGGATGCAGTTGTTGTATGTTCTAGTTTCTAACTCTAAGATTACTAAATTACGAAGGTCATCTTCATCTGTGCCGTACATGGCAATTCTACTGCCGTCATGTCGCTGAATATACTTGCGTGTATTTTGACCCCATGTTTCTGTGACAAATCCAGGCTGGTATACTCCACTTAGCCCAAGCTTGGCTGGACTGGCTGGAATTCCACTGTATACACCAGACTGACTTGAATGATAAATTTCAATTTGAGTTCCATCTGCTGGTGCAGTTTTAAATGTGACCAAAGCGGCGTAGGCATCTACTGCATAATCATTCTTGGATACCAGTTCGCCGTTGGCGTAAACATACACAATATCCGGACCAAAAAAGTCCAAGTATACGACTCCGTTGCCACCAGTGTTGACATTAAATGTCAATGTGCCATTATTAACAACATAGCTGGCTTTATTCATACCATTGGTTGAAACAGCCATGCCAGAAATTGCATCTGGGGAACTGTAGGTAAGTCCCAGCAATGATTCTTCTAAGATGCGGTCAAGATTTTCTCGTGGAGTGCTTAAATTAAAGTCTAACAAATTAAAATTAGATTCCAATTTGGAAATAAATTTCCTCCACCAGCGCCAGCCACTGAGTGATCTTGCAATCACGCTGTCTTGTATTGTAGGCGACAGACGGAAGCTGGTCCATGCACTTCGCATGCTACTGTTATCTGCCATTATTGCACCATCAGCGTCAAACACATAGTCTACTGAATTCCAACTTTGACTGTCTGATCGTTTGTTGGCATTAATGCTTGATGTCATATTATGCACCAAACGACTTGGAGTAAATTCTCCTAAGTTGATGTTTTGTTCAGGATTGAATACCAGCCCTGGAATTGCAGTGATATGGTCATTGTCAGCATGGTCGCCTTGATGTTGAATTTCAAGGGTGCCTTGGCCGTCGGCCTGTAGTTGCACCGATGTAATGGCCCATGATGAATCTCGTACCACTGTGAAGCTGTAGTCTACAGGCAAGCCGTTTAATTTTACTTTTACATTTCTTGGATCTTGTTTTACATCAATGACTTTTGCTTGTATTGATTTTCCGTCAATGGTGATGGTTAACTTTGATGGTGCATCAGCTGGAACTACAAATGTAAAATAATTATTAACAATATCAACATCAAAGCTGGTCATATCAACGCCGCTGATTGTTGCCACGCTTGGATTACCATCTACGAAAACTGTAAAGTTGGCAGATTCACCAGCGGCAATCCTTGGCAAGTTTTTGGCAACAATACTAAAGTTGTCTAGGTAAACTGCTCGTAAAGTATTGTTTATTACTTTAATGCCCCAGTCATACTTGGGCCACATTGTGGCGTCCAATTCAACTGTTGAATTATCAAAGTCGGCAACTGTTCTAATTGCCCAACTCTTTAAACGGAACCATGCTCTGCTGTAACCAATGCTGAGTTGATTGATCAACGGAGTGTTATCAGTCACCCGTCTGAATTGATATGGACCGCTGACTGTTTTAGAGGCAGTGCCTTGATTGTAGTATGCAAAATTTTGTAATGTATGATTATATACGATATCATACATTGCATCTGATGCAGTATTGTCAGCTGTCAACTCACTGAATTGTGAAGGTAAAAATTTTAAGTTATATCCAGATTCTGCATCGTATTTGTCACCATTGACAATTTCAATAATTGCAGAACTTTTAATATCTGGATTATTTGGATTGTTACTCAGTTTGACATTTGTTGAATCATACAATTCAAACAATGGTTGCTGTGTACGAGAAAGTCTGGTTTGTGCCAGAATTGCTTGACCGTTGACCCAATGATACTCCAACAGGTAATTTGCGTCTGTGCTGTAAGGAGTATCAATTAATACTGCATCTCTATTCCTGGCTGTTTCAGGCACGAATCCATTTGTAACAGTTTCGTTTGATAAAACATTTATAATTTTGTTTTTATAGATGTCGTTGACTAACCATAAAATTCTTAATTTATCAACTGGTACTCCGGAGATGCGGTATGTAATGCTCCAATGTTCTGGTTGGTTCTTCAACCAAATAATTTTTCCATTGGCAACTTCATAAAGAATTTTCTGACTCACTGTGTTTAATAATTCATCAAACTCTTGTATTGTAAAACTAGACCGGTTGAGAGCAGTTTGTATGTTATTGCCCTGTGACAGTGCCCGAACAATTATATCGGGTTCTATTTGTAACTTTCGAGTTGTGCTTATGTATTTTGAATTTAGAATTTCTAAATCTAGATCTACAATTGGCAAATTGATGAAATCGGATACAGCAACACCATCTATTGATGTGACTAAATTTGGCCATGCTCTAAAAAAGATTCCATGGTTGAACAATTCCAATGTGTCATCAAATTCAACAATGGGTCTTAATGCTTGTGCTGGTAATGCATTTGTGTTTGAGCCAGAAGATGTAACAATATCATTGAAATTGATGTTGAGATAGTCAGCAGTAGTTTGTATGGTGTCTTTATGATACCATACATTAACCCTGCTATTTGTATTTCGAGTTCGTGCTCCAACTTTTTCTAAGATATAATGTTTTTCATTGATACCTTTGATTGCGCCGTCCCACTCAACACTATCCCATGGTACTGCTGTTTTATCCCATAGAGTTTGAATTGCCTTACTGTACCTTGTGTTGGTGTATTGGTGTGTTCTAGACAACAAGCGAATGCCGCCGGCTGTTCCTACTCCGGCAATTTGCCATCGTCGACTGGCCTTGTTTGAATCTTCATCAGTTGTTAAAAAATACTCAACGCAGTTTAAATTCACTGGTAAGTCTACGCTTGGAACAGTTCCATTCCAATGTATGGTATTTGCAATTACATCATAATCAACTTTAAAAGTTTTTACAATGCCATCAACTGTGACAATAATTTTACTTCGGTCATAGGCAACAAAGTCACATTCTATGTCAAGACTTGATTTTCCATTTGTTACTGTGTCGATTACAAAATTAGATAGTATTGGTACAGTACCAATTCTTGCTGGTTTATTAAAGGTAGCTTCGGCTGACGGAACATTGTTGAATACAACCCGCATTCCATTTTTCAGTTCAAGGCGTTTGCCGCTTCGTTGTAAAACTGTGGTGTACGCTGGCTTTCCTAGAATGTCATTTTGAATGTCAAAAGTTTCTGTTTCGGTTCCAGTGATGAAGATCACAGGCATTCCTTCCTGTATCCAATAATAGTCTGGCCAATTGATAAATTTGTCCGGATCAATTGGTAAATCTAAGATACTAACTGGAACTGTTGTTTCTTTGGTCCTGTCGTTTAATCCCCAGCCATGCGCCACTTCATCTGCGCTCAATGTTGCTGGAGAGTTATCCGCACGGTAAACTAAAAGTCCTGGCTCCAGTTGTCTTTTTGCTGTTGGATGCGGCAAGTAGTCATTGACCAACGACTTTGTTGTGCGCCTGCCAACGGAGTAATTCAAATCTTCCATGGCATGCGGCTGGAACATGTCTTCCATTACTGCCGCAATTAATTTTTTATTGGTATCTGTCCTGAATATACTTGGAAGTAATTCTGGTACCGTTGGCAATGCCAACTCATCCAAGCGTTCGCCTGGATAGGTTTTAACAGATGTGCTAACTGGATTAATTTTTGTTGGGTCTTGCGCCATTTTTACATGATTCCGGTTGGTGAAACTTGACTAGAAATAATTTCTACATTGTTCACAGTTGCGCTACTAATGAAAATTTCATTCTGCTCACATTTAATTTGAAATAGATCATTTGGTGTTAGATTACTTTGCAACGGCACTAGAACAATACTGCTGATTACGCCGCCCAACTGCTTGTGTACCCACGAAGCCATGTCAGTAAAATAAAAAGTTTCGCCAAAATCCCAATTACTAAAGTTAAAGTAGGCATTGACACTTGCAACGACTCTACTCCTAATTTCAGCATCGCTGACTTTTGTGCCGTCACTCTTGGTGACACGAATTGTCACTTGATATCGAGCATCAGATCCAACTCCAAAAATTACTTTGTAGTCAACTGGATGGAAAACAATGCTGTCGCTGATGCTTTTGTAAGGAATAATAGGTTGCATCAATTGTTCCAAGCTGTAGCTGGACAATGGCATTGGACGAAGACCTGATGCGGCTCCGTTGTTTACCCAAAATCTAAATGCTTGATTAAAATCAGTTGTCAACACAAACATATCAATGATGTTGGTAGTTGTTGGATCAACTCTGTTGTCTCTTAGAGGAACATGATTGTACTGAACTTTTAAATCTTGTCTACCACTGACTCCATTTAGGTCGCCTGGTACTGTGACAGAAGCTGTTGGTTTCAGTGTGTACTGTCCTCTGGCATCAGTAAATTCTTGTTTTACTAAATTCACAATGTGATCACTGGTGTTGTTTGTACCTGTGTTGATAATTGAATCAATGATTGTTGGATCATCTGGAACCAATGTATCTAGTAGTCCTGGCAACAATACCTGCACTCTTTTTGGATCGTAACGACCATCATCTAGTCTAAAGTAGTCAACCACATCTAATTCTAGCTCATTGATTAAACCAACATTGACATTTAAAAACTTAACAGAATCTTTAATAACACGACGAGTTGTTTGATCTAATGCACTGCCAAACCGTTGATTATGAAAGGACAATTCACTGTCACTGCCAAACGCTGTTTGATCTCTTCTTAATACACTGGCCCAAACTTTTGTCAGAGGATTATGTACCAATCGAATCATCCAGCTACTGTTGCCTCTGAAGGTTGCTGTGCCTGCTGTTGTTAGATCAAGACCTTGCCCTGTGATATCATTGATCAAGTCAGCTGACACAACAAACCATCGATCTTTAATGTTATCGTAATACAAACCAAAGTTTTGTTTGGCCTTGATTTTTTCTTCTATTTCAGACAGTTCGTTGATGTTAAACAATGTTCGCATGCTTGGAATCCATCCAAACAACTGTCCGTCGGCTATGGTGCCATTGACAAATACAGCGCCTTGCCCATTGGCACGGAGTCCTGTATTGTTTCCGTCATTGTCACCTACCCCAAAACCTTCTCTGTAGATGTCTAATATTTTTGCCCATTTGTCAGATGAGAATTTGATTAGAGAATTTTTCTTTAGTGTTCGATTCTCTAGTATTGCAGTTCCTTTTCCTACTCGCACTGGTTTCTTATCTGCGTCTGCCACATCATAAAAGTATCCGTGTGTTATTCCATTGGCATAGTCAACTTTGTGCCAGACCAATGAAGAGTCGCTGCCAATTCGTAAAAGACCACTGGCATCATCATACAGATACTTTTTATAGTATAACTGATGTGTGCTTCGGCTCAACAATGATTCTTGTACCCAACTTAAAACTTCATCGGTTGTGGAACTATCTTGTAATGTTGTTTCAACTGTATTTTCAGATGAGTAAATGAAACCGTCGCTGGCCAATGTGATCACTGGACGATAAGTTGCTGTTGGATCTTGTGTGTCAGCATAAATGCTTTGACCAGCAAAGGTTCTGCTGATTGACAAGATCTTGTCGACACCGCCAATCTGGCCTTCTGGATATATGTTGTAGTCGCTGGCTGTGATCATGCGATCTTGACTGGCCGCTGTTCTGGCCGCACGATTTTTAATCTGTGTTATTGTTTCGCTCAGTGAATTGTTTATTGGTTCTGACAATTGCAATGTGCAAACTAAGTCTTGTTCTTTTCCTTCACTGTCAACATATCTCAGCGCGGCTTGCATGCCAAGTACATCAGATGGCACAAACGAAATTTGTTCCATTGCACTTTGCCTATACCAAATTCTAATATTTCCTGTGGGAATATCTGCAAATGTGCCATCACCAAATTTGATACTGATTGTGTCGTTTTCTTTTGTGATTACTTCGTAGATCTTTCTAGTGTCTTTATTGATTGCATTGAATGCAATATTTTTACCAACGGTACTTGGAACTTTAGTCCAGCTGTCAATGATTCGACCAGAGCCGTCAACACTTTGTACCCATACATCGCTTTCATTGATGCCGGTGGCGTCAACATCAATCACGCGGTTTTGAATACTGGTTTCTAATACATGATCTTCATATGAGAGTGTGCCTTGTTTGAATAACAGGAACCAACCATTGGTTGAATTTGCATAACCAGTTCCGTCATTGTTAAACAACATTGTCATGTAACCATAAGGATTAGGAGTCGATTCTAGGGCCAACTGTGTGGTTGCATCAATGACCATTGGTACAATTTCGCAGTTGTAATTTGTACTATTGCGACCGTTGAGATTGAATGCCTCTACCATTGTTCTATTTTGCGATTGTGAAATTTGATACAGCTCTCTAGAAATGCCATTGGTAATTGCCGAACTAACTGGACGACCAATTGGAGTAGCTTTATTAAATGCCTCATTGAGGATGATACTGGTCTGTTCGTTAAAGTCAGGATTCAACGGATCAGCCCACACCACAGTTGTATTTGCAAGGTTTGCACCTTTGCTGTCATATAAATCTTGACTTGTTTTTATTGCAGAGATGCGAAGAAAGCCGCCGGCGTTAAAATTACGAAACGGCTTGTATCCCAACTGTCTGGCAATGCTTAAAATATTGCCGCGATTTTCAGCAGTCTCTAAAAAAGTTTCTCTTAAATTTAAATCACTTCTGAAAGCTAAATTTTGTCCAATATATGACATCAAGTCAATCAGTGCAACATACTCGCTGGAGTTAATAAAGTCAGTGAAGTCTTCTGGGTAGTTTGTTTGTATGTGATTTAACAATGCGGCGCGAAGACTTTCAAAGTCGTAGGCTTTAAAATCTGCATTGACCAAATACCTATAGTTGTTCAGCCAACTCTCTGCGGCATTTAGTTGTCCAAGGCGTCGAGTCTGGCTCATTTTGTTTCCGTTCCTTTATCGTATGTTAAGGGCAATGTAACTGTTTCATCAGACGGACGATAGGTTACTATAACCTCTAAGGTTAAAGCATTTGGTCCATCACTGACTGTCACGCTCTCCAACGCCCAACGAGGGTCATTGCTAATAATAGATCTGACATCAGCCTCGATGAGAGCAATTGTTGCATCATCCAAGGGCTCAAACAACATTTCCCATACAATACTTCCAAAGGTTGGCATCATAACACGCTCGCCTTTGCGGGTGTTAAAATGGTTTAATAAGTCTTGTTTGGCCAAGTCCATGTCGTAACGAACTGGCTTTAAAAAAGTAGTTCCTACTGTGCTGTACCCGCGAAATCTTGATGTAAATGTTGGCATAAGCCTATTTACCAATATGTATTATACTGGGTTTTATCAACCGGTGGCTGTTTTTTTAGCTTCTGGTTGTGTTGGCGTTCCTGCCACAGCATTGCCGCCAGTGTGTGGAGATCCGTACTTGTCTTGCAGTTGTTCTTTGGTTAATCTACTGCCCGGAGGTACATTTCCAGTGTTGAGATAGTTGCTTCTTTCATATTGAGCTTGTTGTTGGGCAGTTGGCTTTGTTAAATCTGGTTGCAGTCGTTTGCCGCCTGCTGGTCCACCACCATCTTCACTGTCCCATTTTCCGTCTGGGTTTCTGGCTTTGTTATTTCTTACAGCGGCTTCGTCTGATTTCACACCCTCGCTTAGTAAATCTTGCTGAGTTTTCTTTACTTCTATCTCGCCAGTCATTGCAAATTGTGCTTCTTTGCTTTTGACTTCAGCAGAATTGCTAAATTTACCATTGGCCCAAATTTTAGCAATATCTTCTCTGGTTGGCTTGCCATCTGAAGCTGCCGCTCCTGATGCAACCAGTTGGTCTGCCATTTCGTATGCCGCTGATGGATTTCCAAATGCCGCCATATGTAGTGCATCCACTTGTGATTGTGTGACACACACTGGTTTGCCGGCGCCAGCGATGGCTTTTTTAAGTCGAGCTCCCAATGGTGGACTAATGTGTCTGTCCATGATCTGCCGTGCCGCTGTTCTGGCTTCTGCTTCGCTTGGGCCATCTTTAAGAGCTTGCTTGATGTTTGGATCTAATTTGCTGGCAGGATTTCCTGGACCCCAAATGTCTACTCGTGTTCCGTAGCCAACACTATAACCAAGATAGTCTGAGTATTGCATGCCTCTATAGGCTTCTCTGGAAAGATTTGCATTAAATGCTTCTTCGCTGATTCTATATTCTGTTATGTCTGGCACACAATCAATGGCATCTGATTTTGTAGCTGGTGGAATATCTTTATAACTTTCTGGTGTTGGAACAATTGCTGGTGACGGCACATCTCCAGCAGTTGGTTGTTCGCCACCCTTGTGTGAATGGCCGCCATATGGTTCTGCTTCAGGTACTCGAACAGAAACGCTTTTACCAACTTCACTGTTGGTAATTAAACTGTTCTGACTTGGCAATGTTGCTCTGTCTGCAACAGGTCCATTCAAGTCAATGCGGTTTGCACTCAATCTCATTTGACTGTCAGCAAGTATATGCACATTGGCCGCTGATGTAATTTTTACATTGGTGGTTCCAGTTATGTTAAATTCTTCACATGCTTCTACCACTGCATTTTTGGTGGCGCTTAGGTTTAGCCCTGCGCCGGCATTGATGTTGATGTCCAGGTTGGCATGAAAATTAATATTTTCTCCTGCGTGAACACTGAAATTTTTAGAACAGTACATGTCAATATTGCCAGTGTCTTCGATTTCTACCCAGGCAGTTCCTGACGCATTACTGAAGTAAATAAATCCTTCTTCAGCATCCAATAGAATTTGATTTCCTTTGCGGGTTCTAAATTGTATCTTGCCACCGTTGCCATCTGCACCATCGTCCAACAATAGATTATTTTGTCCAGGCGTTAAAAAGCCGTAGGCATATCCTGGATGTTTGCCCTTGGCTCTAAAAGGACTTGCATTGTTGTGGCCTCTTCTTAGATCGTTGCCCAGTCCTTGCACATTAATTTGTGCAGACTTTGGATGCTTGGGTCGTCGTTCTTCGTTTGGATCAGCTTTGTTATATCTGTTTCTCTCAGCCAGGGGTTTGATTTCATTTTTATGTGTTAGGCCAGATGCAATGCCAGGCAATGCATGAGTATGTGAATCAAATGGCAAGCAAGCCCACCATATGCCTTGATGCAACTCTCCGTTGATAAATCCGCAAATTACTTGTACATCTGGATGCGGTGGTACCATCCACATTCCATAGCTCTGACTGGTCTGAGCAAATTCTGTTGCGCTGGTTGATTTTGATTCTGTTGGAGTATTACTGCCGCCGGCAAATGGAGGACAATATCTTACTGTGAACCAACCTTTTTCATTGCTTTCTGCGGTACTGCTCAGTTGAGAAATCCATACACGCAATCTTCCTAGGCCTTCTTTGTCTGATGCATCTTTTACCTTGCCGATGTAGATGCCAAAGTTTTTTGCGCCACCACCACCACCTGCTGAATGATGTTGTGCTTGGCCTCCTTGGTTAGTTGCTTTCATGTTTTGTCTTTATCATGGTCTGCCGCCTGGCGTGGCAGCGGTTGTTGGTCCGGCACTGGTGGCAGAACCTTTACCGGTTTTGGTATCATTGGGTTTACTTGTGGCAACATCTTTTTTCCATGGATTTGCCAATACATCTCTATTTGCTGTCAATTTTGTTGTAAACTTTCCCTTCTGAAATCTATTTACAATTGTATAGGGCCAATATATTCCAGTTATGGCATCACTCTTACGCAAGGCCATTGTGTCATCGGGGCCATTGTCTGCACTGGGCACTTGTGCCTCAAAGTAAAATGCTCCTAGCCATGTATGTGTACTTGCAGATTTACGCTTTTCAGCCATCTTCTCTTCTGTCAATTGTTCCTTTTCGTATTCCCAAACATCATCTTCCCATGGTTGCGGCTTACCTGGCGTTCCGGGTATTTGCATCAACCAATAAGGATCTCCAACTACCTCTAGGTCTAATTTAACTAATTCGCCGCCACCGCTCATGCCATTGGCCACTTGCCGGTAGATACTGTACTCCTGTGCATTTTCCACAGATAACGCACCTTGGTTAGAACCTTGTTGTACTGTGGTATTCATATGATACCACTGTGCTTGCGTTGGGTGCCAACCTTCTCGTGGTGCAGTTGGTCGATAGAGCAGATCTTCCATGTAACTTGTTGCCTTTGTTGCCGGTGGCTTTTGTACTGTTTGTGCCGCGGCGCAGGTTACAGTCTTTGAACTGCTTTTACCAGCTGACTGCTTGCCTGGTATTGAAGTTGCGGCAGTACCTTGAATTGGTTTTCCATCTTTGTCAATCCATAATGGACGAACACTTCTCCACATGTTGTCAATTTTAATTTCAGTATTGATAACTTCAATGTTTTCACCTGTATAAATCCACTTATAAACTTTTCTCAGCAGACCTTTTTTAATCCAGTTGTCAACTCGTTTGTCCCTGTTCTTAGGATCTTCAGAATCCTTGTATTCCTGTGGACTGACCACTGCGGTTGCATCTTCTCTAGTTGTTAAAAAGTAATGCACCTCTTTGGCACTATGCCCTAGCTTTTCGTCATACGCAATGTCTTTACATCCTGGAATAATTGCCAGGGTCTTCATTGGCAAATGAATTGAAGCTGGATTGGTGTCAGTTGCATTGTACTCTTTCTTTCCATCAGTAACACGATGTAGAAACTTTAATAAGTTAGGACTGTTTGGCATTGAATTGGTAATGAATTGCTGTATTGTTTGTCCTGGTGTACCTTGTATTTCTCCGGGTATCATACCCCAAAGAGAAGTGACGTTCTGCCATAGACTATAAGAAAATGTTAAGTTTGTAATGTCTTTGTGTGCAGAGATCACATACTTGTGTGGAATACAACGAAGTCCGCTTTTTACTTTTTCTGCTTCTCTGTCGTTCAGCGCCTTTGCAAGAAATGTACAAAATTGTGTAATTGTATTGGGGCCGTCAGTCATTCTGAAACCGTCTTCTAATGTATAGTGATCATTCAAAACTGCGGCGCCATCATTTGGCACAGCTTTGAAATCATATGTTGCACCTTTATAGTCCAGTTTCATATGTAACTCATCCAGGCGAATGTACCAACGAAAAATTAGTTCTTCGCCTTCCCAGCCTTTACAAACTTCTGGCATGTCTGAATCAGTATTGTATCCTGTAAACCATACTTCAAGCAAATATATTGCTATACCATTGGTGGAATATCCTAAATTCATTGCAGATAGGCTAAGAGACTCAATTAGTCTACCACCCACTGGTTCTACTATTTTACCAGAGATGCTGGTTGGCTGTTGTGTGTAGTAATTGCCCGTGGCATTTTTTGTTCCTGCTACTGCTATTTGTAGTTCTTCTAGGAATACAGATCCGGCACCACCTGTTTCCCACATTACAATGCCATTTTTATAGTCATACGATCGTTCTAGTCTAGTCAGTGTGGTCTCTGCCAGTGGCATCATTGTCAATCTAGTGTTATAGGTCATATTCCTATAATTCTGCAAAGGATTATAATGTGTGTCAGGTAATCCTATGTCATCATTATAAGTTGGCTTTGTGTTTGGTCCTGTGGAAGGAGTAGATGGTGGAGTCGAGTTGCCAACTGATGCCAACTGCGCGGCTGTTGGGCCACCTTGGCCTCCTCTGCCAGCACCAGCACCACTTGGCGCAGGAATTGCCTGTGTGGCTCCTGCTCGCTGTCCTTGTGCTGTGATGTTTGGGTTGCCGAATGCGGCGCCACCGGCATTTGAAACGAATCCTGGGCGGGTTGCCATTATGTTACTCCAGCAATATCTTTTTTAGACAATACTATCAATGTCATTCCAATTTTTAAATCTCTGATAGGATCTTTGATCTGATCTCTGTTGAGTAGCGCAATCACCCACCAGTACTCACTGGTGCCGTATAGATCATAACTTAATAAATCCATGCGGTACTGATACTTGGGAGCCACTACCAACAGCTCAGGCGTTTTATTTCTGAGCATGTCTTCTGCGGCAGGCAATACAGCGCGATCTAAATAAAAATCGTTTACTGGTGTATTTGCGTACTGATTAATTCCAACAGTTTCCATTTAAATGTATCCATTTCCAAGTAACTGGCCTGAATGAAACTTTTCAAGTGTGTAGGTTTTGACAGCTTCCAGCGGATTAATTTGAACAATCAAGCTGACTGACATTTCAAACAACACCGGTACTGCCATTGTTCCACCCAATGCTGAAGCAGTTATGTAATCTACATCGTTGGGGAAATCATAGTTAAAACTTTTTACCACCACTGGAGTATTGTTGTAGAATCCATGTGCTGTAAATCTTCCAATGGGAGGAGGTGTACCTTTCTTTGGGTCACCTCGGCCATAGTACATGCTGGTGGCACTTCGTAACAGGTGAATGGCATTTATTGTTCTAATTGCCTCTTCAGCACTACGACTAAACCAAGGGCCACTGATGCTGATCACTGGAGTTGCACGATTGCCAAATGCGCTAGGTTGATAGTTGGTGTGCTGAAGTTCCCATGTGCTGTAGTTTACTTCAATGCTTTGATTGATCTTGGGCGTAGCAGGCCACTCCACTGTTCCGTTGGAAGAAAATGCTTTGAATGAAAGTGAGACCGGTGTTGCTATTTTTGCCATATTAACCTAATTTTGCATCAAAGATGCGTTTGATTTTTTTGATTGCTGATCCACCGTTTGGATAGAGTTCATTCAAGATTACAGTTCTTCCTTCATCGGTTGCATTCTGATACAACTCTCTAATTTGGCTGGCGCTGTTTATCTTTTTACCAGCAATGCTGAATTCAACATCGGACACTGGTATTACATATCCGTGGCCGGCTCGAGTGCCATCATCATTTTTCTTGTTGCTGAACGGCATCATGTTTTTACCTGTGTACTTCTGAAAGTAACTTGGTGATCCGTCTTTCAACGGAGAGAAGGTGAATCTTGGATCTTCGGACATGTCCTTTTGTCCAACGCCAAACACCATAATGTCTTTGTCTGAGTTCAAATTTAACTTAGACGGTAAATTTTGAGGAGCATACGGAGTTGTTTCTTCAGTGACATGATCGGCCGTTACACCAGCCGCCTGCATCATTATTAATTTTTCTGCAAATGTGAACGGACTTTTATTCGGCTCTACCTTCCCGCTGGTGGTTATGTAAGTATTGTTAATGCCAAACTTGGAGGCCAGCTCTTGAAACACTTCAGCATGTCCACGATGAAATGGATGAAAGCGGCCTGCGTAAATGGCAATGATGCGGGGTTGTAAATCGGTAATCTTCATAGATGGTATCTCCATGTCTATTTACCGTTCTTATTATGTACCTACTTTACCGTTGACAAGGTAAAATGAATCTGCTATACTAGTTCATAAGGAGCTTATTGTGATAGAAGAAGAAAAAACAAAAACAGTTTATCTTAAAAACAAAGATATTCTTGCAGAAATACATCGTAGCAAAATGAGTTACTGTTGGAAGGAATCCCTGGAATTTCAACAGTATGACTACATCGTTGCTGACTTAAAAAGTTTTCATAACCGAAAAACAAAAGCTTGTCCCGAAGGTGCAATTAATCTGGCCAAAGAAGCCAGAGCCAGCAGGCTGAGCCAAATTGCTCACAAGCAAGGATTGGCCAATTGGGAAGCCGCAGGCGGCAAAGCCAGTACCAAGCCAAAGGCAGATGAGTTTGAAATTTTAGCCAAGAAGATTCCCACTGCTGACTTGGTTGTTCGTCTCATGACATTTGAACATATTCCACTGGAACCAGGTCGTAAAAACAATCCTAAAAGTCTTGCTGACCATCGTAGTAAAGTAAACTTTCCTCCATTCAAACATTTTGTAATCAACGAAGATGGCACATGGCGAGAAGTATTGCGTAGTCATTGGAAGGGCGATGTAAAGACTGGTAATTTTTCTGTTGAACACGGACAGATTACCAATCGACTAGGTGCCATGTTCTTAAAGCTATGCGAGCGTTATAGTTTACGAAGTAACTGGCGAGGCTACAGCTATGTGGATGAAATGCGTGGACAGGCATTGATTCAGCTGACACAAATTGCACTACAGTTTGATGAAGGCAAAAGTCAAAACCCATTTGCTTATTACACTGCCGCAGTAACAAATAGCTTTACTCGTGTGCTTAATGTAGAAAAACGACAGCGTGATATTCGCGATGATATGTTACAGAACTCAGGACAAATGCCAAGTTGGACTCGTCAGATGGAAAGTTCGCAACATCACCATGCGGAAGTTGAACGACTGAATGCTCTCAAAGATGCAGAAGCATTGGCCGCAACTCTAGTAGATGAAGGGGAAGCAACAAATGACGAATCCATTTCGTGATCAAGAAAAGTTCATGCGGGCATGCGATCAAACTGTAGGTGAGGACAACTTACCTCAGTTTGTGCTGTACTCAAAACTGATTGAAGAAGAATATAAAGAATACAAACACGCATGTGACATGAATGACAATGTCGAAGCACTTGATGCCTTGATTGATATATTGGTTGTCACCATTGGTACCATACACAGCATGGGTGCCGATGCAGAAGGTGCGTGGAAAGAAGTTATGAAAACAAACTTTGCCAAGATTGATTCAGAGACCGGCAAGGTTCGTAAGCGTAGAGACGGCAAGGTATTAAAACCTGTAGGATGGGAGCCACCACAACTGGCTCAATTTTTAAAACAATAAGGAGAGTCAACAATGCATGCTGATAGTCTAATACATCACATTAGTCATTTGGAAAACTCGCACAATGAAATGGATCGTAAAATTCATGCCATGGAGGCCAGTTACAAAGACAACTTGTCGATCCGAGAAATGAAAAAGAAGAAACTATACATCAAAGAAGAAATAGAAAGATGTAGACAAAAACTTGCAGAAATGTTACACTAACTGATGACCCAACCTTTTAAAAAAGCCGTATGCTTTACAGATATTCATTTTGGCCTAAGAAACAACAGCAGAGCCCATAATGATGATTGTGAAAACTTTATCAAGTGGATGACCCAGGAAGCCAAACAAGCAGGTGCTGAAACATGCATCTTCCTTGGCGATTGGCACAACAACAGGTCCGCTGTCAATGTCAGTACTCTTAACTATACCACGTCAAATATCAAGTATCTGTCGGAAAACTTTGAACAGGTGTATGTTATCATGGGCAATCATGATTTAGCATACAGAGAGAAGCGAGAGATCAATTCACTGCCCTTTGCCAAACACTTGAGCAATGTCAATTTAATAGATGAAATTACCACCATTGGTGACATGACCATTGTTCCTTGGCTGGTTGGCAGTGAATGGGAGGACATGAAAAAGTTAAAGAGTCGCTATGTGTTTGGACACTTTGAACTGCCACACTTTAAAATGAATGCCATGGTAGAAATGCCAGACCATGGTGGACTAAACGAAGGACACTTTCCCAATCAAGAGCTGGTGTTCTCAGGACACTTCCATAAACGACAGCGCAGAGGCAATGTGGTGTACATGGGCAATTGCTTTCCACACAACTATGCAGATGCTTGGGATGATGAGCGTGGCTGTATGTTCTTGGAGTACGGCGGAGAGCCAGAATTTAGAACCTGGCCTTCAGCACCCAAGTTTAAAACACTTACATTGACTCAGGCCATTGACCGTCATGCAGAACTGTTTGACAATCAAACCTTTGCCAGAGTCACAATTGATGTGGACATCAGTTATGAAGAAGCCAGCTACATCAAAGAGCAATGGGTAGACGCATACAACATGCGAGAACTCAGTCTGAGTCCCGGCAAAACAGAAGAACATGCAACAGAGTGGACTGGTGGAGAGATAAAATTTGAAAGTGTTGATGCAATTGTACTCAATCAAATACAGGCCATCGACTCTGCTCACATTGACAAACAAATACTGGCACATATCTATCAGGGACTTACCAATTGATCAAGTTTAAAAATATAACCATTAAGAATTTTATGAGCGTGGGTAATGTTACCCAAGCTCTTCGTATGGATCAGTATGGTATGACCTTGGTACTGGGTAACAATCTAGACCTGGGCGGTGACGGTGCTAGAAATGGTGTGGGTAAAACCACCATTGTCAATGCACTCAGTTATGCCATATTTGGATCTGCACTCACAAACATACGCAAAGAAAACTTGATCAACAAGACCAATGCCAAGAACATGATTGTTACAGTTGAGTTTGAGAAAAACGGCAACAAGTATACCATTGAGCGTGGTCGCAAACCCAACTTGCTGAGATTCATTGTTGACGACCAAGAAGTAAGTGAAGCAGGTACCGATGAGGGTGCGGGCGAAAACCGAGTGACCCAAGAAGCCATTGATAGAGTTGTTGGCATGAGTGCTGAAATGTTCAAACACTTGGTTGCATTGAACACTTATACACAACCGTTCCTGAGTCTCAAGAGTGGAGACCAGCGTGATATCATTGAAGAACTGCTGGGCATCACACAGTTGAGTGAGAAGGCTGAAATTCTTAGAGAACAAATTAAATCTAGCAAAGAAGTAATTCGAGATGAAGATGCTCGCATCAAGGCTCTGCAAGAAAGTAATGTCAGAGTACAAACCAGCATTGATGACTTAGAACGCAGAAGCCGTATTTGGACCAAGAAGAAGGAAGATGAAATCAGCAGTTTTGGTTCAGCCATCACGGAATTAGAAAATACAGACATTGAGGCTGAACTCGAAGCGCATCGCTCGTTGGTGGTATTCAAAGAAAATGAAAGTCGCCTAAAGTTAGCCAATAAAGAACTGGCCATGCATCAGAGCAACATTAAAAAGTTAGCAGATGCCATGACCTTGGCTCAATCTAATTTAGAAGCCATTGTTGATCATCAATGTCCCAGCTGTGGGCAAGAGGTTCATGATTCAACACATGATGTGATGATTTCAAAAGCAGAAGATGCCATCGAACTGATTGAAAAGTCAAAGGCCGAAGAACAAACAGCATTGGATCAGGCCAATGCCACAGTCAAACAAATTGGTAATCTTGCAGATCGTCCTTCAACAAAATATATCAATGTTGAAGATGCCATGGCTCATAAAAATAATCTTGACAATGCAAAAAAGCAATTGGAAACCAGGATCGCCGAACATGATCCTTATCAAGAACAAATTGGTGCTCTTAAAAATACAGCCCTTGCAGAGGTTAGCTGGGATGAAATTAACCGTGTAAGTAAGCTTCTAGAGCATCAGGAATTTTTACTAAAATTACTTACAAGCAAAGACTCATTTGTCCGAAAACGCATTATTGAACAGAATCTTGCGTATTTGAATCACAGATTGGGTTATTACTTGGATAAGTTACAATTGCCACATCAGGTTTCTTTTAGAAGCGATTTGGAAGTTGATATCAGTCAATTGGGTCAAACTTTTGATTTTGATAATTTGAGTAGGGGAGAACGCAATCGTTTAATTCTAGCACTAAGCTGGAGTTTTAGAGATGTGTATGAAAGCTTTACAGAGCCAATGAACTTGTTGTTTATCGACGAGTTGGTAGATTCTGGAATGGATAGTGTTGGTATTGAAGCATCGATGGCTGTATTAAAAGCCATGGGAAGAGAAATGAATCGGAACATTTTCTTAATTTCACATAGAGATGAGTTGGCCAGTCGAGTCAACAATGTGCTTATGGTTGTTAAAGAAAACGGATTCACCATGCTTGATACTGACACACAGGTAAATGAAATTAACTAAGGGGACATTAAATGTCAAATCACGAAACATTGTTAGAGCAGTTTGAGAACTACAAAAGCGAAAACGAAAAGTTCACTGCAAAAGGTGTCAAAGCCGCGGCCGCTCGTGCTCGCAAAGCATTACAAGAAATGAGCAAAGCAATCAAAGAACGCCGTAAAGAGATTACAGCCGAGAAAGAAGCCCTGTCAACTCCCAAGTAATGACTTGGCTGTATCAAGGTACTGTGGTAGATGTACTTCCCGAAGAATGCGTTGGTTTTGTTTATCTTATAACAAATAAAACTGACCAGCGGATGTATGTTGGCAAAAAGTTAGCAAAGTTTTCCAAGACTACCTATAAAGTGGTCAAACAGAAAAATGGAGTCAAGAAGAAAAAGCGTATTCGTTCTAAGATTGACTCAGACTGGAAAGAATACTACGGTAGCAACGATCAGTTGAACAAAGATGTAGAATCTCTTGGTAGAGATAACTTTATTAGAGAGATTCTACATTACTGTAATTCAAAGGCTGTATGCTCTTACATAGAGGCCAAAGAACAATTTGATAGAAAAGTATTGGAATCGACAGATTATTACAATGGACAAATTAGTGTTCGTGTACATGGCTCACACATAATAAACAAGCTGTAATAACGGCTATAACTCACCTGGCTCATTTGATAATTAAAGTGTACAATAACTCATCCTGGCTAATTTACTACGCAATGTAGACACTCACAGCGATTTCGCAAATTCAATTAGCAAACTCACAACGACAAGATCACTACTGATAGGCCAGTGTCGCCGATATATTTAGACACCCATAAAACCAGGCACTAGGGTTGCGCTGGGGAAGGAAATTCTGTGCAGTAGCAGAGACTAACGCCCACTATCCTTCACAGGACGAAGTTCAATTGCTTGAAAAGAACTGGGATTAGTATACGAAAGCTAAAATGAGTAGGCTCTGGTGAACTATTACAACCTACATGCTGTATCGACGATTTCAACTAGGTCAATACGGTAGCGTCATATAAGATGAGTGTAAAAGGGTACAGCGTGACCGCCCTTACTTTAACAAGTTTCTTTAGTTGGATGTGGCTTGGACTTCGGTGTCAAGTTTTCTCTTAGTCCTTAACAGGGCTAAGTGTGACTGAATCATCAGTGTCAAGTAATCAAAATGTTTCATCACTTGCATTACAATACTTTACCGTTAAAACCTTAAACAATAAAAACTGAATGAGCGATTGCGAAGCAATGCGAAATTCAAGAGCGATAGAATCGCTCTACTAAGATGATAAATGAATCACCTTGAGCGAGCAAATCCTTTTTTGCCATACATTGCTTCTGTTCTTTCTTTTACTGCTTCGGATAGCACAACTCTTTCTAAATGAGTCATATTCCAAATGGTTTCTGGGTCTATGGTTGCCCAAACACTCAAAGTAGTAACTTCCTTGATCAGGGCTCTTGCATCAGATTCGATACCTTCAACGAAGCGTCTAATCTTTGCTCCGTTGGTTCCTAACATCAAGAGCCTGCGCCGAAAAAACTTGTTGGGTCAAACAGCATATCAGTGGTATACTTCTCCTTGCAATAGTCGCAAGTCATTTCCAATGTGCGTGTAATACCATAATCTGCAAACAGTTTCATTTCTTGATCTAGACGATCGGCACTGGCACGATCCAAGTTCTTGACCCAATCATAAATGTGTCCATAATTGGTCACTTCAGTTCCGTCTGGCAGTACAACTGCAATGATACTGCCTGCTAAAATTTCCTGGCTTAGATTGGTCAACATGTCGTAACCTTTGTTGGCCACATCAGCTTTCTGATCAATGGTGTTCTTTTCATTGGCTTCCATGGCCTGCAACTGACGCATGGTTGTAAACTGTACTCTCAACAACTTGCTTTGATTTTCCAGTGAGTAAGGTCGTAACAGCACTTTGACACCGTTTGACAATACCACTTCTCCGGAACCGTCTGGAATCTCTTTCATTGTGCCTAAAATTGATCCTAGCCCAACTGTGACACTTTGACTTTTACCTTCACTGGCCGCACAATTGTGATTTACATTTAGATCCAAGTCATCGCCATAGCTGGCCATACGCATGGCAACCAAAATCATATCAATGTCGGGTGCTGGAATTTCATTAACATTGCTGATGTCCGGCACTACACTGGCCAACACTTGTTTCAGTGCTTCGCCGTTTAGTAAGGCATCCGGGTTCTTCAGTGCTAGTTCATCTTTGGCAGTCATTGGATAAACTGCCAGTTCTCCATTGTCAGACAGTTTGATAGCTGATCTGTAGTATCGTCCTTTACTGGGTAAACTGACATAGGTGCCAGGTCTACGGTAAAAATTTGCCAACGGGTTGGCAGTAGCCTGCGAAACGGGCTTCTTGAGTGGGTTTTCTTTATCCATGTACTTAATCCTTAACGGTAAATAGGTTCATAGGCCTATAATATGCATAATCTATTTATGTGGTACTTTAATGTCCTAATGACCCAGATTAAGAAAAACACATGGCTGAAATAGCTGATCATAAAATAGATGAATTGATATCCGCAATGAATCGCCTGACCTCACAATTGGGTCGAGGCAAAGGCGATGGTTCTGTTGGCCAGACTGGTGGCAAAGCTGGCAAAGCCAACACCGGCAGCGCCGCATTAGACAAGGCTCTTGACTCAAATGCAAAACTACTGGCCGCCGCAACAAAAAAGCACGGTGAAAATAGCAAAGAAGTAGAAAGGCTAAGAAAAAAATTAGAAAAGCTTCGTGATTCCGTCGACGACACTATAGACGCACAAGATGAATTGGCCAAAGCCACAAGAGATTTAGAATGGGAAATGGAACGCCAGGAAGCAGGCGTCAAGCGATTTGGTAAAGAATTATTAACTGGAACAGGTACAGTTCATCAATCCTTAGGCGGCTTAGCAGAGACATTCAGAGGAGCCAATACTGTTGTTGGCAAGATGTTGTTTGGCTTTGCGGCTGGCGCAAGTTTTGCACTGGGAGCAATGAGTGACTTTGCCAAAGATGCCGCAGGTGTTGGCGGCTTTGCTGACCTAGGTGCATTCAAAGTAGGATCAATTAGACAAGCAAAAACGATGAGTGGACTTGGAGATAGCTTTATAAAAGTTATTGCTGAAAGCAATCAGGGCTTTAAATCTTTTGGCAATGGCAGTCAAGATGCAATAGAAAATTTAAGTGACTTGTCTAGAGGCTTTCGTAACGGCAGTAATTTTACCAGGACCCTAAACAATCGTCTTGGCAAAGACTTTGTTAAAGATGTTGATAGAGCATCAGTTGCAGTAAGTGAATTGGGAATGAGTCAAGAAGCACAGGCCACATTGATGGCATCCATTGCACAACAGACAGCACTCAGTGGCAAACGCGGTGACGATGCAGTAAAGGCATCAGCCAAAGCATTTGCTGATACTGCGGAAAGTGCAAGAAAATTGAGTAATACTTTTGGATTAAGTGCTGAGGAAGTGCTAAAAAGTATCAATGATTTTAAAAGAAGTCTAGCAGGGCAAACAGCAAGTACACTTGGTATTGAAGGTGCAGAAGATATCAAGATGGCATTGATGAAAGGCACTGGCATGAGCGACAGTGATGCCAATCAGATTGCATTGCTGATGCAAGATCAACAGACTCGAGACAAAGGCATGGCCTTTGCAATTGAAAAGATGGGTCCAGAATTTGCAGATACCATTAATGCCATTGGTCGAGGTGCTGATGCAGGTGGTGCTGGCGGAAGAAATGGCAAATTTGATTCGGGGGCATACTCTGCTCAAATGCAACGAGAAGCCGCTGGACTAGCCGCTGGCGGCGCATCTTCATATAATGTTGGTGACCTAAAATACATGGAAGCCAAACAACGTCAGTTGAATTTTGGCACCACAATAGGTCAAGCCGCGACCAATGAAGAAGCTGAAAAGAAGGCCAAAAAGGATTTAGGTGGAACAACATCTGAAGCTGGCAATATCAAAACAATGAATCAACTGGATATGGCTCTAAACAGTTTGCGTGGCGCTGTTCAATGGTTGAATGCCACTATGATTGGTGTACTTGGTTTGTTGACTCCATTGGTGTTTGGCGGCATAGGAATGGCACTATTTGGCGGCAGCGGTGGACTTGCTAAAATTGGAAGCATACTGGGTGGAGCACTTGGCAAAGGTGCAGGAGCCGCAAGTGCTGGTGGAAAAATTGTTGGTGGTGTGTTCAGCAAAGGCGCAGGCAGCGGTGTTGGCGGAGCATTGAGTACTGTTGGCGATAAAGCTGGCGGAATGTTCAGCAAGCTAGGCGGGGCCGCCAGCAGTGGTATGAGCTCGTTTGGAGACTTTCTTGGCAAGCTGGGAGACAACAAAACCATCAAAGGCGCAGGCACACTGGCATTGTTGGGTGGCGCCTTGGCCTTGGCCGCACACGGATTCAAAACTTTTGGTGAAGTCACTTGGGAAGGCATGCTCAAGGGTACAGTTGCCTTGGGCGGCCTGATAGGAATTGCAAAATTATTAGACAAGGGTTCCAATTCAATACTAAAAGGTGCAGGTGTCATTGCAATCTTGGGTGCATCGCTGGCATTGTCAGCAATTGGATTCAAAGTATTCAATGAAGTCAACTGGGGTAGTTTGGTCAAAGGAACACTGGCCATAGGCGGTCTAGTGGTTATGGCCAAATTGTTAGACAAAGGTTCTGCTTCAATACTTAAAGGTGCTCTGGTCATTGGTGTACTGGGTGCCACAATGTGGGTAGCTGGTCAAGGATTTAAATCATTTAATGAAGTAAATTGGGGAAGCTTGGTCAAAGGTGCTGTTGCAATAGGTATACTGGGTGTAGCGGCTTCGTTGCTGGGTGGTATGTCAGCAAATATTCTAATAGGAGCATTGGCCATTGCCGCACTGGGTGCCGCCATGTGGGTAGCAGGCAAAGGCTTTCAAACATTTAATGAAGTTGATTGGGCAAGTTTGACAAAAGGGGCCATTGCACTGGGTATACTAGGAGCCGCAGTTTTTGCACTGGGCGCAATAATGATGTCGGGTGTGGGTGCATTAATGTTTGGTGCAGGATTAGTGGCGTTGGCCGCACTTGGAGTAACTGCCGCAGGAATGGGCCTAGCACTTGGTATTGCCAGCGTTGGAATGAAACCCTTTGCTGAATCACTAAAAATGCTTGGTGAGGTAAGTGGTAGTAATTTAATGATGGTAGGACTGGGACTTGGTGCCATTGCACTGGGTATGACAGCATTTGCTGCCGCGGCCATTGTGGCCGCTGGTGGTGGAATTGTTTCTGGATTGTTGGGACTGGTTGGATCTAAAGGTCCACTAGAACGCATCATGCAAATGGCGCCAATGGCAGACAAAATTGAAAAGTTAGGCAACGGCATAAAGAATTTTGGTACAGGTCTAATTGACATCAATGCTGGACTTAAAGGATTTGATAAAGATGCATTGGGCAATTTCAAAGACCAATTGTTGGAGTTTGCCAAAGCCGGTGCCAGCGATGAAGTTAGATTGACAGCACAGTATCTCACTCAAATTGGTCAAGCAATGACACAGATGAAAGATGCTGGTCAAATTCAGTTGCCAAGCTCAAGTGACATGTCAATACCCGGAGTGTCGGGAACTGTACCAACAGCAGAGTCATTGAGTTCAGGAGAGTCAATTGTGGCCAATCGTTTAAATGCAACTCCATTGACTCCGGAAATATTAACACAAGCACTGGGTTACCTGGCGTCCATTGTTGATGATCTAGATGCCATCCGAGGCAATACCCGCGGATCCGAAGCAAATACTCCGGTTAGACTGAGTTAATAAAATAAGGTAAGTAAGTCAACTATGTCATGGCGAAAACACTTTAAAATCTGGGATCCAGAAACCGAACTTACTTCAAATAATCGAGGTGGATCATCTGCGGCTTCGGCCAAATACTCATCTTGGCTACAAGATGTATACACTGGACAACCAAACCGTGTTGATCGTTATGGTCAATATGATTTGATGGATGCGGACTCAGAAGTCAATGCCGCATTAGACACCATTGCCGAGTTCTGTACACAAGCAGAACTAGATACAAATTTACCTTTCCGAATCATGTGGAAAGAAGATCCAACTGACAGCGAAAGCAAGATTGTACAAGAGTCACTGAAGAAGTGGTGTGCAATTAATAAAATGGATCAGCGTATTTTTAGAATGTTCCGTAGTGCCATCAAGTATGGAGACCAGTTCTTCATGCGTGATCCAGAAACATTTGAGTTGTACTGGGTAAATCCATCAGATGTCAAACGAGCAGTTATCAATGAAGCAGAAGGCAGAGATGTTGAACAGTATGTCATTAGCAATGTGCATCCAAACTTTGCTTCAAAGGTTGCAACAAAACCCATTGACAATGTCAAAACACTTTCAACCATGGGTGCCACTCCACAAGGTCCATATCCTGCAACTGGCGTAAACTATTCAAAAGCAGGACAGCAAGTGGAGGAAGTAGCCATTGACAGTGAACATATAATTCACATGACACTGAACGAAGGACTTGATGGAACTTGGCCGTTTGGCAATAGTATATTAGACAGCGTGTTTAAAATCTACAAGCAAAAAGAAATGCTTGAAGATGCAGTCATCATCTATCGTGTGCAACGAGCACCAGAACGCCGAGTATTTTATATTGACACAGGTAATTTACCAGCTCACCAGGCCATGGCCTTTGTTGAGCGTGTTAAAAACGAAATTCACCAGCGTAGAATTCCAACTCGCACAGGTGGCGGAGCAACAATGGATGCAAGTTACAATCCATTGACCATGCTGGAAGATTTCTTCTTTGCCACCACTGCTGACGGTCGTGGAAGTAAAGTTGAAACATTACCTGGTGGTTCCGGTCTAGGTGAAATTGACGATTTAAAGTACTTTAACAACAAGTTATTGCGTGGCCTGCGTATTCCAAGTAGCTATTTGCCAACTGGTCCAGACGATAGTGCCGCAGTTTATACAGATGGAAAACTGGGTACTGCAATGATTCAAGAGTACCGTTTTAACAGATATTGTCGTAGGCTACAGGGGCTAATTGCTCCGTATCTCGACCGCGAATTCAAGGCTTTTATGAAGAATAGAGGCGTAAATCTTGACAGTTCTGACTTTGACATTGATTTGTTAGAGCCACAAAACTTCAGTGGTTACCGTGAAATTGAAATTGATGGAGCTCGTGCAGGTGTGTTTAGTCAACTTGCTGAAATTCCATATCTAAGCCATAGATTCAAACTGAAGAAGTACTTGGGCTTGGATGATGACGAACTGTTAGAAAACGAAACGCTGTGGCGTGAAGAAAATCAAGGTGAAGAAGCAGTAGACATGAGTGGAGAAGCTGGAGCAGGATTTAGTGCAACCGGCGTATCTGGACCAAATGACAGTGATTTAGACCTGTCAGGTGGACTTGATGCAAATCCAGCAGAAGGTCCAGAAGGTGGAGCCGACGCTGGAGCACCTGCCGCAGACCTAGGAATACCACCAGCACCGCCTGGAACTTAAATTACATTTTGGATAAGTACACTTATGAGATTCAATGATTTAATGGCCAACCAAGATGAGATCGACAAAGAAATCGATCCTGAAGTTGCTTTCTTTGGCGATTTGCGTAGGAAGCGTTTGACGCTTGAACATGTGAATCGTTTAAGAAAAATCAGAGATTTACGGAAATACGAAACCAAACAACGATTACAATTAGTCAAAAAAATGTATGCTCGCCCTGTCGAGCAGTCAATGTAATAAAATTGTAATTTTTCAGTAGAAAAACACCGTTTTTTCTACCATATGAACTTCATTATTATGTGCCAATAGTAAGTAGTTATTGGTAAAGCACATTCTTATGTGTGCCCCTTAGCGCAAGGAGACTAATAATGAGTAAAACAGTTCTAGAACAGGCATTAGATCATCTTTTGAATAAAGAAGAAGATAAAGCTAGTGCGTTGTTACATGATTACTATGTAAGCGTTGGTCGTCAGGTCTATGAAGACATTATGACTGATGATGATCAAGAAGATCAACAACAAGAAGCCATCAATTCCGTAGACGAAGTTGATGCAGATTTAACACAAGAAGCCGAAGGCGATGAAGAAGCCGGTGTCCAAGATTTGGAAGTACCAGCTGATGATTTAGAAGCCGGCATGGACAATGGCGAAGAAGGTGCAGAACCAGTTAGTTCTGATGCCGCTGATGTTGCTGACGCAATGTTAGATGTAGAATCAGCCTTAGCCAAACTAAAAGCAGAATTTGAAGAGATGGTATCCGGTGAAGGTGACCAGGATTCAGAAATGGGTCCAGAAATGGGTGCTGAAGAAATGCCAATGCCAACAGGCGAGTCTTTAGAAGAAGCTCTAGAATTACAACGAGTAAAACTAGATGCCAATTCAGAAGGTCAAGCAGTAGGCGCAGGTTCAGGTGCAAATAGTGTAACAGGTGCTACTAATACTACTAGCCCAGTTGCAAAACGCAATCCAATGATGGCTCGTCCATCAACATCATTTGGCGGAAGCACAAGTGGGGAAGGCGTTGCCAGCGGTACATCACCAGCTAAAGCACCAAGTTCACAAGATTTAGGCGGAACAACTCGCCCAGCAGTTAGCAAGGTTGCAAAACCTGGTGCCGCTCCTGGACGCGAAGCTGGTTCAAGTCCTTCAGTCTTACCTAAGGGTTAAACCATGCAGAACCTACAGCCACTACGCGAAAACTTATCTTTTGATCAAGCACAAATGGTTCTTGAAACTAAAGACACAGCCAGTGGCGGTAAGGATCTCTACATGAAAGGTGTTTTTATTCAAGGTGGAGTACGCAATCACAATCAGCGTATCTACCCTGTAAATGAAATCACCAATGCTGTAGAGAGCATTCGTAAACGATTAGATAGTGGTTTCTCCGTTCTAGGAGAAGCAGATCATCCAGACGATCTACAAGTGAACATTGACCGAGTAAGTCATATGGTCACTGAGATGTGGATGGATGGCCCCAATGGTTATGGTAAATTAAAACTTATCCCAACACCAATGGGTAACATTATCAAAACATTACTTGAAAGTGGTGTTAAGTTAGGCGTCAGCAGTCGAGGCTCAGGAAATGTCCAGGAATCTGGTAATGTTTCTGAATTTGAGATTGTCACTGTTGATGTTGTAGCACAACCAAGTGCTCCAGAAGCTTATCCAACACCAATTTATGAAAGAGTAATGGGCAGTCGTAGACGTGCCGCTCTAATGGATGTGGCCTACGCGGCGACCTACGATAGGTCCGCACAAAAACACCTCGAGTCAGAGGTTACTAGATTCATTACGAATCTAAAGAAAGTCTGAGGAAAAAACCATGAGTAATTTTACAGAGATGCTGGGCTCAGTTGTTTTATCCGAAGAGGTGCGTGAGAATATCAACGCCGCTTGGGAAAAACACATTGCCGAAAGCCGTGAAACTGTAACGGCAGAATTGCGTGAAGAATTTGCTTCACGCTACGAGCATGATAGAGGACAACTTATCGAAGCAATGGATAGGTTAATGCAAGATACTATCAATGCAGGAGCAACAGATTTAAAATCACTGCGTGAACAAGCAATTGTTCAGCGTGTGAAGTATGCTACAAAGATCAAAGAAGATGCTACAATGCTACAAAAATTGGTACTGGAAACACTTGCCAAAGAAATTGCAGAACTTCGTGGCGATCGTAACGCACAAAAACAAAGTATTTCTCGCTTAGAAGAATTTGCATTACGCAAGTTAACAGGCGAATTAACTGAATTGCATGAAGATCACAAGGCATTGGTAAACGCTCGCGTAAAACTAGTGTCCGAAGGCCGTAAAGCAATTAATGAAACTCGTACAGCTTTCATCCAGAAAGCCAGTAGCAAGATCAACGGTCTAGTTACAGAATCATTCAAGAAAGAAATGTCACAGTTAAAAACAGATATTCGTGAAGCAAAAGAAAACAACTTTGGTCGTAAGATCATGGAAGCTTTTGCCGCAGAATTTATGGCATCTAAGTTTGCAGACGGCACTGCCGTTAGCCAGCTTAACAAATCAATCATCGAAATTCAAGGCCAATTGGCCGAGGCTAATACAAAACTAACACATAAAGAAGTACAAATTAGCGAGTCGCTTCGTCGTCAGCGCATTGCGGAAGATCAAGCACAGCGAGTTCGCGTTATGCAAGAATTATGTTCACCATTGTCAAAAGACAAGCGTGGCGTTATGGAAGAGTTATTAGAAGGTACTGATACCAGTAAACTAAAAGACCAATTCCAGAAATACTTGCCATCTGTTCTAAACGAAGAAGTTCGTCGAGAGAAGAAACAACTAGTTGAAGGACAGCAATCACAGAAGACTGTGGTTACAGGTAACAAAGCTCTTAATGAGTCAGTTACTGCCCCAGCCGAAGCTGATGAAACAATTCAGCAACTTCGTAAACTCGCTGGAATTAAGAATTAATTAAGGAGACATACAAAATGTCACAAGCTCTATTTGAAGCTAAAAATTGGTCTGCTACCAAGCAGGCTTTAACAGAAGGCCTAACTGGACAACGCAAGTCCACAATGGAAGTCTGTTTAGAAAATACTAAAAAGTATTTGACAGAAACTGCAACTGCTGGTGCAACTGCACAGGGTAATGTTGCTGTTCTAAACAAGGTTATTTTACCAGTTATTCGTCGTGTAATGCCAACAACCATTGCCAACGAATTAGTTGGTGTACAACCAATGCAAGGTCCAGTATCTCAGATCCACACATTGCGTGTGCGTTATGCAGATTCAGTAAGTGCAAGTTCAGCCGCTGATGGCAACATCGGTAAAGCTGTTACAGCAAACGATGAAGCTCTAAGCCCATTCAGCATTGCTACTCAGTATTCTGGTAGCTCAGCTGGTAAAGCTGAAACAACAGGTACATTAGAAGGTACTGCTGGTAAGAGAATGAACATCCAGATCTTGAAAGAGACTGTAGAAGCTAAGAGCCGTAGGTTATCAGCTCGTTGGACATTTGAAGCCGCTCAAGACGCACAAGCCATTCATGGTGTTGACGTTGAAGCAGAAATCATGGCCGCTCTAGCACAAGAAATTACTGCTGAAATTGACCAAGAAATCATTGGTTCATTGATTGGTTTAGCAGGTAGTGCATTTGGTACATACGACCAGTCAGCAGTATCAGGTCAAGCCAACTTCGTTGGTGACCAACACGCCGCATTGGCTGTGTTGATCAACCGTGCCGCTAACGACATCGCTAGCCGTACACGTCGTGGTGCTGGTAACTACATTGTTATTAGCCCAACAGCATTGACAATTCTACAATCTGCTACTACCAGCGCATTTGCTCGTACAACAGAAGGTACATTTGAAGCTCCTACAAATACAAAGTTTGTTGGTACACTAAACAGTTCAGTTCGTGTTTATGTTAACCATTACGCAGGCGATGCCGCCCCAGTTCTAATTGGTTACAAAGGCGCTAACGAAATGGATGCTCCTGCATTCTATTGCCCATACATTCCTTTGATGAGCAGTGGTGTTGTTTTGGATCCAAATACATTTGAACCAACTGTCAGCTTCATGACTCGTTACGGTTATGTTGAATTATCAAATGCGTCAAACTCTTTGGGTAACGCTTCTGATTATGTTAACACAATTGCTATCGATGCAACTGCATTAAGCTTCATCTAATCTACCGATTAGTTAAGTTTATACAAAAAGGGCTCTTCGGAGCCCTTTTTCATTGCATAAGTACAGCATGTTTGTAAACACAAAAACAAAATTAGAACGAGCCAGCCATTGTCAAAAATGTGAATGGTACTATAGACCTGCAAGACAATGCAGGCAATGTGGATGCTTTATAAATTTTAAAATAATTTTAGAAAGCGAATCTTGTCCAATAGGCAAATGGACCAAAATACATACTGCAAAAACATCCCCTTTGGTAAATACTCCTAAATAAGGAGGCCGCAATGCCAAAATTAGACGATTATGATGATAGTCAAGCACCGGTGAGTGCCTCAGCAAAATCATCCATTACAAATAAATTCGCTAGTAGTACACCTGCCGCAGGATTTGGAACAAGCAGTCCAGGTTTTGGTGCAGTACCGCCAGCCAGTGGCTTCGGAAGTTCCAGCGGATTTGGTGGAAGCTCTAGTGGCTTCGGAAGTTCCAGTGGCTTTGGTGGATCTTCAAATCAATCTAATAACTCAGCCGCAGGCGGAGCAATGCAGGAAGGCGGCACTACCACAATTGAAGTGTCAGGTGGCTTTGGTGACTTTATCAACAGCAAATGGCGCCCAATGATGGCAGTCCTTTACATGTTAACATGTGCCACAGACTTTATTATATTTCCAGTGTTATGGTCAGTATTACAATCAATACAGGGCGGACAGGTAACAAGCCAATGGTTGCCACTGACTTTACAAGGCGCAGGGTTGTACCACATTGCAATGGGTGCTGTTCTAGGCTTAGCGGCATATGGTCGTAGTCAAGAAAAGATTGCAGGTAAAGCGTAATGACAATTAAAATTAATCACTCGCAGGAATCATTAACACCACAATCTGGTGTTTTAAAAATTGAAGGTACTGGAGCCTTAAAGCTTCCTAGTGGGCCCGAAGCAGACCGCCCAGTGATTAGTGCCGCTGGATATGTTAGATTTGATCAAACTGTAACTAAACCTGAATTCTTTGATGGCGCCAATTGGCAAACAATCACAGACAAAGTTTATGTTGACAACAAGGTTGCAACAGAGTTAACTCGAGCCACCGGTGCAGAATCAGCGTTAGATCTTAAAATTGATAATTTAGATTTAAATGCATTGACTGATGTAAACATTACAAATCCAACAGACGGCCAAGTAATTACATTTGACTCAGCTCTGGGCCTTTTTAGAACTCAAACACAAGCATTCAGTGCAATCACAAAAATATTTTCTGGTGATGAATCAACAATGACATTTGATCTTGAAATGTCAGTGGCTGGTGTAAACAACCTGGTTGTATCTATCAATGGAATACAGCAAGAACCATTTTACAGTTTTAATTTGATTGATGGTCACATACTTGCATTTGATGAACCTCCAGAACAAAATGATAGAATTTTAGTCAGGGTGTTGAAGAGCACAGTTTCAAGCGACAGACCTAGACCCAACATTGTTGGATTGTATTATGCCACGCTTTCTAATTTTACCACCATCACAATTGTTGCAACTGACATAACATATGGCACGTCAGTGAAAATTGGAGGCAAGGCAGTTACTAGAATTGACTATCCAACGTCAGACACCATGCAATGCATGATTGAGACATCACTGATGTCAACTGCTTTTTGGCAACAGTCACAAGATTTGACAATTGTCGACACCAGTGGCAATGAGTTTGTGTTCCCTGGCCTTATTAAGGTAGGAACCAATCAGCCACATTGGACAGACTCCACCAGCTATATCGGAACATTTTCCGGTGGAGACAGCATTATTTTTCCAATTGGAGTAAATAATGCTACAAACTTTACTATTGATCCAGCATATGATGGAGAAGCCGCAATTTCGTGGCTATCAGTTAGTGGAGGTAATATCGTTGGTACTGCTCCTCAAAACAGTAGTCCAAGCAGATATGAAATAAAAGTTACAGCCAGTGACAGTAGCGTTTACATAACGAAAAACTATTGGCTGTTAGTAATATAACATATTCTCATGTTGGTTAGCACCATACTTAAAAATGCCAAACCAGAGTTCAATAGAATTCTTTAAGAGGACAAAAAAATGCCAATTATCAAAGCCCGGTCAAGTTCGATCATAAGTTCAGTAGACCTTCGTGGAACGCCAACAGCGCCAACAGCGGCCCAGCAAGTAAGCACAACCCAGGTTGCCACAACAGCCTATGTTAGAACATCCGTAACAAACTTAATTAACTCCGCACCAGAAGTGTTAGACACACTATCTGAATTAGCAAGTGCAATTAACAATGATGCAAGTTTTACATCAACCATTACATCAGCACTAGCTGGTAAACTGGCCAAAGCCGGCGACACAATGTCAGGATTCCTGATTTTAAATGCCGATCCAGTTGCTAACCTAGGTGCCACAACCAAACAATATGTTGATTCATTGATCAATTCAATCACTATCAACAGCACAGACGACGTACCAGAAGGTTCAAATAACCTATACTATTTGTCAAGCCGTGCCCGCAATGACATTTCATTGACATCTAACAATGGTACAGTATTAGCGTATAACAGTACCACTGGTGTGTTTACATACTCACATCCTACCAGCGATGGCGTATTAGAAGGTACTACTAACCTATATTTCAGCGATGCAAGAGCCCGTGCCGCAATAAGCTTAACATCAGATGATGCTACTATTTTAACATACAGTAGCGGTACTGGTGCGTTTACTTTTGCCAAGCAAAATACAGATAAAGTAGCTGAAGGCTCAACTAACCAGTACTTCACAACAGCCCGTGCTCGTACAAGTATTGGCAGTGGCGCCAATGTTGATTATGATTCAGCAACAGGTATTATCAGTACACAAGCCGCAGTTTGGTCAGTTAACACACAAACTCATGATGTAGTGTTAGATACAGATGACATCAGTGAAGGTTCAACAAATCAATACTTTACCAATGCAAGAGCCCGTGGCGCAGTAAGTTTAACAACTGGCAACTCTAGTATTTTAGCCTATAACAGTTCAACTGGTGTGTTTACTTTTGTAATGCCATCAACAACTGATATTGCTGAAGGTACAAACTTATATTATACAGATGCAAGAGCCCGTGCCGCAATTAGTGCAACAGGTTGGGCTAACCTAAGCTATACTTCTGGAACAGGTGTCATTGACATTATTGCTCCAGACACAACTGATGTCATTGAAGATCCAGCCGCAACAGTATCAAGTGGTACCATGTACTTTACAAATGCTCGTGCTCAAGCCGCAATTAGTGCAGTTGATGCAGGTGGTGATGGCAGTTTTGCATATAACTCGGCCACTGGTGCTTTCACATATACAGGTCCAAGTGCCACAGAAGTTCGTGCTCACCTAAGCGCCGCAACAAGTGGTACTGGTTGGGGCGATTTAACTTATGCCGCAGGCGTGTTCACTTATGCAAAAGTAACAGATGCAAATATTCGCCAAGCAGTAAGTGCCGCAACAAGTGGAACTGGCTTTGGTGGATTAACATATGACTCAGCAACCGGTGTAGTTACATTTGCAAAAGTAACAGCCGCTGATGTTCGTGGTAATTTAAGTGCTACAACAGCAAGCGGAGTCACATATGACTCAGCAACTGGTGTTATTGCACTAGCCGCTATTCCAAATGCAAGTTTGACAAACAGCTCAGTCACAGTCAACAGTTACGCTCTTGCATTGGGTGGTAGTTTGACACTAAACGCCGATGACATTGCTGAAGCCGCTGGTGGTACCAACAAGTACTTGACAGACGCACGATGGGACACAAGACTTGCCACCAAGTCAACTACTGATCTTGCAGAAGGCTCAAATCTATACTACACAACAGCAAGATTTGATACACAACTGGCTACCAAGACAACTACTAATCTGACAGAAGGCTCAAATCTATACTACACAACAGCCCGCACTCGTGCAGATGTCAGTGGTGGCACAGGTGTAATATACACCGCTGGTACAGGTGTCTTTGAAATTGGTCAAGCAGTTGGTACAACAAGTGACGTCACATTCAATGATGTAACAGTTAGCGGTGACTTGACAGTTCAAGGTACACTAACATCTATTCAATCAACTATTGTTGAAATCAATGACTTAAACATCACAGTTGCCAAAGGTGCCGCAAACGCTGCCGCTGCCAACGGTGCTGGTTTAACAGTTGATGGTGCCAGTGCAACATTGACATACGCAAGTGGTACAGATACTTGGAACTTCAACAAGTCTGTTGTTGTTACAGGTGGTTTAAGTGTAACAACTACATTGACAGCTCCTACATTTACTGGTGACCTAACTGGTAATGTTACAGGTAATGTTACAGGTAATGTTACAGGCGACCTAACTGGCAATGTTACAGGTAATGTCACCAGTACAGGTACAAGTACATTCACTACAGTTGATATCAACGGCGGTGCTATTGATGGTACAACAGTTGGCGCTACTACTGCATCAACAGTAAGAGGTACAACCATTACTGCTACAACTGGTTTCACTGGTGATTTAACTGGTGCTGTAACTGGCAATGTAACTGGCAATGTAACTGGTAACCTAACTGGTAATGTAACTGGACAAGTAAGTGATATTAGTAATCATGACACCAGTGACCTAACAGAAGATCCAGCCGCAACAGTAACAAGTGGCACCATGTACTTTACACAGGCCCGTGCCCGTGGTACTGTAAGTGGAGTTGATGCAGGCGGTGATGGCAGTTTTGCATATGACTCAGCTACTGGTGCATTTACATACACAGGTCCAAGTGCTACCGAAGCTCGCGCTCACTTTAGTGCCGCAACAAGTGGTACTGGTTGGGGTGATTTAACTTATGCCGCAGGTGTGTTCACATACGCCAAAGTAACAGATGCAAATATTCGTCAAGCCCTAAGCGCAACAACAGCAAGCGGAGTCACATATGACTCAGCAACTGGTGTTATTGCTCTTGCAAGTATTCCAAATGCAAGTTTGACAAATAGTTCAGTCACAGTCAATGGTCATGCCATTGCATTGGGTGCCAGTTACTCACTGGTCACTGATGATGTAGCAGAAGGTGTTTCACCAGTTAACCAATACTTTACCAATACTCGTGCTAGAGGCGCTGTTAGTTTGACCACAAGTAAAAACTCAGTATTGTCATATGATGGTGCGACTGGTGTATTTGTATTCAACTTGGCCAATTCAACTACAGATGATGTAGTAGAAGGTTCAACTAACCAGTACTTCACAACAGCCCGTGCTCGCAACAGCATCAGCAACGGTAGCAACATTGTTTATGATGCTGCCACTGGTGTTATCAGTACATTGGCCGCAGTTCATAGTGTTAACTCACAAACAGGCGTTGTTGTATTGACAAGTGATGACATTTCTGATGTTGGTCGTACAAACAAATGGTTTACAAATGCTCAGGCTCGTTCAGCTATTACATTAACATCAGATGATGCTACTATTTTAACATACAGTAGCGGTACAGGCGTATTAACTTTTGTAACACCAACTACTGATGCAATTGACGAAGGTGCAACAAACTTGTATTACACGAATAATCGTGCAGATGCTCGTATTGCAGCCGCCAGCGTTGGTGCATTGTCTGACGTTGATTTAACAAATGGTTTGCAAGACGGTTACACACTGGTTTGGTCTAGTGCGGCTCAAAACTTTGTTCCACAGAACATTGCTGTTACAGCCACAACATTAAACTTCACTGGTAACGGTACAACTACATCATTCAGTACAGGCGTTGAAGTAAGCTCAATTGATAACACGCAAGTGTTTATTAACGGTTTAATCCAAGCACCTACATACTCTTACTCACTAAGCACAGTTAGTGGTGTATCAAGTATTGTTATGACTGAGGCTCCGGAACAAGACGATTATATCTTTGTTCGTGTAAGTTCTACTTCTACCTTGACAGCTGGTGGCGTTCTAAACGAATCCAGCTCAATTGATGGTGGTACATACTAATTTAGAATAAAATCTAATTTTAGTTAAAAAAAGGTGCAAGGAAACTTGCACCTTTTCTAATGACTGCATTGTCTAAAGTTTACTAAATAAGCTATCGCTAAGAAGCATAGGAATTTGCTCAATAATGCCAATATTCAGAGGTAAACAATTTGTCAGTGCCGTAACTGACTACAAAGATAGTGTTCGTGTGGCACTTCGAACCCCACTGACCCTGGCCAACACAGTGACCATCATTGACGGAATAACGCTGAACGACAAAGACAGGGTATTATTGGCTGGTCAAAGTCCAGCAACTACCAATGGAATTTATTCCTGGTCATCAAGTACCAGTAGACTCACAAGATCAATTGACGCAGACAGCGGTGTAGAGCTGACTTCTGGTGCCAAAGTGTATGTGGAAGAAGGAACTACCAACGAAAAAACAACATGGATCCTGATTACATCAGGGCCTGTTGTAATTGGTTCGTCTAGCATTATATTTGCCAAAGAAAGCAGGATTGGTCCAGTTGATTTATCTGGAACCTACGGTGCTTCTACCAAAACTCTAACAATAACATTAAACGAGTCTGGCCAAATTGACTCAATTGCCCAATCAGACATAGCTGTTGACGGCGGTGAATTCTAAAATAATTAAGTACTATTCCTGTTTATTGGTTGGTCCTGGTAAATAGCTTTGGAAAGAATGGAACAAACCCCATCAATAGACCAAAAAGGGAGTAGATACTCAAATGGCCAATCAAATCATTTTAAAGCGTAGTTCAACACCGGCAAAGATACCAACAACCGGCCAGTTAGAATTAGGCGAAATTGCTATCAATACATATGACGGCAGAATTTTTATCAAGAAAAATAACGGATCAGCATCAGTTGTTGAAATTGGTGGTGTAACAACCGTCAACACATACGGCGGCGCTGTAGTTCTAAATGCAGATGATGTATTAGAAAAAGCATCAGCACCAAGTAACTTATATTTCACCAATGCTCGCGCAAGAGCCGCACTAAGTGGAACAGGTAGCATCAGCTACAATTCATCAACTGGTGTTATTACAACCACACAATCACTTACAACAAGTGCAAGCCCAACATTTGCTGGTTTAACATTAACTGGCAATGTCGGTATCACTGGTAGCATTGTTCCAAGTTCAGACATCACATATGACCTAGGTAGTGCAAGCTTCCAATGGAGAGATATCTATGTTGGTCCAGGTTCTTTGTATGTTAACGGTAGTAAAGTTCTAGAAGACGACACAGGTACAATCACATTCAGTGCTGATCAGGACCAAAACATCCGTATCAAAACACTTGGTACAGGTATTTTACAGTTGGGTTCAAGCTCAACAAACGTCAACATTGACGGTACAATGCAAATCGCAGCCGGTAAGAACATTACTGACAGCGCAGGTATCAAAGTTAACTTTGGTGACAGCATTGAAATGAACGGTAACAAAGTTATCGGTCTTGGTGTTCCAAGCAGTGCTAACGATGCGGCCACTAAGACTTATGTTGACACAGCTATCAGCAACATCAGCACAACAAGCATTCAACAAGGTAACTCAAGCGTTGCAGTGGTTGACAGCGGTACAGGTACTGTAACAGTCACAGTTGACGGTTCAACAGCTCTTACAGTTAATGCCAGTGGTGTGGTAGTTGCTGGTGACTTTACAGTCAGCGGTACAACTACAAGTGTTAACTCAAACACAATTAACCTAGCTGACAACATTATCACTTTAAACAGTGATGCAACAGGTGCCGCAACACAAAACGCTGGCGTTGAAGTTGAACGCGGCGATGACACAAATGTATCAATTCGTTGGAATGAAGGTTCAGACATTTGGCAATTTACAAATGATGGTGCAACATACAACCCAATCGCAGTCAACACTGACGGCTTAGCTGAAGGAACAACCAATGTATACTTCACAAACACTCGTGCTCGTGGCGCAGTAAGTGGAAGCAGTGGAACTGGTATCAGTTACAGCAGTGGAACTGGTGCTTTTAGCTTGGGTAGTATTCCCAACACTTCATTGACAAACACAACAGTTACAATTGGTTCAACATCAACTGCACTGGGTGCAACATCAACCACATTGGCTGGTTTAACTTCAGTTACTTCAACTGGCTTTACTGGTGCATTAACTGGTAACGCAAGTACAGCAACAGCATTGGCAACAGCAAGAACTATTGCTATGAGTGGCGATGTAGCTTGGACAAGTTTGGCATTTGATGGATCTGGTAGCGTATCATCAGCATCTACATTGGCCACTGTTAACAGCAATGTTGGAACATTTGGTTCTGCGTCATCTATTCCAGTAGTTACAGTCAATGCAAAAGGTCTAGTAACATCAGTTACAACATCAGCAGTTTCTATTCCAAGTGGCGCATTGACATTTACTGGTGATGTAACAGGTTCAGGTACAACAGGTGCTTCAACAGCATTGACAATTTCTGCTTTAGCAGTTACAAACGCAATGTTGGCTGGTAGTATTGCCAACGCAAAACTAGCAAACAGTTCTGTTACAGTTACAGCTGGTACAGGTTTAAGTGGTGGCGGTGCTGTAAGTTTAGGTGGTACAATTACCTTAACCAACACAATCACTCAGTACACAGACGCATTGGCTCGTGCCGCACACAGCTTTGTAGCTGGTAGTGGTGCTTACAACAGCACAACTGGTGTAATCACTATTCCAACTAACAATAACCAAATCACTAACGGTGCTGGTTATGTTACAAGTTCTGGTGTTACAGCAGTTACAGCAACTGGTCCTGTAGCATCAAGTGGTGGCACAACTCCTGTAATCTCTATGCCAGCCGCTACAGCTTCAGTTGATGGTTACATGACAAGTACATTTGCTTCTAAGTTAAATGGTATTGCCGCAGGCGCTACCAATGTAACTAACAACAACCAGTTGACCAACGGTAACGGTTTTTATAGTTCAGGTTCTAACGTCAGCTTTGGTACAGCATCAACAGGTGCTTTAACAGTTTCTGGTGGCATCACTGCTACAGGTGAAATTACAGCTTACTACTCAGACATTAACTTGAAGAAAGATATTGAAGCAATTACAGATCCTATTGCCAAGGTAATGAGTTTGCGTGGTGTTACTTTCCGTCCAAATGATACAGCGTTGGCTTTAGGCATTACTGACAAAGAAGAAGTTGGTGTTATTGCTCAAGAAGTTGAAGCAGTATTGCCACAGTTGGTTGCTCCAAGTGCATTTGAAGGTTTTAAAACTGTTAAGTATGAGAAGTTGACAGCATTGTTGCTCGAAGCAATTAAAGCCCAACAGCTACAACTTGATGCCTTGACAGCTCAAATTGCTAGGCTAGGCGGTTCGGCTACAACCGAACTTTAAGCTCAGGTAACTAGCAAAGGAGATATATTATGCCAACCCTTCCAGCAACTGGATCAGCAATGACTTTTACTAATGTCAAAAAGGGCTACAGCAATGCGGCCCCAGGTGCAGGCTCAAATACCGCATTACGCGGTACACTTGGTGCTTATATTAGCATCAGTTCAGGCGCCGTCAGTTTAAGTTCTACATTTGGTGGTCGAAGTACACCACACAACATTTAATCGTTGTTAAACAAAGAAAGGGCGGCAACGCCCTTTCTTTTTGGTTATGATTTCAGAAAATATTTTGATACATAGTAAGTTATTAAAGGAGTTTACCCATGCAACTGTCACATGTTGAAGTTCTAGCCAGTTCTAGAGCGTTATTGAAGAATGTACCATTCCGTACCAAGTTTGAAAGAGAAAACTTTCTATACGGGTCGGCCAGCGGTCCAAGACTATTAGTTGTTCTTTGCCAAGAAATTGAAGCGTTGAATAATTTGTTCGAGCAAACCAGCAATGAAGACGAACTAGCGTCAGTGCTGAATGAAATGAACATTATTTTAGAAAAAATCAATGAACTAAAAGCCGAAATTGGCACAGACATTGCAACAGCCTTGGAAAATGCAGAACCAGAATTCTGGGTAGAAGCATTGGCCAGAAAAGCCGCAATTGAAGCATTGACACAAAAGTTTAGTTTTGAAAATATGGAACAGATGTTAAAATTACCAGCTGAACTGTACGAAGAAACAATTACCAAGTGCCAAAGTTTCCTTAATGTCATTAATAAGACCACTAGGTTAGCAGAACGCAAGGCAAATTTATCTAATGTGCCAAGTGATGTAGGTGAATAAAACTTGTTAAAGTCCGGAAAAACTATCTTTGATAAACAACCTGCTTTGAGTGAGCAGGTTGTAATCTGCATTCCAACAAACGGAATGATGCATTCATTGAGTGCGTTTTGCCTGACCAACGCAATACGATTCACTGAAAAGCAAGGTATACCAGTGGTATTAGAAATGGATGCAGGTACAGTATTGAGCAATCAACGACAAGTATTGTTAGATAGTGCTATAAACACACATCAGGCAGATCACATCATGTGGTTTGACAGCGACATGACATTTCCAGAAGATGTCATTGTCAGATTACTTGAACACAATAAAAATGTTGTTTGTGCAACATACTCCAAGAGAGTAGAACCATTTCATACCACTGCTTTTTACAACATTGATCCAGTGGAACCAGTGGATGTCAGCGGACACGGACTCACTGAAATAAAATACACAGGAATGGGCTGTGTATTAATCAAGGCCAGTATCGTCAATGAAATTCCAAGCCCACACTTCCCACTTAAATGGCATGCACCCAGTTCAACTTGGCACGGTGAAGATATGGGTTTTTGCGAAGTGCTTTCGCAGAACAATGTTAAAATATTTTGCGACTTAGATCTTAGTCGGGAGATAGGGCATTTAGGGACACAAGAGTTTCGTGTGAATTAGGCAAGCTAATAAAAAACGAACACCAGCGATTTAATTTTTTAAGATTGATACCCGCAGAAATATGATATTCTGGATACATATCATTGGCCAGCACATTACGCATACTTGCACCATCCAACACTGAGCTCATTACAAGTTTAGTCTTGAGACTTTGGTCTAAAATTATACTATTGAGCAACGGATGGTACCACAATTCCTCATTGATAAGACGACGAATTTCCAAGTACCATCTTTCTGTGTGACTGATGGAATTTTTATACAGATTATTTAGAAGAGGGTTGTTAAGCCAGGGCTCCCAACAATGTTGATACTCCAGTTGGTGGTGGGGTCCTGTATAAATGTCAAGTAATTTTTTATTTGGTGCTTTAATTACTCTTAACATTGTTCAATAACCCTTCGAGCGTTTCTTTAAAACCTCTACTGTTAAACATCTTGGCTGTATTGCGATGCAATGGCTGTGGCCACTCCCACATGTTTACCCAACAATAACCTGCACTCTCTGAATCAATGATGGGTACAAATTCGTCTTCACATAAGATTAGATAACTGACATGTCTAAAGCGTTTGTCTCTGGTGGTGAAAGTGTACACATGGCTGATTGCAATGGTTTCTGGAACACCAGGAAAACCTAGTTCTTCACACAGTTCTCTTTTGAGTCCATTGAGGTCACCTTCGTTACCTTCAAGCTTTCCGCCCCATATGCCCCAACACATGCTGTGTGATTCACTAGGGCTTCGCAACTGCATCATTGCTCTGCCTGTTTTTTTACTTACGATTAGTGCGCCTACTGCTCTCATATCTTATAGTTAGTTGACTATGCGCCACCAGCCTTGTTCAAATATTCCTTCAATTGCCAATACCCAATCTGTGCCATTGAAGTATAACTTTTTCATTGTGTTGGCATTGGTGGTATAACCACTGGTGTTGACGGCCTGTGCATTAAAAGAAACAATCCACGAACTTCCGTTGTACTCAATGATGTCATTGGTAGATGCTTCTAAGTTGCCCCATAGGCCATTCATAACCATGTTGTTGGCCAACAAATATCGTTGTCCAACAGCTGATGTAGGAATATTGGCTGTGCCCGGAGAAGATCGTTCTGGATCAATTACACCATTGATCATTGGAATTGTATCAGTTGGCAAAGTGCTGTTATCCATGGAATAGCCAAGTACATTTTCATTTCCAGGAATTTCAACGACCCGCAAAATTATTTCGTTTGGATCCAGTGCATCGCCTAATTTCAATCGAAGTTCGGTTATGCCATTTCTAATACCGCCGTGTATCTCAAAGTGTGATTTCCAACTTAGGTTAGCACCAGTGCTGTCATCATTGTCTTTTGCAGTATTGTCACTGTTGAGCAATTGAACAAAATCTTCGTTTACTTTGATATGGCGATCTTTAAAAGTAATCCATTGTCTGCTGTTTGCAGTCTGCTCATTGAGCACAATGTTGTCCAGGAATGTGGTAGCATCAATTGGACTATTGAAAGCACTAATGTTGGCAAGAATACTATGGATAAGCACTTGCCTTTTTACTTTGGCCGGTGGCGACAAGTAAATTGGCAAGGAGAAAATCAAACTTGCAACGTCAATGATATCGTCTGTTCCTTGCGGAATACTGCGAGCAGTCCAAGTAATGTTCACGAGTTCTACCACTGCTAAACTGGTCCAGTCATATGGATTTTGACTGCTTTGCAAGTTAACACTTGGATTGAACAATAACAAAATTTGTTCAAGCAACTGTAGTTTCTGTTCTGTATTGCTGGTCCAAATGTCCACATTGATTGTTAGATCAAACGGAATAGGAGCATGTCTTTCTAAGGTGTAAGTTTCACCAATGCTATCTAATATATTTCCCTGTGGATCAACTGCCTTCTCATAAATTTGCACAGAATCTTGATGCGACGGATTTAGTCGCCGCTCGGCACTGGGCACAAGCTCTGCAATATAACAACTGATGGCAGGTACACTAAGAATTGTGTTCTCGCTGTTTTTGCGAAGGATGTGTTGACTCATACGATTTGTATCACCGTAGCGTACCGGCACTTGATGATAGTAATCATCATTGTTTGCATCTTTGCCCATCTGAACACTGAAGCCGCCAAACACACGCATGAACTGCAATAGCCAGCGTCTTATTTGTTGATCATAAAAATATTGCTGTGCCATTAATTATCTGCCTTTGGTTTAGTAAACACCTTGCTCAGTGCCTGTCGCTCAGGAACAGTATTAACAGTACCGCCTGCGCCTTGTGTAGTGGTGGTATTTGTATTGTTTATAAAATAGCCAGCATTGACAGTATTGTTGGTCCATTGCATTTCGTTCAAGTTGTCCATAACCCTATGCCATTTATTTCCACGATATACAAATAATCTTGTTGGAGTAAAGTCTGCTCTTTGAAACAACATGCCTTGGTTTGGTGCATCTGGAAAAGATAAGCCACTGTCAACGCCTGTACGATCACTGGAATTTTCAGGGGTAGCAACATGAATAATACTTGTGCTCTGCCCGCTCATTACATTTATTACTGGGACATTTGTAATGTTACCAAGTGGAGTATTAAGATAACCAGTGGTTGGAGTTAGCACTTTTGCTGATTCTACAATGGCATTGCTAATTTGAATTTCTTTCTGATATGTGCTCAATGCATTTTTCAAGCTGTCTTCATCTTCTGGATTGCCTAAGATGCTACGATATTCTTGTGCATCATTCATTGGTGCCACTTTGATGCGCCAGAGATGTGACCACCAAGTTGGACCAAAACCTTCTGCGGCTTTTGATGCATCCTGTACTACATAAAATTTGTTAATACTTTTTGCGTTGGCATCCAACAGTAAATCGTCATTCAAGTGCGGCAACTCAATGACATCACCTGCCATTAATTTTCGACCCAGATGTTTGACCATCTCATTGGTATGGAATGTGATAAACAAGGTATCAGCGTTTAGGAACAGTCCAAATTGGCTCAAGTCAAAGTCTTGGTCGTTGACATTATAGGTACCACGCAATTCATAGATGGTGGTGTCATACACACGATCGCGGTTTTCCATGAACAAGATGTCTTGTATGTCCATTTCGTTAATTTCGGTCTGGGCCGCTAAATTTGGCTTGGCCGGATCTGATCCATCCTCCACTGCCGCTGGACCTAAATATTTGTGGACCAACATGCTGGTACCGCTGGCATCTACCATGTCACGGATCACACGGTCCTGATAGTAATAGTCTTGCGTTTTAGCGTTTTTCCAAAGTGAGATTCTAGGCATAATTTCCTCAGGCCCATTATGGACCTATTTCATCATGCTATTTACCGCTTAGATGTCGCTTGACAGGTTTGCAAAGATAAGTTATAATAGCATCTATACGCTACTAACTTGGAGTAAAACATGGCCACAGCAACTAAACGCACAGTCGCAAAACCCCCTAAAAAGAAAAAAACACTGGGCCGAAGTACCCGTACTGCCAAAGACTCTGGTACAGTAAAATTTGATGCCAGTGGCAAGCCCAAGCTAAAAGCTATCCAAGTTACCGACATCCATCGCATGGGGCACGAACCAGAATGGACCGAACAAGCCACATGGGATGAAGTACAACGCAGAATTCAAATGAGCCGTGCGTTTAACTGGTACAACTACTCTTGTGACCATAAAGATGCCAGGGCATTCTTTGAAGCATACTGTGCCACCAAAGAAGAATTGGCACATTATCCTGCCAAGTTCAAAGCAGTCAATGACAGCCAGTATACTTTAACAGTTGGTTGGGTGTGCCGTATGGTTCTGGCAGGATTTGAACTGCAAAATGATGAGGAGCGTCACATTCATCAGTTGATTGGAAACTTGGAAACTCGTCTTGCATCTGAGAAAACTGTGGTAGTTGATCCAGCAGTACCAGTGGTCAAAAAAGAAACAATCCAAGACAGGCTTGCTGAAAAGTTCAGCGAAGCAATGGGCGAGATTGAAGGAGCAATTGACGAGTTTATGACCGAAGGCAAAGAATTTTCTGCTTACAAATTCTTACAAGGGCAAAATATTTCTGTGCAGTACATTGCCAAAGTGGCCGAATTCATCCAACCTAAAATTAACGAACTAAATGAATTGCTAGAAGGAAGAGACAGCCAGCTCATGGAAGGTTACAAACACCTGAACAAGCGTGACGTCAAAGCATTAATCAAGTTCTACGAGGCAATCATCAATGATGCCAGTGCATACAAGACTAGTAAAATAGCCACCCGTGCCAAACCCAAGCGCAAGCCAGTGCCACCCGAGCGCCAAGTTAAAGGTCTAAAGTATCTTAGAGAGTTTGCTGAGCTTGGTCTTAAGAGTATCAATCCAACTGAGATTCTAGAAATGAGTGAGCTGTGGACTTACAATACCAAGACTCGTAAGCTGGGTCGCTTTGTTGTAGCCATGCATGGCGACATGGTAGTGGGACAGTTGGGCGTCAAGGGCTCTGCTATCATTGGCTTTGATGAGATCAAGAGCACCTGCAAGACCTTGCGTAAACCCGCAGAAAAGCTGGCAGAGTTTAAGACACAAGGCAAGCCCGGATTGCGTAAGTTTATGGATACCATTAGGTCAGTGGAAACCAGGTTAAAAGGACGCATTAGTCCAGAAACAATCTTGCTCCGAGCAATCAAGTAGGTTTTGTAGAGCGTCTCCGGTAAATAGTCTCGGAGACACTATATGGCAGACGACACAAAAACATCCGAACGATCAAAAGTACAACGATTCATTGAGCTTAGTCTCGGCGGTGGAATGGTTGATATTGAACTAGACAAAGAACATTACGACCTTGTAATTGATAAATCCATTGATTACTACCGCCAGCGAAGCAGTCGTGCAGTAGAAGAAAGCTTTATGATTTTAAATCTACAAACTGCTGAAAGCACATATTATTTGCCAAATGAAATCAATGAAGTTACCAATGTTTACAGATCCAGTGGTGGCGGAATTGGTACCACTGCCGCATCGTTTGAACCGTTTGAAGCTGGCTATCTTAACATGTACATGCTAAATGCCACAAGAGGAGCAGGACTTGCAACTTTTGAGTTGTACATGGGTCAACGCAAGATGCTTGGATACTTTTTTGGCGCCAATTTGATGTTTACTTGGAGTTCTGAAACAAAGCGTTTGACATTACACAGAAATATCAAAGGCGATGAACCAGTTATTTTACATACCTTCAATTATCGTCCAGACGAATCTCTATTGGCCGACACGCATTGCAGGCAATGGCTTAGAAATTACAGTTTGGCCAATGCAAAAATGATATTAGGGCAAGCCCGTAGCAAGTTTGCAAGTTTAGCTGGCCCGCAAGGCGGAGTACAGTTGAACGGCAATGATCTGATCACACAAGCGTCAGCTGAAATAGAAAAGCTAGAAGATGACTTGTCAAAGTATTCAGATGGCGGAACTCCACTAGGCTTCATAATTGGCTAAAAAATAGTTGACCTAGTGTCATAGTTGTGCTACACTTAGCTATGACTACAAAAATTATTGGCGTATGTGGCTTTATAGGTTCTGGCAAAGACACAGCCGCAGACTATCTGGTTAACTTTCACGAATTTCGCAGAGATTCGTTTGCCTCAACCCTTAAAGATGCAGTGGCCGCTGTGTTTGGCTGGGATAGAGAAATGCTGGAAGGCCGCACCAAACAAGCCCGCGAATGGCGAGAACAAGTTGATCCTTGGTGGAGTACCAGACTTGACATGCCTAACTTGACTCCTCGTTGGGTCTTACAGTGGTGGGGAACTGAAGTTTGCCGAAAAAGCTTTCATGACGACATTTGGATTGCAAGTTTAGAAGCCCGCCTGCGAAACACCACAGATAACATTGTAATTTCCGACTGTAGGTTTCCCAATGAAATCAAAGCAATTAGAAATGCTGGCGGACAAGTGATCAGGGTAGTGCGAGGAGAAGATCCAGAATGGTACGATATTGCCATAAGTACAAATGCTGGTACTTTCAACCACATGGCCACTGCCTACTCGGATGTACATGCCAGCGAATGGGCGTGGGTTGGTACCAAGTTTGATGCAATAATTGACAACAATAGTACTGTGGATAATCTATATAAACAGCTAGAAATGGTTGTCCAGTAAATTATAAAATCAGTTGTACCGCTAAATATCGTCATTTTTCGTTTTATAGCTAAATATCTTCATGAAGGGTAATGAGAATCCCTTAAGATTACGGAGATATTAAAATGGCTCAGCTAGTTTCCCCAGGCGTAAGTGTATCGATCATTGATGAAAGTGCATACGCATCTGCAGGCACTGGAACTGTACCTGTTATTGTTTTAGCAAGTGCTTCTAACAAGAAAGCACCAGACGGAACAAGCGCAACTTACACTACAGCACCCTTTGCCCTTAAACCACTAATGCTCACAAGCCAACGAGAATTAGTACAATTATATGGTGAACCAAATTTCACCATCGTCGACGGCACACCAGTACACGGACACGAATTAAACGAATACGGCTTGTTGGCCGCTTACTATTATCTAGGCATTGCCAACCGTGCTATCCTAGTACGAGCAGATTTAAAGATGGAAGAATTAGAGCCATCAGCATCTGCACCAGTTGGACCTCCAACCAACGGTCAATACTGGTTGGATACATTGTTTACATCTTGGGGTATCTTTGAAGGCGATGGCACTAAATGGATCAAGAAAAAAGTTAGAGTCACTGTTGGTGCGCCAGGCAATGGCGTTGGTGCTAACGGAGACTATGCAGTAGATGCCAGCACCACAATGCGACAGTTCTATAAAAAATTAGCTGGTGCCTGGGTTGTTTTAAGTTCAGGTGCAATTTCTGCCACTGTTACAATTAGTGCTCACTATAACCGTCCGACTCCAACTGCTGGAAATGTTTGGTTTAAAGTAACAAGTCCAAATGCAGGCTTTGCTCCAGTCATTAAGAAATACAATGCAAGCACAGAGACATGGACAAAACAAGTAATTGGTCCAAACAAAACTGACATGCGAATTGGTTACGCAAACAATACAGTTGCAACTACAGAATTTGGAGATGCACTAAATGTAAATGATCTTTACATTGAATTTCCAGATACCAACGAAGCAAAATTTCAAATCAGGCGTTACAATGGTGATGCTTGGGTTGTAATTGATCCATCAGCAGGTGATGACAAACCAGCAGGTGCAACTCCAGATGGTAAGTTATGGTACGATGCCGGCGACACAGTGGACATCTATGTAAAAGATACAGTTAACGGCACTCCAATTTGGAAAGCAGTCAGCCAAGTTGATGTCAACACTGAAGAACCAGCAAACCCAAGCTTTGGTGATGTATGGGTTGACACAAATGACATGGCCAACTATCCATTACTAAAAGTATATGATGGTAGTGCATGGGTCGCTCGTGACAATGCAGACCAGACCACAGAAGAAGGTTGCTTGTTTGCTGATTTAACAACAACATTAGGTGACACCACAGGAACAGAAAATGGTGCAACAGCATTAGACACAGCACCAAACCCAGCTTACTACCCAGACGATATGCTATTATGGAACAGCGCAATGAGTTCTGGCAATGTTAAGAAATGGGTAGAAGACGGAGACAACAGTCGTTGGACCACAGAGTCTGGCAATATTGATGCAGGTGCCAAAGCCGGTGCTCCTTACATGTTTGACAAAGCACAACGCCGTGTAGTTGTCAAGCGTTTACAAGAAGCATTGACAGACAATCCAGCTCTTCGTGCAGAAACATTAGATTTCAATATTATTGCAACTCCAGGATATGTTGAATGTCTAGACGAAATGATCACATTGAACTTTGATCGTAAGGAAACAGCATTTATTATTGCTGACACTCCGATGAAGTTATCAAGTAGAATGAGTGATGTACATACTTGGGCATTGGGCACAGAAGCAGGCAGTAACGGTGCTGATGGTCTAACAACTCGAAGTGGTGGTGCCGCAATTTATTATCCAAGTGCTTTGTCAACAGACTTGGATGGTAATGATGTTGCAGTTCCAGCAAGTCATGCAGTATTGCGTGGTATTGCCTACAACGACCAAGTTGCTTATCCTTGGTTTGCTCCAGCTGGTTTAACTCGCGGTGCGTTAAGTGGTATCAGTAACTTAGGTTTGGTAACTGCTGAAAACGAATTCATGCCAATAGCATTGAATCAAGGTCAGCGAGATACATTGTATCTTGACAAGATTAACCCATTGGTCAACTTCCCAGGCCAGGGTTTGTACATCTGGGGACAGAAAACATTGTACCCAGCAGACACAGCATTGGATCGTGTCAATGTAGGCCGTTTATTAGCTTACTTGCGTAAACAGTTTGATATTATTGCTCGTCCGTTCATATTTGAACCAAACGATCAAAAGACCCGCGATCGTATTATTTCTGTATTCAATGGCTTCTTAGCAGATTTGTATAGCAAAAGAGCTGTATATGACTTCTTGGTAGTTTGTGATTCAACAAATAATACACCAGCTAGAATTGATAGAAACGAACTGTACATTGATGTGGCAATTGAGCCAGTCAAAGCCGCAGAATTCATCTACATTCCTGTTAGGGTAGTAAACACTGGCGCGATTGCCGGCGGCACTAAATAAGGACAAGGAGAAATAAAATGGCGGTCCAATTAGACAAATTTAATGTACCAGGTGGTAGCACAGGTGCTCTTGTTCAACCAAAGTTAGGTTATCGTTTTCGTGTAGTCTTAAACAACTTTGGCAATGGTGCTGAAACCCTTGAACTAACAAGTCAGGTTGTTAGTGTAACTCGTCCAAGCGTAACGCACGACGATATCACAGTTGATGTTTACAATTCGAGAATTTTCTTGGCAGGTAAACACACTTGGGATCCAATTACAATCACTGTAAAAGACGATGTAACTGGTCTAGTTGCAAAAGCAATTGCCGCACAACTTGAAAGACAACTTAACCATGCTGAACAAAGTTCAGCGGCATCTGGTGAAGGCTACAAGTTTGGTTTGCGTATTGAAAACTTAGATGGTGGCTCAGGTGGCTCTGAAGTTGTTTTAGATGGATGGCACTTGGTTGGCGCATATATTCAAAACGTCAACTACGGTGAGAACAACTATTCGAGTAGTGATCCATTGAATATTACCATAGCTATCAAGTACGATAATGCTAACCACATTGTGATAGATGAACCAGTGTTAGAAGGCGATGCGCCTTCTGACGTATTAGGACCATCAACAGGTGGTGATTCCGGCGGTTAATAACTAGCTTTAATATCAAGTGATAAGTAAGTGTAAGCAGAAATGCTTGCTCTTATTAGGAGAAATAAAAAGGGCGAGAAATCGCCCTTTTTCATTATAACAAATGGCATATTCAAATTTAGCAACACAACTCATTGGCCGGCAGGAAAATGGACTTCCTCTTGAAGGTGGATTTCCTTACCTAAAATTTGCATGGGATGTTGTTCTCAGTGGTGAAGGTATTGGTTCAAGTCCTCCGTTGGTTGCTAAAACTTGTGAGTTGCCACGCTGGTCAACTGACACACAAATTATTAATGTTTATAACCATAAAACAATTGTACAAACAAAATTCAACTACGAACCAATTACCATTAGCTTCTATGATCAATGCAACAAGGTTGCAGATTCAGTGATTTGGAAATTTGTGCATGGACAGTTTGATTGTACAGACGGCAGTAAAAAAGCAAACTTTGAACCAATTGAAGTAAAAATTACGCAAAGGACTTTAGGCGGTGGCGGGATCGGCATGAGCCTGGCAGACAGCGGTGGCGGCAACGACGTCGATAAAATATACACATTGAAGAACGCATTCATTACAGATGCACAGCACGATACCTTGGATTATGCAACCAGCGATGTAGTGTTATGGACTGTGACAATCAGATATGAAAATATGGAATCAGAGTTCTGTGACGGCCAAGCCCAAGATGTCACTACTGGTGTTGCTGTTGCAAAGCCCACTCCACCACCTGTGCTGACCAAGCCAATTGACCCAACTGTTGTTAAACCAGACAAACCAGTCAACGGTTGGGTACAAAATGGTGGCGGTTCTGCCAATGACGGTGATCCAACTTCAGCGGCATTTGGAATTCCGAGAGGAAGAGCTGGCTTAAACAAGCTACCTGGTGATGTTGGATACAATCCAAATATAAATCCAGTCAGACCAGGAAGTTTAAGAAGTCGTCTCACACAGGCTTTGCCGCCGAACCCTAGACCACCAGCACCAGCACCAGAACCTTTTGCGGCCAGACTCTTTAGCGCATCCAGTTCAACTACACCACAATTTGTAGACACAGTTACAATTCCATTGGATAATAATACAGCACAGCCAATCTTGTATGATGCAAGCACTGGTACAGTTTCGCCAGCAACCAGTGGCACTTTTCCAACTCGTGATGAGGCCAGCAAGCAGACGGACTTTTTGTCTAGGCTAGAAAACATGCCCGACTTCAAGTCAAGTACTACGGAATGGCAAACAGCATTTAAGAACAATTTTAATCCTGCCAGCGATTCTCCAAAGGATTTACAAATAGCAGTCAAGCAAGCTCAACTGGAAGCCAACACATCAACACAAAGATATGCACCTAAGGTCAGAGTGGTTGATAGAGAAGTAATCTATAATACTGCGCTAAACCAACAAAAAGAAGCAATTGGTCCAGCTGTTGTCAACGGATATGCACCTGTCAACGCCAACGACACCAAGAGCAATGCACTATCAAGTCAACAGGCCGCCCGTCAACAAAGCTATCAAGCAAACAATCCATTAAAGGGTAATTCAACAGTATGGTAAAAGTAATTCCACAAGTGGACTTTGACAAAGCAGTTCAAAAGATTTTATCAGTTGGACTGTCCAGGATTGCCGCAGAAAACATTGTGATTGTTTTTTGGAATGTGTGTGTGGAAAAAGATTTAAACTTTAAACAATTTGTTGACAAAGCCACCAGCACAGGTAAAATAGATGTTGATCAAAGCATATTGGATTATATCAATTTAACTTTGCCCAACACAGTCAGATATTACAAAGACAAGCCGGCCAAATTGAGTACTGTAATTGCTCGTGAACTATAATGGCCAACAACTACTCACAAGGGTTCTTTACTCCAACACACCCTGAAAAATATGTGGGCAAAGGCACTCCTAAATATCGCAGTGGCTGGGAACTAACATTCATGCGCTTCTGCGATAATCATCCAGGTGTAGTTTCGTGGGCAAGTGAAAATGTACGCATACCTTATCGCAATCCTTTCACGGGAAAAGATACATTCTATGTGCCAGACTTTTTTGTTGTATATCAAAATGCCAATGGTAGACATGCTGAACTGGTTGAAATTAAACCCAAGTCACAAGCATTGATGGAACTTGCCCGTAGCCAACAAGAAAAGGCCGCTGTTGCTCTCAACATGTGCAAGTGGCAAGCCGCCAAAGCATGGTGCCAGCGCATGGGTGCCACATTCCGTATTCTAACAGAAGAAGACATTTTTAACAATGTAAATCCGACTCGGAAGAGACGCAAATAGTCATAAGTAGTTCATGACTAAAAAATTAGAAGAAGTGTTTGGCTTTGCACCGATTGATGAAGCCAATGCTTTACTAGACACACAATCAACTGAAGTTCCTGCGGAAATACAGGAGGAAATAGATACTGCACTGGCGACCATTGACATGGCAACTCGTGTAGATATTGCGTTGCCTACTGTGACAGACATGGCTTCAGCAGAGCGAGAGCTGGATGGGCTTGCAAACAAAGCCCAAGAACAAAGCGAACGCTTGATGGATTTAGGCTTTAATGTAGATGATAGAAATGCGGGCAAGATTTTTGAAGTTGCCGCGCAATTGTTAAAAACAGCAGTGGATGCCAAGACTGCAAAGTTGGATAAAAAGCTCAAAATGGTTGAGTTACAATTGCGAAAGGCAAGAATGGACGGAGAAAAGGGCAACGATAGCAATATCCTCGATGCAACAGACTCTGGCATGATTGGAAACCGTAATGATATTGTCAAAGCCATCCTAAACCGTGTTGGTCACAATAAATAGTCTTATAAGAGGATTTAATTATGCCAACCCTACTAGAGTATATCAGCAAGTTACAGCGTGAACATCGCTACCGTATTAAGATGGTTTTTCGGCCATCTGAAGCACAGTTAGAATGTTTAGAACGCCATATGAAAAAATATGATGCGTTAGAGGTAGGTCGCCCAGAAAAATTAATGCTACAAGCATTACCAATGGATTTTCCACAATATGGTGGAGCAGAAATTGTTATTGTTGATGTAGTGACCCGCTTACCAATTAGTACACCCACATTAGAAGCAGAGCTTCGTGGACTACTATTTTGTCGAGAAGGAACCATTAAGGTATTTGGACGCGACGAACCAATTGAACAACAAATAGAAGATGACAAAGAGCCAAATTATGAGGCCAAACTTTGTACAGATTACACCAAAGAAGAAGCAAATGCTGTTTCAGCAGATGATGCTTCTGGAGATAAGTATAATCAAAGTCTATTAAAAGATTTAGATAATAACCGAGCCGAAGCTCGTAAGAATATCACACAATCTAAAGAGTCAGCAAAAACAAGCCCAACTTGGGAAGAGCCAGCAGATGGCAAAACTAGTCCAGTGGGAACAAAGAAACAGGATATTCCATATCCAACCAAGTCAGGAGCTAAAAAATGAGAAATAACAAATTAACTGAAGGTATCCGCGGCGCAAAAGAAGGCGTTGCTGAATGCTATACAGACGCCATGCAACAAAGCGGACAATCCGAACAAATGTCAGTGACTATTTCTATGCCTGGCAAGAATATTAGTGTCACCACAGACAGCGCAGACGAAATTGGAAACATCCTTCGTTTAGCTGGTATCAATGTTGGTGGCGCAAGTGCTGAACCAGAAATTGCCATTGCAGTTGAACCAGGTGCCATGGGCGGTGAGGCTCCAGAAGCCGAGTTGCCACCAATGGGCGCACAAACAATGGGTCAACAACCTCCAATGGATCCAAGGCTAGATGCTGATGGCGACGGCGATCATGACATGCAAGATCATGGTGCAGAACCAGATGTTGAAGAAGCGGCAGGTGATGTTTCAAGAACTTCCAAAGGCGGAACAGTTACACAAACTGCAACAGGACAAGTTCACAAAGCAGGCCCTGGCAACTACGGCGGGTCAGAAGAAGATCATGAAGATGACACACCAGTTCCGGCAGGCGCAGTTCCTGAAAAAGAAGAAGAAGAAGAAGTTAAAGAATCTGGTTATGTTAAAGAAGCGTCAGGCATTATGATTTCTGGTAAAGAAGTTGACAGAGCCAGTCTTCAAGTTGATGGTGTGGATTCCAGAGACTATCCAGATTTCAGTGATGCATACATTAGCCAAGCTTCGTTTACTGATGGCACAGACCTAAGTGAAGATGAAATGAATGAACTCAATGATCAACACGGTGAAATTGCAAACGAACTGGCATTTGACAGTTTACATGAGTCGTCTGGTGACCCTAAAATGTCACAGGATGATTTTGAATTCCCAGAAAATGGTCCATTGGGCTACAAAGTGGGTAGCCCCGACGATATGAATAGTATTCATATTTTTGATAAAACTACTGGTAAGATAGTGAATCATTCAAAGTTTACATATTTTGACCAAGAACCAACTCAGGAAGAGCTCGAAGAATTGTTTTATTATGTTGATGAGTCGTCTGCTCGTATTCTTCAATTGGCTGGTGTTACCAACGAAGCACAAAGCGCCGCACAAAAGGCCGCATTTGCAAAAATGATTGCCAAGAAAAATGGTGGCAAGTCTGATGCCAAAGCTGATGACAAAGACGACAACAAGAAGCCAGATGCCGACGGTGATGGAATTCCTGATTGGGCAGACAAAGACAAAGAAGTCAAAGAAGATGCACCAGCAACTGCAAGCAATGTGTACGGTCAAGGCGTATATGAAGGACAACAAGAATACAGTCGTATTTTAGCATTGGCCGGCATTAACGAATGGGCAAATAGTCCACAGGGTAAAGCAGACGACAAAGGTACTACTTTTGACAAATTACCTAGCAAACCCGGCACAGGTGGCGGACACGCTGACTATGGTCAAAATCGTGCAAACGGTCAAGGCGAAAACCCAATGGGCACAACAGACATTGGTGTTGAAGAAGCATTTGAAATTGCAATGGGCGAATATCGAAAATTTGTTTCAGAGAGCATTACTGGTAAGAAGTAATACGGAGGCCTAATGGCACTTGAAAATAATTTTGTCAAGGCACCGTTCAAAGTAGAAAAGTTCACGGACGAAAATGTCCGTGAACTTGCCTTGTGTGCCCAAGATCCAGTTTACTTTATTGATACCTACTGTTGGGTACAGCATCCAACCAGAGGTAAAGTTCCTTTTAAACTGTTTGATTATCAACGCGAACTAATCACTTGCTATCATGAAAATCGTTACAGTATCAACATGCTGGGTCGACAGATGGGCAAGACAGCATGTGCCGCGGCATACCTAGTATGGCGAGCCATGTTCATGGCAGATCAAACAATTCTTATTGCGGCACACAAGTATGCAGGTGCTCAAGAAATTATGCAACGAGTACGATTTACATACGAAACTCTTCCAACATTTTTAAAAGCTGGAGCAGTCAGTTATAACAAAGGTAGCATTGACTTTGACAACGGCAGTCGTATTGTAAGTGCCACAACAACAGAAACAACAGCTCGTGGTATGTCACTGTCATTGATTTATTGCGACGAGTTTGCTTTCGTCAAGCCTAGGATTGCAACTGAGTTCTGGACATCAATCAGTCCAACATTGTCAACAGGTGGCAAGTGTATTATTACAAGCACACCTAATCAGGACGATGACCAATTTGCCCGTATTTGGAAAGAAGCAACAAAGAATGTCGACGAGTACGGTAACACAAATACCACAGGCATTGGCCGCAACGGATTTGCACACATTAAATTTATTTGGAGCAAGCATCCAGACCGTGATATAGTATGGGCACAAGTTGAGCGCAGTAAGATTGGAGAAGAACGATTCTTACGCGAGCACGAATGTGAATTTATTATTGCAGATGAAACATTGATTCATCCAATGAAGCTTGTTAGCATGGAAGGCAAAGACCCAAGCAACAAAATGGGCCAGGTCAGAGTTTATAAATTTCCAGAGCGCAATGGATCTTATGTCATTGGATGGGATCCAAGTTTGGGCACAGGTGGAGATCCTGCCGCTATACAGATCTTTAAGATTCCAGAGATGGAACAGATTGCAGAATGGCAACATAATAAAACAGACATGCAAGGACAATTGCGTACACTTGTGTCTATTTTAAAATGGTTAAGCGATGAAACAGGCAACAATACAGAATTGTACTGGAGTGTTGAAAACAATACCATTGGTGAAGCCGCGCTTATTAGTATTCGAGAATTTGGCGAAGAAAACATTCCAGGTACATTTGTACAAGAAATACGCAGAGCAGGACAGAGCCGAGGGCGCCGTGGTTTCGCTACCACACACAAGACAAAAATATCAGCATGCATGCGTTTAAAGAACTATGTAGAAGCTGATAAAATGACAATTCGTAGTCATAACTTGCTACGAGAACTAAAGAACTTCATTGCTCGTGGAGCCAGCTTTGCCGCAAAAGATGGTGAAACAGACGACTTGGTAATGGCAACATTGCTGGTAATCAGAATAGTAGAAGTTGTCATGACATGGGATGTTGAAACCTACGAAAAGTTGGTTGATTATGGATCAGAAGAGATGATGAAGCCCATGCCTATTGGCTTTTTAAACTAAATACAATTATGGCAACAGAACAAGATCTTTCAAGCGAAATAGCCGCCGCAGTTGCGGGCGTTAGTCACATGGCACACTATACAGATGCCGATGGTGCCGCTACCCTGAAACAGCAGAACGCTATCTATCAATATCTACCAGAACAATCAGTTATGGTAATGATTAATCACGATGAGAATAATGTTGAAATTTGGTTTGATCCAATCAAAACAGATAAAGAATGGTTTGAAGAAACATTCAAACCCACAGTGGAAGAAATTGCACATAGAAACTTATACGGAATAGTGATCAGAAGTTATGCCGGCGGCATTACTCCTAAGAAATTGATTCACCGTACAGATGTTGCAGAAAGCCGTAACACTACAAAAACAAGCTACAAGCCACTGGGTGGCACAAAGTTAATTCTTCGTCACAATAAACCTGTCACTGAAGAAAAGCCAGGTGCTCGCAGTCGCAATATTGGTGCAATATTTGTTGAGAAAGACGGCGAGCGTTTCCGCTATCCTTATAATCATTTACTAGGTGCCCGTGTCATGGCACTACATGTTGAAAGCGGTGGCAAGCCTTGGGACAACAACGGTTCTAAGATATTAGAAATTAGTCGTAGACGCAAGGACATTATGGAACTGCTTCGTTGGAGCAAGCGTCTGGATAACACTCAACAAATTGATGAGATCCGTGAACGAGGACAAGCTGAAGTTGTAGCACTAAAGCGCACAATGGAAAGAGCGGCCCGCACAGGAGACTTGGTGGGTGTATTTGAATACCAACTACCACCAAAGGATTCAGTTGTTGAGCAGTCTATGGTCAGTGAGTCTATCAAAGAACTTGATGATGCACTAAACAAGTTGCTAGGTTAACTTAATTTAACTTCAAAAAAAGCCCCTTGCGGGGCTTTTTCTATTTTAAGGCAGGTCACCGCCCAAAGTTAACAGCTTGGCAGCTATTCGATTCAAGGCTTCAGCTATTGTAGTAGGAGCTGGACTTGCCCAGTTAGCTGGAACCGCCGGAGCATAGCTACCACTACCACCCAATACACTGGTACCTGTGCTGTCAACAATGCTACCACCTGCTGGCAGTTTAATTTTCTTGTCAGTGGTAAAGTGCCATTCATAGTTTGCACCAATAGTTCCACTTTTGATTCTAACTTCACCATACAAGTCGCCGTTGGCGCCACCTACACCACCTTGAAGTATCAAGTCGCCGCCGTAGGTTGAAGGTATGTTTTCAGTGGGGTTAAGACCAGCCAATGCCAACGAATCTGCTTGCAAGTTGCCACCGGGGCCTGAGCCAGCTGCCACAGCTATTCTGATAGTTGGTTTGTTAGTTAAACTATTGTAGTTGCCATCAAATGAAACAGCACCTGCACCATAAGTTACTTCTTTGGTTGTGGTGTCGTAATATAACACATTGGCTGTTGCTGTGGCACTTCTAATTGGTGCCACATAAAAACTATCAGTTTGAGCCTCAACGCCGTTGACTGCTGAGCCAGTGGCATTTAATATGATCGTGTACCCAGGTTGACTAGTTTGACCAGCACCATGACCAACGGCCACTGCGTAATTGCCTTGTGAGGTCAGTCCAGCATTTAAGCCAATGGCCACTGCTTGTTCGCCTTGGGCATTTGCGCCAGCATTGTAGCCAACGGCCACTGAGTTTTGGCCTTGTGTGATTGAACCAGCGGCTGTACCAATGGCCACTGCACCGACGCCTTGGTCACTTGAGCCAGCAATAGAACCAACGGCCACTGAGTAGTTGCCTTGTGTGGTTTCGCCAGCCTGCTCGCCAATGGCCACAGCCGAGGTGCCTTGTGTGTTGCCGCCAGCACTGCGGCCCATGGCCACTGCACCACCGCCTTGAGTGGTATGGCCAGCATCCCTGCCAATGGCCACTGCGAAGATGCCTTGACTATTTGAGCCAGCATCTTTACCAATGGCCACTGAGTTTTGACCTTGTGTGGTTAATCCAGCATTGTAGCCAACTGCCACAGCACTATTACCTTGTATGGTTTCACCAGCACCGGTCCCAATTGCCACTGCTTCTGTGCCTTGTGTGCTGGCGCCGGCACCGGGACCAATGGCCACTGAGTTGTTGCCTTGTGTGGTCACTCCAGCATTGATACCAATTGCCACTGCTTGAGTGCCTTGTGTGGTTAGGCCAGCATCTTTACCAATGGCCACTGCATTACCCGTAGTGTCTCGAATCACTGCTCCGTTTGTCAGTGTCACTGAACCAACTGTTATGCCGTTGGTAGTGGTTGAACCAGTGTCAGTTACTGAATCTAAAGTGCCAACTCCGCCGCCGCCTAATACGCTTGCGCCGTTGCTGTCTTTAATGTCTCCACCAGCTGGCAATGTTAGGTCACCATTTTTGTTAAACAGCCATTGACTATAGTCTACGCCATCAGCGGCTTGTACTACTACATGACCACTATGCTGAATCTGGACATACTGATTATCATTGCCTAGATACAGGTCAGTGGTGCCACCACCTGCGGTCAAGTGTATGTGATCACCATCTCCTGCGGTTGGGTAAATTACCAATGCTTGATATTCATTGGCTCCACCTGCTGGCGTTAGTCGAATAGCACCTGTGAGTCCGCCACCTTCTGTGATAGTACCACCTGCTGGTAATGTTAGGATACCATCCTCACCAAAGATCCAAGATCTAGTAGATACTGCTCGATTGGTTTGTATTATAAAACTATCTTCGTTGACATAAGCCACTGTCTTACCAAAGAAATCTCGAACACCTGCTGTTTTAGTTGCTCCTTCTGGTGCTGTCAACCAAACATCTAACCATTGACCATCGACAAAGTTGCCATCTACCGCTCCGCCACTTGGTAATGTTAATGTACCATCTGTGCCAAAGCTCCATTGGGGGCCGGCGGCAGCATTATCAGATGTAATACGAACCGTGCCGTCTGCCTTAAGATCAATATCGTCGCCTGCTTCCATCCATATGTCGTCTGCGCTTAGTATACTAATGTCGGCATCAATTCCAGGCTCGGTTCTGGTTGTTTTAATATTGAAATCTTCGTCAACCGCACCCCATAGAGTTCTTTCGCCATCTATTACTGGGAATGAAATCATTCCATCAGTGCCTACGCTAACTGAATGTGTCGTACCTGAGGCACTTGTGTTTGTTATTTCATAGGCTTCGTGATCA